TGATATTGCACGAGAAATATCCCGAGCTACCGATTCCGATAACATTGGTGTATACATACAAGCTGTCCACGGATGTTGCGAAAACAGAGGAATAATGGCACACAGTAGTCTAACACAGACTACAGTATTAAAAGGTGCGTTTCAAACTGATCCAGCAACTAAGAAAGAGTTTATGGACAATATTAAACTACAACAGGAGTTTGCTCCGCGATGAAATGGTTAAAACGTAAACTAAGACGCTGGCTACAGGAAGAAGACTGCTATCCGGTAGAAGTTGCAATAAACACAGGTGCCAGGGCAGTTGACGTGGAAGGTCTTTCATTCAATGTTATGCCAGCACAGGGCGGAACTGTGGTACAGATTCGTCATTACGATCGCAAAACAGATCGTAATAACAATGTCACACACGTGATTCCCGACGGCGAAGACATTGCCGAACGTATTGGACAAATTGTCAGTATGGAGATACTAAGATCATGATCCCCAAACAATGGCGTATTCGATTTTTCAACTGGCTGGGTGCAGGCAAATTAACATTAACACAAGATCAACCACAGGAATATAAAAACGTGAGTGCATACACAATCGGGGGCGGATTGAATTACAATCCTGGCTCCATCACACTAGGACCACAAACACAAGGTCCTATCACAGGACAAACACTGACACTTAAAATCACACCAGCTACAGGTGGACACATAGTATCAGTTTCAAACATGAACCAACCAGAAAATTTGTATATAATTGCAGACGATGCTGACTTTGATCGTGAGCTGGGCAAGATTATTACTATGAGCAAATTGAAATCATGATCGGCAGCATTGGTTCAGGTCCCAACGGTGGCTACTTGACAGTAAACGGTGGCTACACCAGTCTGCCCTATGTGTCTCCCAATTCAAACAATCCCATGACCGGAATGATTCGAACCAACGGCGGTCGTTTGGAAGTGTTTGACGGCAACAGCTGGATATCGTTTTCGGGCTCTGCTGCCGAAGTCAGTCTAAATGGTGCGGCTATTGCGGCGCTGGATTGGGCCAACCGTAAGATGATCGAAGAAGAAAAAATTCGCAGTCTTGCAGATAAAAGTGTAGCAGTAGCAGATGCACTTGCAACTTACGAAAAAGCACGTGAACAACTTAATGTAGTAATGACCTTGGCGGACAAAAAATGATAGCACAAACATTAAACACTTTAACAGGCGAAATTTCAGGATTATGGAGCTGGGTTATTGGCATTGTTGCCGGTTGGGGGCTAACCCTTACCATTGTGGTTGGAGTTTTGGTCTACGCACACATTCGAATCAATCGACTCAAACGTCGTGTCGAGCAGGTAAACAACCAATTGGTAACCGAAACTCGAGACCTTAGTATTAGATTGCGTACTTTAGAAAAACATTGACGCAAAAAGATCAATAAAGTAAAATACAAACTCGTTTAACTCTTAATTCTTAATCAAAATGAAAAAATTTCTAACAGTATTACTTTTAACATTGTCATCTGTTTCATATGCCGAACAGGGTGATTTGGCTTTGGCAGTGACCGGTATCAGTGCTCACTTCAGCGAAGGCGGCAATTCAAACAAAAATGCCTACAACTGGGGCGGCGGTTTAAGTTATGAACCGCTGAATCGAGTAATTGTTTACGCAGGCGAGCAACGCAACAGTAAATGGCAAGATTCAGTCAAGTACGGTGCGGGATATAGATTTTTTCAGTCGGATAGTTTTTCTGCCACCATTGGTGTACAAAATGCCACCGGCTATGGATATGCCAATAAGAATGGTTCCTGGACCAATCAAGATCAACAAAGCGTACAGTTGGCCGGATGCTACAAGATGTCAGTGTTTGACGGCGAGGAAAGCAAAAAACACAATCCATCATTGTGTGCTACTATGCCCTTGTACTGGACCAACAATGGCAACAGTTCTGGTGGTGCAGATAGCGTGATGTTTTATATTCGAGTTCCACTGGTCAACTTGTTGAACTAAAAAGGACTACTAAATGAAATTTTGGGACATTGTTGGTTTGAGTATTTCATTGTTGGTATTAATCGGTTTTATCTACTATCAGATCGGGCATTTTGTTAAATGAGTAAAGTATATTACAAACAATCAACAGTGAACACGTGGATACACGAAATTGTTCGTGCTATGCATCAAGACCGCTGGGTTCCAGACTATATAGTGGGTCTTACCCGCGGCGGTCTTGTGCCGGCCACAATGTTAAGTCACTACCTAGATGTGCCAATGGAAACACTCAAAGTGAGTCTGCGAGATGGCGGCGAAAACGGATGCGAAAGCAACTTGTGGATGGCCGAAGAAGCATTTGGGCATCGTGATTATGATCCAATGTCGGGCGACGATGGCCGTAAGAAAATTTTAATAGTAGACGACATCAACGACACTGGCGCCACGCTGAACTGGATTCAAGAAGATTGGCCCAGTGGCTGCTTTCCCAATGACCCACGTTGGAAAGATGAAATTTGGGGACACAATGTTCGCACAGCGGTTCTTATCAACAACGAAGCCAGTGATTTCAAAACTGTAGACTATGTGGGTATGAGTATCAACAAACTCGAGGAACCAATTTGGTGTGTGTTTCCTTGGGAGGAGTGGTGGCATTAAAAGAGTTTTACCTTGACGAGTCACTGGATTGGAATGTGTTTTATCATCGCACCTGGAACTCGTATCTTGTCAAAGACACCATAACCGACGAGGATCTTGTACAAGTGCTCAAAGGCAAAGGTCAATGCAGCATGACCGGCGATGACGACGGACCCGAGTTCAAACAGTTACGAAATCGTCTAGAAGAATTGGGCTATATTCGGTGCCAGAGATCTTGGTGGAACGGTGATGTTGTGCTCAAACCATTTCGATTAAATGGTGTCGTGTTCAAAAAAGACACACAGTTTTGCAGTGGTGCTGCCATGAAATATCATTTGCAATTTGAAAGACGATACAAAGAACAACAAGATGCCAAAGATTAACATAGTTGCACCAGTGGGTGGATACGGCAATCACGTGAGATGGCTGGTTGCACTGGATCCTACATTTACTTTGCGTTTTGACAATGTTGTGTTGACCACGCCCGAAGAAAAAGTAGAGTTTATCAAACAGAACATTTACTTTGCCGGTAGGTCTTGGCACAATTGGTTGGAGGTAGAATGGCGCTACAGAGATGCAATAAATTCTGTAATAAAATTTGCTCATTCGCACGTGGAAATATCCGGCTCCTTGCCAACTGTGGTGCTGATTATTGATCCCAATTTGGCCTATAGAAGTTATTTGAAATTCAACAGTAATCTAAATAACAAAGTAAAAACTCAATTTCTCAACGATATCGATGATACCAATCATAAAAATATTGTCTGGGCTGAATCGGGTAACACAGCAAGGGTCCTGAGATCTGACATATTGTTTCAACCGGATCTGCATCAAATGTTTTATCAAGATTTAACAAGTTTTTTAGGATTGCAAAATTTATACGATCGGGCCAACCAAATACATCAAATTTGGTACCGCTGTCATCGACAAGCCGAGCAACAGTTTGTTAACGACATTGCAGCCGTATATAAATAATGCTATCAAGCGGCCTTTTCTGGCATTCATCCCGCTTTACAAATTCTGCAAGCCTATGCTATAATCTAACATAGGAGAATCACAATGGCAAACCAATCTAGACAATACAAATACACAAGTACCAAAGAGTACCACGACGCATTTCCTTGCGCTTACCGCCAATGGCGTGCCGACAGTCATTGTAATTTAATTCACGGCTATTCATTTAGTATGAAGTTTTACTTTGGCACAGACAATTTGGATGTACGCAACTGGGCTGCTGACTACGGCGGCTTAAAAGAACTAAAAGGCATTTTAGAAAGTCAATTTGATCATACGCTGTTAGTAGCAGAAGACGATCCCGAACTTGAAACTTACAAATTACTACAAGAAAAGAATCTTGCCAAACTAACTATTCTACCTAAACTAGGTTGCGAAGGTCTGGCAGATCAACTATACAAATATGTTAACGGTGTTTATATCCCGGATATGTGGGGTCAAGCAGAAGCAGATAGACTTTGGTGCTATCGCGTGGAAGTTAGAGAAACGCAAAGCAATATGGCATACCGTGAAGGCCATCGTGAATGGAACGAGGACTTGTTTGCGTGAACGCTAAAGTAAACGAAATACTAGACATACTTCAAGAAGAGTGTGCCGAAGTCATACAGGCCATCAGTAAAATTCGTCGTTTTGGTATTGACAATTCATACAAAGAAGGCGGCACTCAACGTGAACACTTGATTCAAGAGCTAGGAGATGTTACACTATTAATTGAATTGCTCAAGTCGCACGGTGTCTATACCGATTCAGAATTGAGAGAAGCACAAGTGAGGAAAAGTCAAAAATTAGTCAAATGGTCAAAGATATATGAAAATTAAAGTCAGCGAAATATTTTACAGTCTACAAGGCGAAGGTCGCTTTGTGGGAGTACCATCTGTATTCTTGAGAACATACGGATGTAACTTTACTTGTAGCGGGTTTGGATGCAAGCCGGGAGAAAAAAGTACAGGTGCTGATGAAGTTGCCAAAAAAGTAGAACTGTACAAAGACTTCTTGGATTTGCCTTTGGTAGAAACCGGTTGCGACAGTTATGCAAGTTGGCATCCGGCATTCAAACATTTGTCGCCCACTTACACTACAGATGAGCTGGTAGATCGAATGTTGGCACTAACTCCCAACGGTCATTGGATGCAAGCCAATGGCAATGATGTGCATTTGGTAATTACCGGTGGCGAACCTTTGTTGGGTTGGCAACGTGCTTATGCAGAATTGTTGAGTCATCCTGGTATGAAAGATTTAAAAAATATCACATTTGAGACCAACGGCACTCAAGAACTGCACGAAGATTTTCGTGATTATTTGATTGACTGGGCTGAAGCTGTACCTGGACGTGAAGTCACGTTTAGCGTCAGTGCCAAACTGAGTGCAAGCGGCGAACTGTGGGAAGATGCCATCAAACCATTGGTTGTCAACATTTATCAAACATATGGGCACGTGTATCTCAAATTTGTTGTTGAAACTGAAGATCATGTCAACGAAGCTGTTCGAGCTGTAGATGCTTTTCGTGCAGGTGGATTCAAAGGTACAGTATACCTAATGCCACAGGGCGGTGTTGTTACGCCATATGATGCCAACAAATTAAACATTGCCAATATCTGCTGTGAACGCGGGTTCAATTACAGCCCTAGATTGCACGTGGATCTTTGGGGTAACGGCTGGGGCAAGTAATGTGGCCTGGATTTATTTCTAGTATGCCAATACCCGGTATGGATCAAACTTACGACCCGTTTTATAATAGAGCTGTGTGGGCATTAAAATTTGTATGGTGGCCACGCCGCAGTGACCTGACCGGTCAGTGGATATGGTTATGTTGGGCCTATCGGGGCACAGCCGTATGGACCGGACCCGGTGATCCGGTGATTGAACATCGTTATCACGAAACGGTAGAACATCTTATTTGGCAATTGAAACGTGGATAACAAGAAATCAAACGTGTCCGATGGTCGTGAAAGTTTTGACATCACAGTCGGCAATACCTTGGTTGCATTTTTCAATCGCAACGTAAGCACTTACCCAACCGAAGCCGGTGGTGTTAAATTTGATCTTATTCCAGTTGAGAAACAAAAAGACATCATGGTCAATGTGGCCCGTATGTATGCTCAACAAGAATACAATCGCATCACAGAATTGGTCGAAGTGCTGCAACGTCAGGCTGCAGAACTGAAACGGCGATTAGATATTACCGACATGGTACACGCCGCTAAATACGAGTTCCAAGTCTACCACGGCCAAACGTATTGGCTGGTTTACGAACACAACAAGCAAGGAACCAGATTAACCCACTTAGGGCCACACGATTGGTCTACTGGCGCACCTGCCGACTATGAATATATTTGTCAGGTTAAGTGGTTGGGTGATTACACCTGGATAGAAGTACCCGAAGAGGACGTAAAATAATATGGGAAATTTATTATTCATCATAGCCGCAATGGTGTTTGTGCCGTGGCTAATATTAAAGGTAACAAGATTAGAAAAGTGGGTACCGTTGCCAATGGCACAAATTGCATTTGGTATTTGTATGGGCCCAAGTGCGCTAGGACAGTTCTATCCCGAGTTGTTCAGCACAGTCTTTACACAACCAATCAACACAGGCCTAGATGCTATTCAAATTTTAGCAATTACCGTGTTTGCATTCATTGCCGGCATTGATCTTAAACCCAAGGAAGTTTTAGCACAAGAAGGTAACAGTATTTGGACACAGTCGTTCCAGGTTATTATTGTTCCTATCTTGTTAGCCGGTACTGCTTTTATGTTGTTCTTCGACAATCCAGTCTGGCATACCACCGAACGGCCATTTTGGCAATATGCCTGGGGTATGGGTGTAGCCACTTGTATTACTGCTATGCCAATGTTGGTTATTGCTTGTAAAGAACTTGGTATGTGGCCAAGTAAGATGGGGCATAAATTATTAGCCCTTGTTACATTTGATGATTTAGTGCTATGGGTCACTGTTGCTGTTATTGTTAGTATGGGCAAATATGCCGTCTATTCTAGCATTTTCTTTGCTGTGGTTGCTGTGCTATATTTTATCTGGCCAAAGATTTTAGAACTTGTTGGCGAAAAATCATATGCTAATTTAACTGTTGCGTTAGTATTATCTATGGCAGCATTTAGTCATTGGGCTGGACTACATTACGTATTAGGTGCTTTCTTGGCAGGTATGATTACACCACGAAATACAGTTAAATGGAATGAAGGTATGGCCACACAACAAATGGTCTGGTTAATGCCTGTGTTCTTTATCTGGTCTGGATTAAAAACAAATTGGACATTGGACTTTGGTGTTATCCTAGTAGGTGCTATTGGTATGTACATAATTGCTGTTGGGACAAAGTTTGTTGGTGTTTGGTTGGCCTACAAGGATCAAGGTATGCGAATTGTGTTCTTTAAAACTGCACTACTACAAAACAAAGGCCTAATGGAAATCTTCTTGGTAACTATGTTGTTGACTGCCGGTGTCATTAGTGTTAATATGTTTGCAGCCGTGGTTATTATGAGTGTAATCAGTACTGTTAGTGCTGTGCCATTGGCTAGAATGTTTTATGATCCAACAGTGGATAACAAATAAGGAGTAAATATGGGATTGTTAGATCGTTTTACAAAGAAACCGGTAGTGGAGGAAAAACCCAAAGCCGAAGCTGAACCTAAACCTAAGAAAAAGTCTGCCAAGGAATTGGCTACAGAAAAAGGCGAACCTTATGTGGCCATTCTCAGTGTAGAACTAGATCCTGAGAATATTGGCAACGGTGCATTTGAACTGGACTGGAATGACAAGTTTATTACCAATCTGGTACGTGCCGGGTATCAGCTCAAGGCTGGCGAAGCAGAAAATGTCATTGTGGATCGTTGGTTTGCTGAGGTATGTAAGAATGTGTTGGCAGAAAACTTTGAACAATGGGAAGCTAACCAGCCAATGGAGGCCAGACCACGCAATATAGATCGTAGAGATCTAGGTGACGGACGTACCGAAGTATCGTGATTGTGTATGTCAATGGCGACAGTCATAGTGCTGGAGCCCAAGCGGTAAATCCTTATTGTTTTGCCAACGACGATGCGTTGTATGTGGGTCTTGGGCGTCAAGCACACCCAGATAATTTACGTGTCAGCTACGGGTGCGAAATAGCCAACAAATTAAACGCAATGTTAGACTGCGATGCCGAATCGGCCAGCAGTAATGCTAGAATTATACGCACCACCAGAGACTATTTAAAAAACAATAGTCCAGATTTAATTATCATTGGGTGGTCCAATTGGACCAGAGAAGAATATCTGTATGACGGAATTTACTGGCAAATTGCCGGCGTCGGAGTAGGTCTTGATTGGCCAGCAGCTGTGGTTGAATGGCATCGGGATTGGGTGATAAATAATAATTATAATCAACGAGTAATCGAATCCCACAATGCCATATGGGAATTTCATCAAGAGCTTGAACACATACCCCATTTATTTTTTAATTGTTACGATACATTTACTCAAGTGCCCAAACGTGATTGGGGCGACAGCTATGTTGGTCCATATGACCATGAGTTGACCTATCGTGCTTGGCTAAACAATCGAGGATTTCAAACAGTCAATCCAGGATCGCATCATTACGGAGCAGATGCACACAGGGCCTGGGCAGAATTTTTATATACAAATTATGATATTATATGTAAACGGTGACAGCCATAGTGCTGGTTCAGAATTGGTTCACATCAAAGGACGTTATTTGATAGCACGTGAAACCGACGATGACGATTGGCAAGTGATTGGCGAATCTCGGGGTCGAGATCCGCACCCAGAATGTGTACAACGCAGTTACGGCAAGCTGTTGGCCGATCGTATTGGCGCCAAATTTGTGTGTGATGCTGTTTCAGCCAGCAGTAACGATCGCATACTTAGAACCACTCGAGAATACCTCAAACACAATCGTCCCGATTCGATCATCATTGGATGGAGCACTTGGGAAAGAGAAGAATGGTTTCACGAAGGCACACAGCAATGGTGGCAAATCAATGGTGGCGGCGTTGGGTTTGATTGGCCTACCGAATTCAAAGAACGTTATAAACAATACGTGTTAAAAATTGACCACAAAAAATCAATGGAGATTGCCCACACTCAAATTTGGCAGTTGCACCAGGAGCTCGATCAATTGGATATTCCGCATTTGTTTTTTAACACTTACAGTTGGTTTGATAAAGAAGATCACCTAGATTGGGAGGGTCATTACTTTGAGCCGTATTCCAAGCAATTTACCTATTTTGAATGGTTGCGACTTCGTGGATTTCAGCGAGTGACCCCAGATTCTTACCACTATGGGCCGGACGCTCACCGCGCCTGGGCTGATTTTTTATATCAAAACTACTTCAACAAATGATCCTGTACATAAACGGCGACAGCCATAGTGTTGGTGCAGAATTGGTACACAACCACAAAGGTGTATTAAAAGAACTAGACGACGTTACTGGCCAGTATCAGAGACTGCAAGGCAGCATCTTAGGAAAGAATGTTCACACTGAATGCATCAAACGCAGTTACGGTCAACATCTGGCCAATCAACTGGGTGCCAATTTGGTGTGCGAAGCCCAATCAGGTGGTAGCAACGCCAGGATCATACGCACCACCAGAGAATATCTCAAACATACACAGCCTGATCTTATCATAATTGGTTGGAGTCCGTTTGAGCGAGAAGAGTGGTTGCACGATGGCGTTTATTATCAGGTGTCTGGCGGAGGTACCAAAACCGTACCAGCCGATCTAGCTGATCGGTATCGACAATGGGTAATCGATCAGCCCAGGCCCGAAATTATCAATGCCAAAACTCTAGCATTGCACCAAGAAATTTTTCAGTTTCATCAAGAATTAGCCGACGCAAAAATACCACATTTGTTTTTTAATACATTTAACAGTTTTGAATTTGTGCCTAATATTGGTGGAACTCAGCTGGATTGGGGTAGACATTTTGTTGATCCTTACAGTGAATCAATGACCTATTGTGTGTGGCTAAAAACCCACAGTTACCAAACTGTTTCGCCCGGCAGTATGCATTTTGGGCCATCTGCACACAAGGCCTGGGCTGATTTTTTGTACCAAAATTACTTTAAAAACGATTGACCTTAAATGAATAATATGCTATTATTATGTTATGAGATATCTAATTGTTGACACAGCCAATACATTTTTTCGTGCTAGACATAGTGCCCATCGTCAGAGTGACACGTGGGACAAACTAGGTTTTGCTATTCACGTGACTCTTGCCAGTGTTAATAAATGCTGGAGAGATCAAAAAGCTGATCACGTTATTTTTTGTTTGGAAGGACGTAGCTGGCGCAAAGATCATTACGAGCCCTACAAGAAAAACCGTGCAGTTGCCCGTGCCGCACTCACAGAAAAAGAAGCCGAAGAAGATCGATTGTTTTGGGAAACCTTCGACAATCTCAAAGACTTTTTAAGTACCAAAACCAATTGTACTGTATTGCAACACCCCAATTTAGAAGCAGATGATCTAGTGGCTGGATGGATTCAAAGTCATCCCGAGGATCATCACACCATTGTCAGTAGCGACACCGACTTTCACCAGTTACTGGCCGACAACGTAAATCAATATAACGGAATTGCAGATGAGCTCCACACTATTCAAGGTATTTTCGACAAAAAAGGTAAGGCAGTCATCGATAAAAAAACTAAGGAAGCAAAAACAATTCCGGATCCTAAGTGGATACTTTTCGAAAAGTGTATGCGAGGAGATCCAACCGACAATATCTTTTCGGCGTACCCCGGGGTCCGCAAAGTGGGAAGTAAAAATAAAGTGGGACTTGCAGAGGCATTTGCCGACAAAGATTCGAAAGGCTTTGCTTGGAACAACCTAATGCTACAGCGTTGGACCGACCACAACGGCGTGGAACATCGTGTCTTGGATGACTACAATCGCAATCGTGTGCTGGTAGATCTTACAGCACAGCCCGATGACGTCAAAGTTAAAATTGCTGAAACCATTGCGTCTGGTAGTGTTCCACTCAATCGTCCAATGGTAGGAGCTCAGTTTTTGAAGTTTTGTGGCAAGTATGATCTGATCAAAATGTCAGAGCAAGCTGATGGTTTTGTTAAATTTTTAGAAGCACCGTATCCGGAGAACGTATGAAAAAACTGCTAGTGTCAATTTTATTGTTAACCAGTGCCGGTGTTTATGCACAGCACGATGTTGATTTTTATAAAAGCCACAATCCCAGTGTACCAAGCGAAGTAACGGCCAGGGATTATGCTCCAGATCATTATATTGATACTGCCCGTTACCCTGATGGTGACAAAATTGATTATGTGTTGACTGAGTATCCGGGTGCAAAACCCAAGTATGCTATCATTGTAATGCCTGGCGGCAACGGCACAATTGGATTGCAAAAAGAAGAAGATGGTCGTATTTTTTTCAGTGCCAAAGGTAATTTTTTAGTTCGTGCCAGATTGTTGTTTGCTGATCAGGAAACTGTGGCAGTGGTAACAGATCGAGGCGGCAGCGCCAACCGTATGCGGGGCATTGTGGCAGATTTACAAAATCGTTATCCCGGTATCAAGGTGTACATTGCCGGGACCAGCTACAGCACAAAAGACACACTATACTATGCCAATAAAATGGATGGAGAAGTTGCCGGATTTATACACACTTCATCGGTCGGGGCCATTGACGGGCGTGGCTTAAAAAGCAGAAATCTTGTTGTTGGACACATCTACGACAGTTGCCGTTGGACCAGTGGCCCAAATTCTGTGCGTGAAGCACAGCGTTACGGCACAGATGCTGTCATGATGGAAGGTGGCTACAACAGTGGAGACGAATGTGGACCTTGGTCCAATCACGGGTTCCTGGGTATCGAAAAAGAAACAGTGGCATCAATCAAAGAATGGATGAAAAAAGGATCATAGTATGAACAGTATTCAACGTTGGTATAGAAATAATTATGTAGAAATCACCTGGTTTATCATTGGCTGGTTGAGTCTAGATGCCTTGCGCGAATTTGCAGTGGGCAACTGGGGCGGTGTTTCTTTTGACCTGGCATTTATTGCACTCAATTATTTTTTAAGTCGTAAATGAGTAAAAGTAAACTTAAAGAAACTGTGTTGATTTGGACTGCCTTGCTGATCCTAGGTGGATCCTTGGGTGGCTTGATCTACGGCATCAACGCCACTTTGCCACACGAAGTTGGATATGATTGTCGCTTGGCAGAAATTAGCCCTGACATACCAGTCAAGGTCAAAGAAGAATGTAGAAAACAAAGGATGGTAAAATAATGTTAGATTGTTTGATCATGGGCGACAGTATCGCCAAAGGTGTAAGTGACATACGAACCGAATGTGTAGCGTATGTGAAGTCCGGAATCAACAGTCGTAACTGGCTCAATGCCAATGTTGGCAAAAGTCCATACCTGGCAAAAAATGTCATTATCAGCCTTGGCTCCAATGATCTGTCAGATACCAATACTTTAGAAGAGTTGCGTACCATTAGACGGTTGACACAGGCCAATCGAGTGTATTGGATTATGCCAAGCATCAAGCCGGGAGTTATGCAGGCTGTTGCTGTGGTGGCAAAAGAAAACGGAGACACCGTATTAACTGGAGCACCAAGGAGCGCCGACGGCGTACATCCAACTTACGCTGGATATAAAAAAATTGCAGAGGAAACAAAATGACCGAACTGATAGCAAAACCCATAGTAAAAAATAAAATGTGGATCGTAGAAGATTCCGGCCGCAAAGTTGGAAACATAATGGCCATTGAAGAAGGCGGCTTTGTTTATGTTCACGACAATCAACGTGAAATGTTTTCCACAATCAAACTGTTGAGTAAAAAATACAATATCGAATTTGCCAAGGCAGAAAAAGTCAAGAAAGAAAAACAAGATGTATATGATGTTTACGGATTCCCTACTAATAGTCGACCACACAATCAGGTCTTGGATGTACAACGCTATCTTCCAATTTACACAAAAGGTGCAAAGTCAAAGAGCTTTTTCTGTGCTGGCTACTACATTATCAAATTCTCTAGTACTTGGGTTCGTGCATATTGTCCAAAACTTATTACGTTGAATCGTTACGAATATCAAGGTCCTTTCAAGACTCAAGACCGTATGATAGAATCAATGAAAGAGGCAAATGGACAATAACTTATCTTTTCATATCAAATTGTTCAACGACCGAGTAAGAACAATGAATCAAAGCAATGGCAAATTATTGACCTTAAATGCACAGGAAGCTAGAAGTTTACACGCTGAAATTTACGATTTGATGGCCACAATTTCCAGTTTAAGCAAGACTCAGGACAGCTCAATTGTCGGTGTCAGCATCAATATGGACGGCGGTGGTTTTTAAAGTGCGTATATTAAGAAGATAAATAAAGTGTAGATCAAGGATATATGAAATGAGTCGACCAAAGCCAACGGTGTTGTTGGACCACGTAAATAAAACTACTTATAAAAGCGAACAGGTGCTGAGTTCTGAAGGCATCTGGGCAGTCTTTTATGATAACCAACCTATCAATCTAAAGACTCATAATATTTTAGTTGCATACCCAGGACCAAAATACAAAAAAGTTTCTTTCAGTAATCCAGGACACGCCATCAACTTGGCCAAAAAATTAAACGTTCTTTTCAAGACCGACAAGTTCACTGTGGTGCTGTTACGTGCCGGTGACCAAATCTACCCCTAAGCGTTATACTCAACGCCAACTCACAAAAATATTTTGCCAGCAGGCCAATGTGCCTATTGCTCAGACTACCGAGATGCAGCAACGCTGGTGGAAAAATCCCACAGATGCCAACAGTCTTAGACTGACTTTGCAAGGCTTACAGTTTGTCAAGGCTGTTCTCAAATTGACCAGTTACGAGTTTCCACTTCGAGACGAACTTACCAATCACAATCTTCTTCAATTGGAACGTGTGTTCAAAGGTATGTACTATCTGCTGAAGAGACAAAAGTTAATTGTATTTGAGGAAGAGGAGGCCACAATGTTGACTTTGTACGGCAACGACCTTCGAGGCTATTTAGAAAACCTTGAACAAAATCAGGAGCCTGATCAAAACTGATCTAAGAAGTCTTGTGCAAGGAACCAGTCCAAGTAAGCAGGAATACCTTGTTCGATATCAACTGTAGGACGCCAATTGGTCATCTCAACCATACGACTACTGTCTAAGGTATCGCGGTTGGGATAAAAAGCATCGTGTGGTTCTACAACAATCTCTGCGGGAATACGAGCACGTACCAGTTCAGCGGCTTCAATAATCTTGCGTCCATTGTTACGAGTGCAGTTAAAGATTTGATTGGCTGCATTGGGATTGACAGCAGCTTCGGCAAACGCACTGGCTACATCAGTGACATAACTAAAGTCCAATTTATTGTCTGGGCCATTAACAATCATCTGACCAGTCTTGAGTGCAGCCACAGTCATTTTACTAATAACACGCACTACCATATCTCTTGTGCCATACAATGCGCTTGGACGCAGAATAGAATATTCTATACCGTGTTCTTTATTCCAAATCTTACACATACGTTCGCATTGTAGTTTATAGCTACCATACAAGGTCAGTGGATTACATACCGCATCTTCATTGGGCGCACCGTCAAATGCATCGAAGTCTCCGTAGACCATTGAGCTCGATGCCAATACAAAACGCTTGACCTCATACTTGACACATAGATCCAAGGCAATAGCAGTGGCCGCTACCATATTGGTTGTGGCATCCACTACATTCTTCTTGACCATCTTGGCATTGGGATATGTAGCAAGATCAATAACCACATCAGGTCTGGCAGCATCGAATACAGCGTTCATAAATGTAGCATCACATACATCACCTTGGTAGTGACAATGAGCACCCATATAACTGATACGCTGATCCATAACCGGTTCGTATTCCCACGGTTGGTATTCGCCGTAGTTATGATGTAGGTCAACTGTGTGTATTTCGTGTCCCGATTCCAACAGTTGACGAGCTGTATGATGCCCAATAAATCCGTGCCCGCCCAATATTAATATTTTCATTTTAATGCCTTTACAATACGCTCAACTTCGGCGTCAGTTAGTGTGTGTTGATTTGGTACTGTAAAACTGATAGATTTTAGTCTATCGCTTACAGGAAAAGATCGTTTTGTAGTGTAGAGAGATTCGTCATTGACTGTATGGCGATAATGCACAGCAGCGCCAATACCTTGACTGTTTAAGTTATTTACTCGTTCGTCACGATCTTCTGCTTGAAATACCAACTTGTGGTAGGTATTTTTCATTAATCCGGTAGAATCGTTGGCTGATTTTAAATTGCAATTGGTTCTTATATACTCGCTGATTCGGGTACGGCGTTCCTGCCAGTTTTGGGAATATTTAAGTCCTACCAGTACTGCGGCCACTTCCATGGTGCTCATTATGCTGTTTAACCCGGCACCCACAGCCACATCATCGTTTCGTAATTTACCGTGAATACGTAAACGTCTAGCCAAATTGGCCATGTCCTCATTGTCAGTCAATAATGCACCGCCCGATCCCCAACTAGAAATAGTTTTGCTGGGACTGAAGCTGACACAACTTATCAGACCTTTTTTAGCACTCCAGCTTTCCCAATCGTGGCTTTCTAAACTTTGAGCAGCATCATTGACAATGGGCATACTTAACCGAGTTAAGCTGTGCCAATCACTCATATTACCAAAAAGGTCAACTGGCACTACTGCATCTACCTTGCCAATTTTGGATACATCAATGGTGTAGTTTTCTGTCACATCAATTGGAACTACTTGGTAGCCTGCTCTAGCAACGGCGTGTGCAGTGGCGGTAAATGTGTAATTACCCACAGCTACTCGTGCATTTCGCGGCAGTTTCAGTGCCTGCAGAGCCAGGTCTAATGCGTCAGTACAGCTACCCGTCACTACGCAATATTTTCTATCGTACCGACGGCACAGTTCGGCTTCCAGTAACTGTGCAGGCTCACCATTTTGGGCAATACCTTGCTGATGATATCGATCAGTTAACTCAAATACTTCATCACGAATCTGAGCCCAGGCTCGGTCGGTTTGGAATAGTGCAATCTTATCTGACATATTTGTATAATAGTGTAAATGCTTCGGCATCTGGGTTGCCAGATTTATCACCGTAGACTCGACTCAAATTTCTAATCTGTTCTAGTTTATCTTCGGTAATATAACTACCGTAACATTGTAACAGACTTTGCTTGAAATTCCAATCGATTCCTATGTACATATTGGCCGTATTGGTACGGTATTGATACGAATAGGGCCACGATGTCATTGTCCAAACTTCAACAGCACGTTTCTGTAACAAGGGCCAAGCCAGTTCGTATGTGGTTCTATGGTCCTGGTGAAAATCCTCGGGATTGGGTATAATGGCAATGTCACAGGTATCTATCAACTTGCCCAATTCGGTCATTGTGTTATTGTCGCAAACCAAATTGGGTCTGCCATTTTCGTGTAGGTCAGTGTCTAACACACGTAATTCAAATCCCGACAGCTTGTAACTCTGTTCTAGTTCGTGTTCCACAATCCATTTGCTTCTGTCACTGTTGATTTCGGCACTGGGCTTGACTGTAACAACTGAAACAATTTCTGCACCGGCGTCTTGGAAACGTTTCAGTGTACCGCTGCAGGCAATTTCTAAATCATCCGGGTGTGGTGTTACAGCTAGAATTTTCATTTTAATTTTGTTTGCCAAAAGGCACTTTCAGTAAACCACCGATGGTAGCGTTCAAATCCTTCTTCTACATCAACTTGGGGATCGAACCCAAAGTCTCTACGTGCCGCTGTGATATCCAATGCTCCGCGACTGGGGAAATCTGCATCCTTGTCTCCACACTCAATGGAACCACTGCCAGCAATACGCACAGCCAACTCTGCAGCTTCTAGCAGCGTGGTGCTGTGGCTTTTGGTAATATTATAGGTACCATTTACAGCACTATCGCTCAAGGTGGCTTGTACAATACCACGTGCAGCGTCTTCCACATAGGTAAAGTCTAAGGTTTCATTGGCACCGTTGACTTTAAGAGTTTCGCCTCGCAATGCGCTGAGCATAAATTTGCTGACCACGCGATCTTCAACATCCAATTCTCCGTAAACAGCACTGGGACGAATAACCACGTGATCAAAGCAACCGCGACGGGTGTAGTCTTTGACAAGATGTTCTCCCATGAGCTTCATAATGCCGTATTGTCCTTGCGGTTGACATACGGCTGTTTCTACAACATCGTTTTCAAAATTGCCGTATACCATACTGCTGCTGATATAAACAAATTTGGGTATATTAAATGTCTTGGTCAATTCCAACAAGTTGACCAGGCCAGTACACATTACTTCGCTACCCCAAACAGGATTGGAGCTGACCACTTTTTGTCTAGGAAAACTGGCCAAATGTATAACTGCATCTGCATTGAACGAAAAAGACATAAAGAAATTTTTAACTAGATCGTGTTCTCTGAGATCAATGTGATGTACGGCCGCTCGTATACGAGCCAGTCTAGCACGAGTCAAGTAGGTCAACTCATCCTGTGGAACAAATCCGTAATCGGTCACGTTGTCCAACACAAAACAATCGTGTCCTAGTTCTTCTAACTGACGTACTACGTTGTGGCCAATAAAGCCGGCCCCGCCTGTTATTAGGAATTTCATTTATACTGCCATTTCTGCTTGAATTGCTCCGTGACTTTGATACCCGTCCAAGCGAATATCTGCCATAGTAAACTTTGTGATGTCAGTGACATCAGGATTGAGCCAAAGAGTTGGTGCAGGTAATGGTTCACGCTTCAATTGTTCTTTTACCTGTTCTATGTGATTTAGATATATGTGTGCATCGCCGAGCGTGTGAACAAACTCACCTAGTCCAAGACCGCACACTTGAGCTATCAGGGCCGTTAAAAGGCTGTAGCTAGCGATATTAAAGGGTACACCTAAAAACATATCACAACTTCTTTGATACATTTGACAGGACAACTTGTTATCCCGTGAAACATAAAACTGAGCCAGCACGTGGCAAGGTGGCAAAGCCATTTGATCCAGTTCGCCTGGGTTCCACGCACTCAATATGTGTCTGCGACCGTAAGGGTCTCGCTTGATACCGGTAATCAATGTTTGAAGTTGATCGGTTTCTACTTCTTGTATGCCACCTTGAATACTGAAATAACTGCCTAGATCGTTTTTGATACTGCCAGACTTAACGTGCTGTGAGCTGCGCCAGTGGCGCCATTGGACCCCATACACACGACCCAGGTCGCCTTCGTATTGTGCTCGAGGTTTCCAGTAAGGTGCTAGAGCATTTGGTGTCCAAATAGTGGTAGTACCGGCGGCTGTGCCGTGGGTAATTTCTGCCAGTCTACGCTCATTGCCCGATCCTTCGATCATCCATAACAGTTCGCCCACACAGGCACGCCAGGCCAACTTTTTGGTTGTTACAGCAGGAAAACTGGCAGACAAGTCATAGCGTTGTTGCATACCAAACAGGCCAATAGTGCCCACACCGGTACGGTCGTCACGTTGTTCGCCCAATTCAAGTACTTGTTGTAATGCGTCTAAATATTGTTTCATAAATTTAATTGTTTCACTATGTAGTCAAATAGTATTTTATGACCTTTGCGGTTAGGATGCAAGCCATCTGGATGAAATATAAGTTCTTGCATAATACGACTATGGTCTTGTAGTGAATCAACCTCTTGTCGAATACGGTTGGCTGTGTCTGCGTCAAAATCGGATAAATCAATGTAGTCAATACCCCAGGTATAACTGATAACAAATTCGGGATCATTGATGTGTTTGTGTTCGTCCAGGTGGCCTACCAACATATACATCAAACTTGGTACCAACGGATTCAACTGTTGATATGGGCCAAATAGATTTGTGTTCAAATTGGAATTGCCACCTATGCAATGTATAGTGGTGTCAAAACGTTTGCCTACTTCGTTTAGCTGTTGATAAATTTGATCTTGTGTGCGTCGTAATAGTGCAATGACTCCGCCAGCTTCTTTGATTTTGTCGGCAAACCCTTTGAGATTTTTGACAGTTGCATTGCGATGGAGACGTGCTGCAAGCAAGGCCGGCATAACAATATCCAACAACGGATCAGCTAAAAAATAAAAAACAACGTCGCCGGCGGTGTGGTGTTGTTCCATATGTCTTTCTAAAGAAACAATAGATCGTTGATGCCAACTGCGAGCCAGGCTGGCTTCTATCACTTGATATCCGTATTCTTCGAAGTATTGTGCCAATCCACGATGCAACACACGGGGTTTACCGTTTTCCCATTCGCCTCGAGCCCAACTGCCGCCGCCTACAAAAATTTTAGGTTTATTTTGCATTGTTAAAGTAAATTTAATTTTTCCGTTAGATAATCAAACAACACTCGATGTGCTGCTTGGTTCGGATGTATGCCGTCAGGCCGAAACGGATCCTCACGAAACAGCTTGAGATTATCGATCAATTCTTCAGCTTCGGCCAATATACGCTTGCCCAGCTCACGATCAAAAATTGAAAAATCAATAATGTCTTGATCCCACGTGTGTACCACACCAAAGGTTTGATTTTGGCAACGACTGTGCTCGCTAAAGTGCCCTACCAGTAAGTATATCCAAGAAGGTACTATGCTGACTAAATTTTTAAATTCTGCCATTACGTCTTGGTTGATGTTGAAAGTACCGCCTATACAGTATATTTGAGTATTGTACTGTTGTGCAGTTTGATTCAGCTGAGAATAAATTTTTTGTTGTTGCTCAACAACTAGATTTTTTAATCCGCCGGCTTGTTGTATGCATTGTGAGAATTTTGGCAATACCACATTCTCGTGAGACTTTAATGTACCTGTTTCTATTTTTTCAAGTGTAATAAGATCTGTCAAGGGATCGGCTTGTATCCACAGTATTACGTCACCGGGCTGATAGGATTCAGCTAATTTTTGATCTAAGATTTGGTTTATTTTTTGATGATATGTGCGTGGCTTGGCCGAGTTAACAACTTGATAGCCAGCTTCGGTAAAGTATTGTTGTATACCACCGTGTATGACTTCTGCTCCGTGCCATTCGCCCATGGCCCAACTAAGGCCGGCTACAAATATTTTAGGTTTTTGCTCGTTTAAAGATGGGATCATAGATTGTGAATACCGATTGAAAATCCTTACTGACTTGAGCACGTACTGGAACAAACCCAGTCAGCATTTCTTTTAAATTTATTCTGGTATCAGCACGATAAGATCCTTTGATATGTGTGGCATAAATTCTGTCAAACAAATCGTGTGCTTGTTCCAGCAATGCCGCGCCACCGATCACAAACACAGTTTTATCCGGGTGACGACTTTCAAGTTCTAACAGTCGTTCTTTGATGTCACCACTGACAGGACTTGCGTGTAGTACTGGCTTGTGTGTAAACACGTAAACTGTACGACCTGGCAGGGGCTTGGGCATCTTGGCATCATCCCAAGTATTGCGGCCGCATACTACTACGTGTCCGTCAGTTATTCGTTGAAAGTTGGCTAAATCTTCAGCGTTATGAGGCCACGGCAATGTACCGTTGAACCCCATACCGCCGTTGAAGTCAACGGCAAATATGGCATTAATCATAAATCTTTTAAGAGTTGATCGGTGATGGGTTGTATAAACTTGGCTACGCTATCTACACTGATATGAAAATCAACGTCTTGAATAATGTCATCAAGGTCGTGTAATTTTTTATTGATCAGTTGTTCTACAAATTCAGGTTCGGCACCTTCGTCAATCATTTCTGCAATGTTGACATCGACACTGGTACCGTCTTTGAGGTTAACTGTGATGTAGCGTAACACACCAATGGGTACTTGCTCTTTGTTAATTTCTTTAATGAGCTTTTCCCACTGGTCTTTTCTATTTAAATTAAGCCGCTTGCTTTTTGGCTGGCGTGGCTTTTTTGGCTCTTGTTGTTTTGGCATTTTTAGCAGGTTTCAGTGTGGATGCTTCGGCTTCTAATCTTTTTGCTTCAGCAATTAACTGAGCAGCCTGTGCTTTCATTTGTTCAGCTTGACTTAGTCTTTGTGCAGCTAGATCATCGTCACTTAACACACCTTTGATGTATGCAGCGGCATTGTTGGTTGCTTCAACGTCTAGGTTAGTACGACTAACACTGGTGTTGTTTGGAGGCATACCAACTTCGCGACCTTGACGAACTTTCTTGGTCTGCATACCTGCTTCTTTGTCTAGATCAGCTAGGCGTTTGACAGCTTGCTCACCTTTGCTCATTTCGTCCAAGATGCTGTTTAATTCATCTAGGCGCACACTTGATTTGGCAGTAGGAGTGATTAAGATTTGGCTGGTAGGCACTTTCTTGATAAAACCTTCTTTGTGTAGTACGTCAAGTGCATTACGACCATCGGCCATTACTGTACGGAACAGCACATCGCTGAAGTCAGTGGCATTTTGACCAATTGGGCTTTCCAATGCTTTCATAACTTCGTCGTGGATCATACGTGGCAATGTGTCGCTGTATGCTACTAGGCCCATATGGTCTTCATTTGGGACCTTGCGCCATAGTAATACTATTTTTCTGTTGTTGTGTTTACCAACGTGCTTAATCATTTTGATTTTCCTTTATTATTCTGCAGCAGCATCTTCAGCTGATTCAGCTGATTCTGTGGCAGTACTGCTAATAGTTTCATCACTTGATGGAGCCGAAGATGCAGCAGTTAATGCTCCACTGGCTGATAAGAATGTGGTCAAGCGATCAAATAGTCCGCCAACTTGGCTGAGTTCTTCGGCTTTAAAAGCACCACGCTGTGTGGTAAGTTGAATAACTTGAGCACACAACAATAAATCCTGAAGTGTGAGCTGTGGACCAGCTGGGGTTGTTGCTACTGTGTCTTCTGTAGTCTGTTCTACTGTTGTATTTTCTTGCATAGTGTCTCCGTAATAAACTATGCATATATTTACGATCTGTAACAGACCATAAAAAATTTTTCTTAACCAAAATCGTGTTGGTTAATTTGATCCAAAATTAAAGCAAACATACTGGCTTCGCCGGCTATTTCAAAAGCGGCTCTTTTTTGCATTTGCACGTGGCCGTCGGCATCTTTATAATACCAATCGCCGTACCAAAACCGACCAGTCAAATTGGTCCAAATCCAATCACTGATGATCTTGGGACTGGCCACTAGATCAAAATCCACTGCGGTAAAATGTGGTGGGCAGTAGGACAGTTCTCTTAGTCCAAAAACGGCCAATGGATTGGCTTCTCCGTGTTTAAGCATTCTTTTCTTTGATAGCGTCTATAGTTGATTGACTGAGCTCACCTTCAATGATCTTGAATTTGGTATCTGCTTGATTGAGCTCGGGCAACGTGATGCGGTCCCGTAACAGTTCTTCGGCATCACGCACAAACACTTCAGTGGCCTGATATTGTTTGGTGTACTGTGCAATTTCTACACTTCGCATAAGATCGTCCAAGGTATTTTCTAGCCGAAGCATACGCACCTGTAACTTCAGTGCCAATTCACGTGCAGCTTTGGGTTTTAGTTTGGTTGGGTCTTGAAATTCCATTATTTAATTCCTAAGGTTGTGGGGCTGTGATCCAATCTATCGCCATGCTCATCTGAGTAAAAGGTTGCGGTCTTGTCTGTTATTGTAACAGATAAATCTGAATGAAGCAAGTCGTAATCGGTAAATTCAAAGGTATCAGTATATACTCTAAATCGGTACTGCCCATCGGCACACCAAATTAATACACCTTCAACTCCGTCAGCTGATATTTTCATTGCCGTAATGTCTCCCACATATAGGTTGGATCGTCTTTGGGTACAACAGCCACCATTTTGATCCAGCCACGTTCATAAGCCTGTGCAATGATACTAGCATACTCTCTAGGACACTGGCTGGTAATTTCAATACCAGCACGGTTGGCTAAAGTGAAAGATCCTTGTAGTTGAAAACTTGGATCACCTTTACGCAAAGTGACCCAAGGCGTTTCGCTTACAGAGAATATCATTCTTCAACTCCGAAATGTTGTAAAATCTGCTCACTACAATGTTCTCTACTTCTAGCATCATCCCCGGGCCCAGGACGACTGACACACAATAACGCACATTCTCTCACAATCAACTCGGCGAACCTTTCTATCTCTGCGTTTACTGTGATACCAGCCCGATGGGCCAACTGAGCAAGGGTGAGGTTCATTTTCTTAGAATCCTAATTATTCCATCAGGAGTATTATTAATATTATATTGAAGGTCATTCAACTTGTTAGTTTCACTTAACCTTTCCAATGTCTCATTTGATTTATCATTTTTGACATCTTCCCATAATGGTTGTTTCTTCATACTTCTACACCAATTTTGAGATTGAAGTTTTTTGGTTCTATTACCCATAACTTATAGTAATCCTTGTTTCTTATATTCTTTTTCAAGCAGGTCCTTTGGAACACTATCACTTTTTCCAAGTCCTAACTTACGCTTTAACTCTTGTCTAATCCTTGCCTTCTGACCTTGAATCTCTTTGGTTGATTCTTTGTGAGTTTTACCGAGCATACTTGTACCATATGATCCGTTTGCCTTGCGAGTTGCTACAATCTTTTTAACCACATTTTTTCGTTGCCCGGAGGCGTGTTGATCTCTTAGAGATTGCCTTCTTTTTTTACGACCAACTGCGGCCCTTTCAGTACCAAGCATTTCCTCAAGAGTTTTACCACGCATAGCATCACCAATGCGTTTCTTTTCTTCCTCGGTGTACGGATTGAGTTTTCTATACTCAATATTGGATAAACGAATCTTTTCAACAATAGCCTCGAACTCGGGAGAATCGGCTCGTTCTGCCATTGCCTTTTCAATGGCCTTTTGATGACGCTCTTTGAATGTTGGATCTTGAAAAAGAAGTTTTATGATCTCCCCATTACCAGCATAGCGAACTCGTTTAGCAAAGTCATCACTTAACAGTTCTTCATTGCTGATGCCAGGAAGTTCTTGGTTGCCCCAATTGTCTTTTTTCAAGCTCATTGTCCTTCTCCCCAGTTACCAATTTGGTTGTCTGCTAATGTCTCCCAATCTTTAGGGAAATGGTGACGCAAGTCAGCAAGTTTTACAGCCACACGAGGAGTAATCTCTGTGAGAGTTTTATAGTTTTTGTTGATGTATTTCAGTGCATCTGCTTGAACTTCATCTGGGTACCCACAAATACCATCTTGCTCAAATGCTTCGCAATTGGCCCCGAGCATATCTACTTCTTTGATAAGGTGAAGTGTGTATAACAACTTTTCGTCATCGTTGAAATAGCATTTAATAATATTAAAACGACTTACCAAGGCATCGTAGTGCTGTTTGGCGGCCTTCTTAATATCTGCCATTGTGTCGTTAGTAATCCAAATTACCGTGCCGTCATATTCAAACGACATAGGCACATCTAATGCAATCATCAATGGATTTCGTTGTGCTCGTTCCCAACTAATCTGGCGAGGACGACTTGATGGCTCAGTGGCACCTTTAATCATATCAAGAATATCACGCTTTTCGCTACCGCTACGATGAATCAGGTCACAGTCGTCTAAGATGAGAACACGATGTTTGGCACGATTTTGATACAGTTTAACATATAAGGCCGCGGCTGAAATTGAGCCACCTTTGATATATTCTGCGTCCGGTTGTGCGTTCCTGTCTGCAAATGCTTTACGCACCCAGTGGGTCTTGCCGGTACCGGCATCACCAGAAATTAATAGTCCTTTGATAGCACTATCTTTGTTGTCAATAAATGATCCTGTCATTTTGTATACAGTATCAAATTTATCAACCACCCGTTGAACAACGGGATTTGTAATGAGAGTTTCAGTTGTCATATAGTTCCTTTCTGAATTGTCTTGACAAATCTAACCATTTAGTAGGTTTTCTTTTAGATGCCTAGACATCTAACCCACACGCATATAATAGCACATCTATTTATTCTTGTCAATCCTTGATGTATCCAAAATGCTCTAATATATTCTTAGGATCAGAACACAATCCGGCACATTCCTTCACAATCAACTCGGCGAACTTTTCCAAGTATTCTTCTGGAGTATAGTTGTCTATCATTTCTCTGCCACTATCGTCCCAAAGTGTAAATCCTATACCAGCCTCGAGGGCAAGTTCTCTAATCCGCTCATTCATAGTATGGGTCCTGTGCTATACCTACATTAAGTTTGAACCAATCAATCTTAACTTTATTGTCTTGATATACTCTATCAACTTCAACACCGTTTTCTATTACTGTGGTCATATCGTCCCAGGTAATAGTAGCTCTATAGTTAATATCTTCTTCGTTCATTCTTCAACTCCGAAAACTGAAATTTTCTTAACCATATCACCTAACCGCAGTTCCACAGATAAACGACGCTCGTTTCCGTTAAACATTCCGTCGCTAACTACAGCCGTATTGGCGATTTCATTAAACAATAACTCGGCGAACTTTTCTAATTCGTTGTATGACATATTGCCGTCACTTAGATTAGCCTCTGTAATGCCAACCTGTTCACTAAGTTCTCTAATCTTCTTCTCGTTCATTCAAATGCACCTTCCATATCCTGTTGCACCATATCATACATCGAACTATAACAAGTTGGACAAAATGCTACAGGTAATATTCCAAAGTAGCCTTGTACTCCGCCTTCGTCATCTGTAAACTCACAACTGCATACATTACATTTGTGGGTATCGCCCACGTGCTCTAATCCTTCGATCATTCTTCAACTCCAAAATGTTCTAGAATCATTCTGTTTGACCACTTACCCCAATCTTCACTATATTGATTTTTTACCACTTCAGCACATTCTCTCACAATTAACTCGGCAAATAGATCTAATCCTTCTGGATCTGGATTATCTGCTACTCCAGCCTGCAGAGCAAAATCTTTAATTTGTTTTTTCATAGTCTCAATCAATTTGCACGTCGACCAAACAACCGTCTCGAAAGATATAGTACATTTCTAAACTGTAACCACCTCGCGGTACCGAGACCCATACACATCCATTACCCGGTTGCATAGTGTAGTCATCGTAGCCATTGCGACGCATTTCTTCTATTACCACCAGACGTTCAAACTCATTTACTTCTTGTACTGCTATCATTTTTCTGCATCTTCATAGTGAGCGTATACACCAAATTCGGGCTCTGCGTTCTTGTTGCCTTTGATAATCCAAACAGTATCGCAATACTGCTCAACTTCTTCTGGACTCCAACCAAAGAAACAGTAGTCAGTAAACATAATCAGCTTTTTGGGCTCAATTTGGTTTTCTTCCAACCACTTCCATACACAATGCGGATCTGTACCGCCGCCGCCACCGGGCACAAACTCTTCGATATTGGCAATGTTATCGCTGGTAAACACTTCGCTATTGTGTACTTCGGTATCCCAACCTACCACGTGTATACGATACTCATCGTAACTTTCCATAATACCTTTGATTTCACTTAGGAAGATTTTAAGATCGTTGTCGGTAATAGAACCCGAAGTATCAATGCCAATTACTACATCAATCTGTTCGCCGGGCTTCATACCGGGCATAACAGCATCCATATGCCAACTCCGACGACTTGGGCGAGCCCAGGTAAAGTCACTTTTTACAGTTGACTCAATCTGTTGCTGTAGCAATTCGCGCCAGTTCATAACCGGCTCGCATAGATCGCGAATCATACGCTTGACACCGCCGGGAATATTACCAGCACCTGCAGCATTGGCCGCCGCTAGTACTGCTTCTTTGACTTCGTCGCGGATTGCTTTCTTTTCTTCTTCACTCAGTCTAGGGCGGCCGTTGCCGGGTTTGTCTCCATCACCGTCGCCTTCACCATCTTCGCCTTCACCATCCAAGTGTTCGTCCAATAGACGTTTCATCAATTCATCAATATTGATCTTGTCAGCATTTTCGTACAAGTCATCGTAGACTTCTTCGGCGCTCATACCTTTGTATTTAGAATCGTAAAGTGCTACAGGAATCTTGTCACCAACTCGTTGTTCTACCAAATCCCAGTTTACACAATAGTCATCGGCAATATTCCACAGTTTGGGATCACGATTACCACGACGTCCCATATGATCATAGACCGCGTGTAACACTTCGTGGCCTACCAAGAACTCCAACTGTTTGAGTGGTAGTGAGTTTACAAATTCACTATTGTAGTAGAACTTGCGACCATCTGTTGCGGCAGTAGGACACCAGCCATCAGCATTGATCAATGTCATACGAGTGGCCAAGTTGCCAAAGAACGGAGCACGAAGTAACAAGCCGATACGTGCAGTCACCAATTTTTCACGTGCTGACGCATCTACTTTGGGATCTGTTTCTATTACTTTTTTGCTTTTTTCTGCTAGTGTAGTTGACATAGTCGCTCCTTAACTTATGTATATATTATAGCATTTTGATCATTATGTGTCTGTGGCTTTTTTGCCACAGTTTTTAGCCCCACTGTAGCATAACCGCACTTAAAGTGGCATCATCTTTGAGGTACAATCTCAAATTATTAAACTCTGTGTCCCAGGACCAAACTCGGTCTGATTCCATCTTTGTTTTCCCGGGAACCATTCGAATAAACCCAAGCTCGGAACTGGGTCCAAATACCGACCAACACCATTCGCGCCAGCCTTTAAACTCTTCGATTCTTTCATCCTTGCCGATAACATTAGGCTCTATTACATATTTGAATATCATATGACCGTTATATCTGCGATCTAGTTTAGTGACTTTCATTGTATTTCCTTGCCCTTGCGGCGAACACATCGTTGGCCCGTGCAACTGTGTCATAACTTGTAGAAACTGGCGCTGATACGGTAACAGAGCCTTGGCGTTCTTCTTGACAGATCTTTTCATCGTGTATGACCCTTGCTATTTTACAGTCTTGATTGGCCACAGCACTGACAGCGTGATCGGTTAGGCCCTTGCCAGTGGTTTCATACGTGACTACACTGGAAATACCCAGCACAAGAATGATAGTTTCTAGCATAAGAATAAGGAGGACTTACGGCTTGCACCTGCCCCCTGCCTGTGACAGCAACCGTTTACTTACCGCCTGCGGCAATAATGTACTTGCCGTAGCGTTTATGGAACTCATCAAAGTTCTTGAGCTTACCTGGTACTAAGGGCAAGTTATAAGTGGTCAATGCAACTCTAGCACCCATAACAACCAACTCAGTACTGAAATTATCCATCATAAAGCGGAAGAAACAATCGGCCATTTTGTGCCATTCTTCAACTTTAGATTTGCCCAATTTGGCATAGGCGTCTTGTAATTCGTAGCACATAGATACTGTCAACGAATACATAGCCGACACTTCTTTGACTTCTAATTCCTTGACCTTGCCACTCAAAATATCACTTGGATTAGGCATACGGCTAGCGTGTTTACGATGAGCCATAAACTTCACTGCCAAGCCATCGCCTACAGTACCCGAAATCAAATCACTTAATTCAGCATCTGTGGCATCTTCGTCGTACAAGAACTCTGACACGAAACTCCAAGAGCGTGGTGTAGCAAAAGCACGTGAGCTTGAACGTGGGTTAAAGTCCATCAAGTCTTGCTTGGCAAAACCAATGTAACCTACCACGTCTTTGTGTACACGATTAGCCACAGCCCACTCGTTCCAACTATCATAGTCAGCACGTACTTCTAGGTGTACAAAACGATTGCTCAAGGGCATTGGCATACGGAATGAAACACCTTTGTCTGATTCGCGATTACCTGCGGCAACAATAACTACGTTTTCTGGCAAATGATACTTGCCAAGACGACGATTGAGAATCAGCTGATATGCCGCGGCTTGTACAGCCGGTGCCGCCACGTTCATCTCGTCCAAGAACAAGACCACTACCGGATACTCTCGGCTCATTTCTTCTGTTGGCAAATCAACAGGTTCAGCCCAATCCATCTTGCCTGAATCTTTGTTATAGAATGGAATACCACGCAAATCTGTCGGCTCCATTTGACCCAAACGCAGGTCGATACAATGACCGCCCAATTCACTGGCCAAACCAGCAACCAACTCTGATTTACCAATACCGGGAGGACCCCAGATAAAAACAGGACGTTTTACTTTGAACGCACGAAGCAAACGGCTACGACATTCGCTTGGCGTTACGGTACGATTTTCACTTACTTGACTCATCACAGGCTCCTAAAAATTTAACTACTGAAACTACATTATACATTATTGACAATTATTTGTCTGTTGTTTTTTAGCAAAAGATGCTGGTTTTTATTTAGAGTCAAAAACCAGCAAAAAGTGACCGCAAGTTTCTGGGGTATCAAGGCTCCCCAAGGATCGCACGACCCCATTACAGCCTTAAACCAATTCCGCTTGCAAAATATCAACCACTTCAGCGAACGATACCTGCGCTTCGCTAGCAATATAGTCAATATCTTCAGCGGTAAAATCTGCCATTGAAGAATATTTAAATTGTTTTACCAACAACTGAGCAATACGTTCAACTTCTTTAACTGGATTATATTTAGGCATAACCACTCCTTATCTTGAAAGATTCATTATACGACCTTGGAACTCACTGAAGTCCACACGCCAAGGCACAAACATTTCGATACCGACGCGACCTTTATCTTCTGCATCGCTCCAACTATCTTTGGTAACTACAATCTTGTAGGCTTGAAAACCCATTTCAGTATTGTGGGCATCAACGACACGACCTTCAATAAAACAGTCTTCGCGGCCCAACATTGGCTTGAAGTCATATGCACGAATTGTATCACCTTCAACCACTGTTAATCCAATCATTTTTGCTCCTTGTTATTCACTATACAAGTATTATAGCATTTTGGCTATTTTGGGTCTACCAGAATATTAAGTGCTGTAAGTCGTTGATTTTATTGGATTTTTTACAGCAGAATGGCAGTCTACGGGCGGCGAAACAGGTAAATTCCTTCGCTTTTATAGGCTTTTTCCAACTTGCCGTTGCCAACTCCCGGGCGGACGTTTAACAGCATATCTATCTGCTCTATGTATTGGAATCCTACCTTTTCACTTAGAGCTTTCCAGCGATCCACAATAGCAAACGATTCTTTACCGTTTTTGTAGTCAGCAATATTGACAGCGTAGATTGAATCTGGCGCCAGGGCCCGGTGAATCATTTTGAGTGTGGGTGCCACATAACCTTCAAACCACGCATCCAAGTTGTTGTACCTGTTCATACACTGAGTGGGCTCGTCGGTATAGGTTTCCAAGTTAAAGTAGGGCGGACTTGAAAATGCCGCATCGTAGGTACCTGGTTCGGGATCAAATTCTTCACTGGGCATACAATTCATACTGAATCCACTGCCTTGGCCTTCTTCAGTCAACAGCTCGCCCAGAGCTTGGAGACCTTGAAAAGTTCTAGTATTGGGATCAATGCCGGTATAATTGTATGCCATACGGCTGGTCATTGCCCCCATCATACGTCCGCCGTAACCCGAACTAAAGTCTAACACATTGCCCCACATAGTAGGACAGATATATTCCCAAACAGCACGAGCATTCATTGGCTTGAAGTTTTGTATAGTGCCGCCGTTAACCAGTTCCAACGCACGACGCAGATTTTTAGGTATAACGCTGTCCTTGCCTTCGTCACGATGCACATAACACAGTTTAATAGCACGTTTGAGTTTATTGTCGTGGTTGAAACGAGCTTTCATACTCACAGTTGCGTTGTCGTTCCATTTTGCATCTTGCATATTAGGAAACCAAAAACGTCCCAGTGGTAGTCCATCATTGTTACCCACGCCTAATTGACGGTTGACCACACTTTTATTTGCACGAGCTACCTCACGTATCTGTTCTCTGCATCCATCTAGATCAAAGTAAGTGATAGGTACACGATTGATGCTTCGGTATATATCAAACACTTCTTGCTGAATAGCTTCGCGACCAGCTTCATCTGCAGCCAGCCAGCGTTCCTTGCTGAGTGCTCGCAACTGTGGCAGGACTGATTCGTATCCGGTGCATACGGCAGAAGTGGGGGTGTAACCCCACTCCTGACATAATTGCTGATAGTATTGGTTAAGTATCATTTACCGGTCATTTTAAACAGTTCATCAAACATATCAACAGCCGACATAGATGTTTTACCTTTATCGTCTCTACCGGGAGTATCTCGATGACCGTTATAATCACCTTGACGCATACCTTTTTCTTGGTGACAATTCAAACATAGTTCTTGCAAATTAGCAGGGTCATTGTTAGTACTATCACCATCGATATGATCAATATGAAACTTACCACGCACATCACTTATCAAAGAATGATCTGTTGCACAAGGAAATCCTAAATGTCCAGATTGATTCTTACAGGCATTTTGTTTATAAGGTGCCACACCCCAAGGTAAAGCGGCGCCGGTATAACTAGCAATATGACAATTACCGCAGTACACTCTATATCGTACACCCGGTACCCCAACACGACCTTTGATAGGAGTACAAGGTTTTCCGCATCCAGGGTTTATACAAGTTGGTCTCATACTTCCTCCGTAAAATATTTAATTGTTGGCAACTCTTCAATTTCATAGTTGATCCAACCTCTAATTTGTTCCAGTGTTATATCTTCCATTAACCATTCGTATTTGGTATTTCTAGATCCAACAACCAGGTGATCACTAAAAACTGTTTTGATACGTGACTCTAAAGTTTTAATTACTCGGCTAGGACCGGTCCACAAATCACAAAATACTACTCGGTGTCCGTTTGCACCTTCGTACTTGATAGCCCGCCTAACATAGTTGGAAGTGATACCAAAGCAAATGCGAGTCGCAATGGTACCGTCTTCCAATATGATCTGCTTGGTCCAAAGATACAACCACGCCTGATCAGATACCGACATAAAGCACCATATCGTTGATTGCTGGTGCTGCCAATGTGCCGCCACAGTTTTTGTAATCAAGAATCAGAATCGGGGTCAAGCAACGGTCGGACCAGCTTTCTTTCAGCTTTTGTTTTTTCTGAAACTTTTTCAATCGTGACTTGCAGTCTTCGTGGAATGCTTTGGGTGTTCCGTAATTGTGTTGTACGTGTCGGAACAAGTCGGCTTCAAATGCAGGAGTAATGACAAATCCTGTGTCACGTGCTTCGGCAGCCAACCTACCAAACGCCAAAATAAAGCCGCCGTCTACGCCGTCCTCGTGTGGGAAATAGGTATCGTGCCATTTGAGTGCCCAGTCCAAATTGTCAAGGCCATCTTCAAAGTCCTGATTGTTTTGAGTACCGTGTCCAGCAATATTATTGATACCAGCAATGTATGTGATCATACCGGGCTTTTTCTTTTGACCTTGTGCGCTGGGTGCCGGATACATATTGTTACGTTCTAACACTTCTTGTATTTTTAAACTTTGCACATCTTCACGCAGAGTAGAACCGTACAAGCGAACACCGTTAACACGCGAGCGGTGTGTCCAATACTGTCCAATTGGCTTGCGACCGTTGCCACCAAGTCTACGGAAACCATAGTTGCCTACTGCTTCGCCAGTTAAAGTTGATCCCGGTATTGTCAAATCGTCATCGACTACTTTGCATTGAATTTTAGTACCCGGAGCAATTAAACCAAAATGTAACATCACTGCAAATGCACTACCACTCTGTTGCCCCTCCCAGGAACTGTAACGCCCAGTTTCTTTGATGTAGATAACATTAAGTGGTTGCATAACACGTGGATCAAACAGTTCAATAATGTTGTCGGCGATGTGTGCGATTTCAATACCGCGTTGGATATCGACGTTGAAGTCAATCAGGTCCACGTCGATTTCCATAAGACGCCCAAAGTGTGCCTGTGTATACACATTGCTCTTGAGACGTTTTTTAAGATTCTGTATGCTTGCAATTATTCTTGGATCGCTGATCAATGGAGCGATGCGAGTTGGCATATCCACGTACTTGGTTTGTGGTGTGCTTAACAATTGATTTTGGATTGCCGCAATTGGTGCATATGGATTTGGTCCGCGGTTGACCGTGCGTGGTACTACTAGATGTGAGGCATTTTTCATTTTAAGTTTCCTTAATTAAACTCCGTAGAGTTGATTTATAAAATACTGTACGCACTCGCATACAGTCAAAACAGTATAAACTAAAGAAACTTAAAAGTCTGTCGCTTTTTTACAACAGATTACCAAATTTTGGTTTTGTACTTGTTATAGTAGTAATCTTGGCACCAAGCCCAGTCAAAGCTGAGTTTGAGTGCTTCGTAATCTCCCCCAACTGCGTCGTGATACTCGACACCATCTGCGGCACCTTGAATACAGTACTCGGCGTTTTTCCCTTCAGCCACTGTGCACCAGGTTTTGAGTCTGTGTTGAATTTCCAAGCCAGCACCCAACACCACTTCACGCTGTAGTTTCATTGTTTCACGGAAAGCACTACGCCAGGTGATCCAAGGATCCGTGTTGAAACGACTGATACTGGCGCACACCGGAACCACTTCGTGTGCTTTGCTCAAGGTAAAGTCCAATCCCGGATCGGTTTCTAACACCAGCTTCTTGTTGTACAAATTGATGTTCATGGCACCATACTCTAGACCGTTTAAGGGATTACGACTGTGAAAAATATAGTGTTTGGGTTCTTGAAAATAGTCCGGTACAAAGTCAAACTCAAATGTGGGCAACACTTCGGTCTTGGCAAATACTGCATAGAACCAGGGTGTGTCACTCAACTTGGCAGCGGCTTTGTAAGCAGCTTCACGCCCAGTGACTCCATCACTGCGTTTGGCCCAAGGACAGATACGAGCCAGTGCTTGCCAATTATCTTCAGCCATGGGTTCGCCATTGCTGATAAACACCACGTCTGGACGTTCGTCCTGTAACACATAGGTGTTGGTGCGTTTTTCAATATAGGGATAATCGTACACTTGTACTCGCAGATGATTTTTAACTTCACGTGGTACCAAGGCTGTGTCACCTGATCTGTTGGCACGACTCAAGATGCGATCTTTTTGACTCCACAAGCAATGCCAGGACGCAAACTTCAAATCTGCAACTCGAGTAAACATTGCATAAGGTGCGGTGAAGTTGTAATTCTTGATTTCTTCAATTAGATTATCCGACTCATAGTAGTGTACAGGAATATCAAATCGCGCGACTGTTTGATCTTCACAATAGTTGATCACATTGAACCAATCCAGCAACTCCAAGTCCACCATTTGCTGTGTAAAACTGGGCACGTGTACATAGAATGTGTCGCCACGTGTTTGGTTACCGGATGGAAAACAGTGAATCATTTCACGCTGGTGTGGTTCTGGATGCCAGGTAAAGTCAAAATCAGTGTAGTCACAAATACTGCTGGCAATCCATACAAACTCTGTGGTAGCCAGGTTGGCAATGCGCTTGAACACATTGAGATGATTGTCTACATAACGTGTGAGTTTGATGTCTGGGTACCGAGCTTTCAGTTGTTGAAACTGTGCGGCACTTTCAGGATTTAAAAAATCCATATAAAATATCTGTGTGGCATTGGCTCGTATTTTTTGATCTAACATATACTTGATGCCAGCTGTGCCAGGATATACAGGACCGCCATCACGTTGCCATTGTGTGCCAAAGTGATACTCGTACGGCTCTTCTGTTTCGTCTGGGTGCCACGAATAATCAAACTGACTGTCATCTATGTTGTCGGGGACTGACCAAATTGCTCGATTAGGCAGTCGAGTCACTGACTGATCTGCGTGAAAATTGTACTGTCTATTGGCCACTGTGCGTCGGTTTGCCAGATACACTCCGCCGGTGCGTTGCCATTGACTAGGCCAGGTGTGTATGTGTTCTGTTTCCCAGGGAACTGGTACATAGTCAAAATCAAATCCTGTGTAGTCATTGCCCCCATAAATATACCAGTAGTGACTAGTACGACTCAACTCGGCAGCTTGATCAATTGACTCAGCCGGACGCTCAAAAGCAAATAGATTTGGTTTTGGTCCATAATAAAAAACATCAAACATAATGTATAACTTATCCGTTCATTACGAAAATATCTACAACTACCTACGTACTATTATAGCAGATGCCCGGGTCGGATATCTACATCCTTTTGGGTCAACTCAACCAGAACATATAGAAATCTTGCGGGACGATTCAAATCCGCCTGATCAAAGAGATCCACCACAGCGTCACGGTCCATTGTTTATGTTTCAAGATCAAGAGCCAATTGATTTTGATTACAATCGACCCTTGTTTGATCATTTAAAATGGAAAGTACACGCACCTTGTATATTAGTTACCACCGAACAAGAAAGTGCCGATGCAGAACTGGTTTATGCAGAATACCCATTTGCTCGATTAAATTACTTCTTTCATATATTTGCTGCAGCCGATTGGTTTCGTGGACACCAATACTTGCCAGGCCTGGTTGCTCCTGCTGACCGCGTCTTAGAAAAAACTTATATATCATTTAATAGACTAACCAGTAATAGACGTATCTATCGTAGCTTGCTGGTCAACGAATTGTACAAAAACAATCTACTAGACTCGGGCTATGTGAGCTACAGTCATCATTGTCCCGACGATGGTGCATTTGACGACAACCTACGCAAAGGTGTACCTGAATATGAATTTGATCCAGCCTACATAGAAGAAGCCATTGCCAACATCAATCAAATACCAGAATTGCGTATTGACTTTCCCGGGCAACCAATACCCAATCAAAGTATGAACCTAGGGCCACTGGAGAATCTTATGCGTAGTTTTGTTTATGTGGTAACAGAAACCTGTTACTTCCAACGCAAGACTCACCTGACTGAAAAGATTTTTAAACCCATTGTGTTGCGTATGCCATTTATATTGACCGGTTGTGCTTACAATCTAGATTACTTACGCAGTTATGGTTTCCGTACATTCTCGGACTACTGGGACGAAAGTTATGATCGAATAGAAGATCCTGTGGCTCGATTGCAGGCCATTGTGCAAGTATTACAAACCATTGATCAAATGTCAAAGGACGAACAGAAAGCCATGCTGTTGGATATGCAACCGATACTGGATCACAATTACAATTTGTTTAACAACGAATTGGTAGATCGGGAATGGGCTAGATTAAAACAGAGTTTACGAGATATGTGCGATCTTTATAGATTTCAGTTTCCATATAGACCCAACCATAGACTAGGGCAGGCAATTCCAATGGATTATCCTATAGATAAAAATCCCAATGCACTGGTATGGAAGGCTGAACCTGGATATTTTAATCCACACCCGTTGCCAGACGACCAACAACCGTTTGGATTTAAGATCGCCCCCAAGTAATACGATTCCATACACGCTCGTGTAACCAAAATAAAAATATTTTGGTCAATATTTCTGTAAAAGCAATTCCGCTGGCCAGTAATACTTGCCCGGTTATAAGCCAACTGATAACAAAGGTATCTATAGTTCCGGTAATTCGCCAGCTTATTGCTTTTGCCAAACTACGTATAGGCTGATCACTCAAGTCCTAGAGTCTTTCTAATCTTAGTGGCGCTGATATCTGTTACACTTTCATCAAAAGTTTCTTCTGCGTGAGTATAACCAACTCCACGACCCCACCCAATGTGTACAATATTGGGTACCACTTGTATTTCGTACTGTCCTTGATAGATAGGATCCAAATCACGACGAATAAATGCCTTGACTTTTTCTATTTCAAACGGATTTGAGCCTTGCCATCCTTGTACATCGCGTACTTGAATAATCACTTGCCCTGTACGTGCTATCAGTCGGTCGAACAGCGCACGGTGTCCATCGTGCCACGGTTGCCAACGTCCCAACATTTGTACTGTTTCGCGTTTCCAATCAAATACAGGACGGCGACGATTGGCCACAATATGTTCGCCAATAAACTCGGCCCACTTTTCTGCATTCTGCTCGGTGATGCGGAAATCGTAATGTTCGGGTTCAACAAATGCTTTGTTGGTATCAGCATAACGACCTTCGCGGATAGTGTCTACCCAGATGGTCCAGTCGGCCTTGAAATTGTTGCGTTGCTCAACTAAGGGTGCAACAAAGTCACAGATCACATAGTCACCGCCAGCTTCCATACTGAATTGAAACATACGCAAGCTCTGACGAATACGTCCATCATTTGAAAAATCCCAGTCGTTGTACTTGCGACGTACATCATCGGCATTGAACCAGTTGACTTTGACTTGATTGTCCATTGGTTCCATAATAGCACGACTGTAACTGATGGAACCGTGTAGTTCTAGGTATTTTTTAAGTGCAGCCGCCAAGGTTGTTTTGCCTGAGCCAGGAAGGCCCATTATTAGAATACGTTGACTCATTGATTTTTCCTTTACCAAATATCCGATGGAATTTCTGTGGCCCTGAAGCCTTGATACAAACTGTATCTTTTGTCTACTACAAAATTTTTCATACCGTGTGGTGTACGTGTTGGATACAACATCATATAACCACAATTGGGGCGGAATGGTACTGTGTGCCAGGCATCCTGGTCGTAACAGTAGGTTCCCATATTTTCATTGCCTTCAGACAAATACACCTGCACATTGACATAATGATTTGGGCTTACATCACCATCGTGTATGGTATTGATATATCCATCAGGGTCACGCCATAATTGCGGATTGTTTTGATACAACTTAACACCAGTAACTGATTCAGCAAATTCAATAACAGGAGCTAGCTCAATGCGTATTTGTTCACACAAGTGGTTGTACAATGCCTCTGTTTCTTCTGTTTCTTCTGGGCGAAACTGTAGTCTAGGAAAAGCAGAGTTGCCGTCATATTGTTTTAACCAATTGGTGGTGTCTCTGTCAAAGACTGACACCAACTGCTGGAACAAGCTGTTGCTAAAAACATTGTCAAGACGATAAAATTTTTCTGTAACTGTTACGAACATACTCGTGCTCCATAGTGCATTTCAAAACGATCAGCATCTTCTCTGTCGTTCACAATGGGTTCACCTTTGATATTAAGACTGGTGTTTAACAGCATAGGACAACCTGTTACCACATACCATTTTTCTAACAGTTCTCTAATTCCCGAACCATCTCGTGGTACTGTTTGTATACGACTAGTGCCGTCGCGATGAACGATAGCAGGAAATAAGTCAGGATCCCTGCAACGACCGATGACTTGCATATACCTAGTGTCAACGAAACCGCTAGGCATATCAAAATACTCATTGACATATTCCTCCAAAATAACTGGCGCGAACGGTCTAAATTCTTGTCTACGTTTGATTGCATTTACTTTGTCCTTTATATCTGGTCCTCTGGGGTCGGCGAGGAGACTTCTGTTTCCAAGGGCTCGGGGGCCAAATTCTGCTCTTCCGGAGGCCACCCCCACGAGTCTATCACTGAGTAAGCAATCAAGGACGGCATTAACAGGATACGGGCCGCTGATTTCTGTACCAAGGAATGCGTTTTTGAACTCAATTGGTCCGCCGTAGGCCAGTGCGGCTGCTCCGAGACTACTACCAGCATCGCCAGGATTAGGCATAATCCAAATCTTTTCAAAATACTCACCGAGGTTTCTATTTGCTAAACAATTAAGGGCTACACCGCCCTGATATACTAAATTTGTGCTCCAGCCAAAATCTTTGGCACGACGCATAACATTATATATCAAATTTTCACAAAAGGCCTGACTGGAACTGGCAATATCGTATTCCAAGTGCTTGGCCAAAAACTCTTCATCTACTCCTAGATGCAAATTTTGTGAAAATTCAATATTCCATTCGTTGGTCATCACTGCCGATTTTATCTGTGCCGCGGCCTTGGGTTCTCCATAAGCAGCCATTCCCATTAGGATATATTCGTCTTCGTTGGGTTTCAATCCCACACGCTTGGTCATGGCACTATAAAATAGTCCTATGCTGTGCGGATATCGCTGACCCCACAGTCGCTTATACTCAGCACGACCATCAACATAGTGTGCGCCCCATATGGTAATACTGTCCCATTCGCCAATGGCATCGATCACAACCACAGTGGCTCGATCAAATGGACTGGTTTGAAAACCAGCAGCTGCGTGACTCAGATGATGCCCGTGTGTGCTGATTGGAACATTGTCAAAATACCCACGTAACTGTTGCCTGAGTACTTGTCTAGTGGTCAGCTTGTTCCATTCTACACCTTGTCCCGAGTACCACTGACGTAACTGCTTTTTCCAAGGAGTTTCGTAGTAGGCAATATGATCAATGTGGCGACCATCTGATAACTCCCAAAACATTGCAGGGTGCAGATTGGCATCGTTTTTGATCTTGCTGTACCGTTCGGCGTGACCAGCGTACACTATTTCGCCATTGTTGATCACCGTGGCGGATGCATCGTGGAAACCGGCGCTGATTCCTAGTATGTTCATTTATAGATAAATGGATCTCGTTTACGTAGTTCTTTTAATTTTTTACGATAACGTAATTCTAAAGTGATTTTATTGTAAAGATTTCGTAACCATTGCATTGAATTGATCTTTCATTATGTGTGCTGCCGCTGTGTGTGCTGCTTCTAGTGGATGGGTAGTACCTATTGGGTATTTATTCTCCAAAGCCCACTGATAAAAACCTCTTGGGTCCGTTGTTTGTGTTGCTTCTGTTCCGGCTGGAAACCAAAACCAATTGGCTTGATCCCGGTGTATTTGTTCAGTTAGACTATGTATGCTAGCATCTGCTGTTTGTATTGTATGATTGTACCATATGCAATTATCGGCACAGGTAAACAAATAAGGTATACTGTTGGTTTTTAAATAATTTTGTAAGTATGTAATTTCTTTGAGCGTGGTATAAATTTCCCAGTACTCGCTGTCGCCCACGTTCTTATAAAAGGATTTGGCAAAGTCGGCTATACCGTTTTCCTTGGCTTTGGTTATATTTTTAATTTGCTCATACAAAATATTGCTATTTTGATTTACAAATTCTTTTTCTATAGTTGCAGGATCATCCCGTACAGTCCACGGAGTAATAGTATACCAAGGACTGCCGCGTTGATTGGTATGATAATTAAAGCGAAATTCATAGCGACCAGGAAAGGTCCACGATACTATCACAGCAGGACGTTCAGGCCATATGGCTTCGCATTCAGCAATAACACGATGTGCTATGCCATCATTGCCTAAACCGGGCCAGGCCACGCATTGATACTGGTGTTCTTGAGACAACAAAGCCGCAAAGGTGCTTTGACTGTGTCTGCCGTTACAGTCTGCCAACTCGCTGCCGTATACGAAACTGTCACCTCCGGCTACTATAATCATATCCAGGCTTCATCATATCTATTTGCATTTGTTTGTAAGTGGAATCGCTCCAGCAGTAGTCGTACTGTTGTACAACTCCGTCAATTTCTATACGCTGTATGTCCAAGTGGCTGCCCAAGATGTCCCATATGGTCTTGTAGTCTGTGGTACCAAAACTGGCCTGTAGATCAATTTGACCCAGCGGCAGGTAACCCAGACTCAACGTGGTATCGCTGGGATCTCTATTGTTTTTGATCAACCAAGATTCAAATTCTGTTTGTTCTTTGTCGTGCCAAGGGTGCCCGCCATTGCGAACAACATCATTGCCCCACTCAACATCAAACTCGCCCGAGTAATATCTCAGTTCTGTAATAGCTTCGCATACTGTGTCAGTGAGTTCAGGTGCGTGTTCATCACGGAATACTTCGTACAAAGTCTTACCTATCTGTGTCCAGTGCATATATACACCGCCCAACACACGATCATATCCGTTGATGCGAAAGCCCTCACGGTGCTCGGGTTTTAAATCATATCGACGTGCATTTATAAATGTGGTAATTTGACTGGGACGTACCCAATAAGGATCTGTGGCCAATTTGCGTTGACTCAAGATCAAGTTTTCCATTTCGTGACAGATGTTGTTCAGTTGACGAATAGCATACTTGGTATCATAGTCAGCACGTTTGTACCACTCACTTAGTCCCCATACCGTACCTTGCAAGCGTTCAAAATGATTGTGTAACCGGTTCATCATATCGTGATTGATGCCGTTTTCGGCATAATCAAATCCAACTACATTTTTGGGGGTAAACAATTCCCAGATAAAGTATTCACTGTTAAAGAAAAGATTAATGGTTCGTGTGTGTTGATTGAGTTCGTTACACAGATATTCCAGTGTGCGAGCAGTCTTGGGAAAACCCATAAAACAAAAGTTTTTTTCTAGTAGGTTACCAGACTCCAGTAGATCTCGCAGAGCCACTTGCCAATCTTGGGCCAGCGAGGTGTCGTTGGGAACGATAGTATAGTCTACTTGATCGTTCCGGTCTAAAGGGTTACGCAATACTACTTTAATTGTCAATTGAATCCCACCATTCGAGTGCTTGAGGTCTTAAGGACATGATGTCTCTAAAAGTATACTGGTCTTTTCGGATTTTTTCAAGTTCTAATATACGAGCTTTGCCCTTTCTGAGACCGGCTTCGTATTCTGCGGGCCACTGTTCAGCAAATGTGGGTCTAGTTTTTAGCTGGACAAGTATATCCCGTAACGGGCCGGTTAGAGGTTTACCCTCAGGAGTGCCATTCAGGATTTCGTCTACCCAGGGTTCCAAAATGGATCTGGGCAGGGCCAACGGCGACATAACAATGTCCGGGCTAAAACTAAAAACTACTTTGGCTAGTACGTCTACACCTAGTGTTTCTGCGAGCGATTGTATCGCTTGTACTTCAAAGAGTCCTGGTGTAGTAAGAGTGAAGTCCAAACGGATCTGGCGGCGGTGACTGTGGTACGCAAGTCCTTCGCGGATGTTCTCAAGCCACTGATCAAAATCAAGACCTGATCTAATATACTCGCCAATTCGGCCCGTGCCATCGATGCTTGCACAGATTTGCCAGTCACGTAACCCAGATAGTATATCCCTAAACAAATTGATACCGCGATAATTGATGCGACTAAGATTTGTGTTATACCTAGCGTAAACATTTTTTCCATCTCCAAGTTCTATGATCCGTTGCATATACTTCCAGTGTTGCTCGTACATCAACGGTTCACCTCCCACCCAATACACCTCTTCCACTCGGTGTTCCTCAACAGCAGTAGCAAACTCTTGCTCTACCTGGGTGTCTTGAAACTTTACTATTTGTTCTTTGACCTCAGGGCGCATCCAATGTGTATTAGGATTGTCCCAATCAATCATATTATGTTGTCGTTGCTCACTCTCCCAAGCACTCGACAGCATATCGCCGCACATACGGCATTTAAAATTACACAGGTTACTAAACCTATAATCCCACGAGACTGGCTTCATTGTCGTGTAGCCCGTATCATCAGTATGTTCCAGGGCCTGTAAATACTTATGACCAAATAAACTGTTAAAATACGAGCGGTAAACGTCGGTATTCAGCAACTTGCTGTTGCACACATCACATTCGGGCAAGGTTTCTCCGGCCATCATACGACGGCGCACACTTTTCATATGTTCACTGTTCCAATGCTCATCCAATGAAATAGGTATGTACTTGCCGGTACCCGATGTAGTATCAATGTACTGTTGAAAATTCTGCGCAGGCTCTCTTGACGCACAACACATTCTACGCTCAGTTTGCGGGCTGAGATAGGTATGAGTCCAAGGTGCCATACAAAGTGTTGCTGGTTTATCCATTTATAAATTCCATTAAGGGTTCGACTATTGACTGGTAGAACGATACATCAACAGCAGATCTATTGTGAAACAAACTGGAATTGTGCGCCATTTTGTCTCGAGTTTCTTGACTGTATCCTTGCAGCTGATAATTTTTTATCTGTTCGTACACTAGATCCAATCGGTTGAGTTTGAAATCGTATGACTCGTCGAATAAATTACTGTATGTTTCAAACCCCGAGCGTTGTAAAAAATCCAATGTACCAACTCCGCCCAGCATCACAAACGGTTGTTGTAATGCTAGAGGTTTCATTGTTTTTTCTGTGACAAATATTTCGTCTGTGTTCATTTGTGTTTCTACCACTATGTTGATTTCTGTACGATTGTACCACGCAGGATTTATGTAACGATCCCATCTATCCCAATACTCTTTGTGTCCGGGGCTGTCGTGTTCAATATCGCCATCGATACGCACTCCACGATCAACATAACTGTATAGTCCTTGCTCCAAGATTGGAGTAAACTTGTTGTATATATCGTCTCTAAAAGGTCTAGCAAAATTCATCATCAGCAAAAACTTTTTGTCTGGTGTGTAGGTACGTTCTACTGTGTAGTTGCTCAATCGATTTTCGTGATACCAAAAATACAACGGAACTTCCAAGGTATTTGGTGGAGTATTTGTGCTCTCTGATCCAACCACGTGCAACACCGTTGTTTCAGTATGCGACGAACTGCTTTGTTTTTCCAACAGCGACTCAAACACCAATCGATAACCATCCCCGACCAATTGATCAACAGTTGTTTTATTTTTGTGATATTGATAATGATTGCACACAAACAAGGTTGATTGTTTGTCGTATGCACGGTGCGGATCATAGAATTCAAAATCAAAAGCCTGACCAATTATACTACGATACTCTAATAAGGTTATCTGTGTATAGTTGTTGTGATCCCAAAAACCAACCAGTTTAATCTTCATATCCCATTGCTCTGGCTATTTCAGGGTGCGTGTCCAAGAAGTTTTGTTTGCGGTGTGCATCGGTACGTTGCATCTTAAACAAAAATTCCGATCCGTCGCTGCCTGAACCTAATTCAATGAAATTGATTATGTTGTTGATTTCTCGTTGATAATGACTGTTTTTCCAAAATGTAGTTTTTAATTTGTTTAACACCAGTTCATTGGCAGCCGGAGTCATACGTTGTATGCTCATATGATCAGGACTGTGCATCATATTGAAATAAATGTCTCCAAACCCTTTGGTGTCGGCCCAGTCTAGTAATTCATCCAAGTAATAGACATTTTGAATATTGACAGTAAAACACAACTGTGTGGTGATATTGGGTGTGTCAACACGTTTGGCAAAGTGTACATCGTCGATAATTTTATTTGCCAAATCCCACTTGGCCCCGTAGCGTTCATATTCAAAACGATCGCCTACGTTGTCAATACTGAACGCAATATCTACACGACCAAATTGATTCCAAATCTGTGTGTTTTCACTCAGTTCCTGCGTGGCATTGGTGTTGTAGTGTATGTCAATGTTCTTGCTGTAACCCAAGGCAGCCGCATATCTCAGTAGATCAAAATGCTCTTGTATCATCCAGGGTTCACCACCGGTAAATTCAAAATACTTGATGTTGGGCAATAGTTCACGTAGGTTGTCCCAGAAGATTGTTGTTTTGCGTGGCCAGGCACCGGCCTTTAGCCAGGTGTAGGCAATGTGACTCTTCTTATCAAAGTCTTTGGGCATATATGCTAATTCTTCTTCGGCCCACTTGCTGCTTGACCACGATCCACAAATACGACATTTGAGATTGCAGATGTTACCCAACTTCAAATCCACAAACCATAGCTGGTCAGGATTATCGTTCGCCCAGTCAACCTTGTCGTACAAGTGCTTGAGTCTAACTTGACTATGGATGCGTTTGCTGTCGCGGCCGGCAGCTTCTTCATCCCAACAACGACTACAGGTTGCTGGCTTTTCCCCGGCACGAAACTGTCTACGTAGATTTTGCATATACTCGCTGTGATATGCAGTTTCCAAGTTGGTTTCATTTAGATCGTATTTTTTACCTGTGGCATCAACTATTTCCTCGTGTGCCATACAGCAAGGACGTGTAGTGCCCATCGGGCTGGTCTCAATGGAGATCCAAGGTAACATACAAATTGTTTTAGGTAACGTCATACCGCATTGCTTTTGCTATTTCTGGATGTGTGTCTGCAAAATTTTCTCCACGGATACGATCCAACTGTTTCATTTCCTCACGGAATCTGACTCCGTCTTTGCTTTCAGCATTGTTGATAAAATCAATTATTTGATCAATTTCGCGACGGTGGCGGTCAATAAATTTGCCTGAGTTTAATTTTTCAATTACCAATTGTTTTGCTTCCGGCGGCATTGTACCAATACTCAAATAGGCCGCTTCGTGAACTAATCCAAAGTTTTCGTGATCAAAGTCTTGTTCGGCTATCCACGCACACAATTCCTCAAGATAATAAACATTTTGTATACTCACAGTAGGATTAACCTGTAGCTCTATATGTGGAAGACGAGCTTTCATTGCACGAAATCTTTGTATGTTTGCATTGACTTCCGACCACTTGGCTCCTGAACGTTCTAGTTCAAAACGTTTGCCCAATCCGTCAATGCTAAATGCTATTTCAACACGTTTGAAGTTTTTCCATAATTCTTCAGCACCTTCGGGGAATACAGTTCCATTGGTATTGTAAAATAAATGTTGATAACGACTGGAACCTGTGTCTACGCTGTACTGCAACAGGTCAAAGTGTTCTTGAATCATAAAAGGCTCACCGCCAGTGAAATCTAAAAATTTAATCTTGGGTATCAAAGTTCGTACTTCTTCCCAAAATGTTGTACTGGTACGTGGCCATTCGCCTTCTACTAGCCAGGTCTTGCTTTGATGAGTTCGTCTTTCTTTGTATGGAACCTGCATTAGACTCTCCTGTGCCCACTTGCTGCTGATCATAGGACCACATATACGACATTTGAGATTGCAGATATTGCCCAATTTCAAATCCAAGTATAAAAAATGTTTAGGCACGACAGTATTAAAATTTACCAAAGGCAACAGCATATTCATTTTCTGCAAATGATTAACACGTTTGCTGATTTTGCCCACAGCTTCCTCATTCCAGCAACGACGACACGCTCGAGGTTTGCCACCATCAATGAATTCTTGTCGCAAATCTTTCATATAATTGCTGTGAAAGATTTCCATTATACTGTCGGTAGCAAGATTGTATGGAGTGCCATCATCACGTTTGATTACGTCCTCGCTAATGCAACAAGGGCGTACTGTGCCTACTGTGTTGGCAGCCAGACTGGTCCAAGGCAACATACACTTGTGATCAGCCACCGTTTAATTCCTTAAATTCAGGAAATAAATCCCAGAAACATTCATTTCGTACTGCGTCTAGTTTGGCAGTTTCTTCTACAAACCGTGGCCAATGTTTGGTACCATCAGTGCCGCGCATTAGACTCAGTAAACTTTGATATCCTGTGGTAGCACGACGCAAACTGTCTTGTGGATCTAACCACTCAATATGACGTTCATATGCCGGATAGATGACACGCTGTTTAAACTCCTCCGGGAAGATATCAATTCTATACCATTCGGGACTTTGGCAAATGTTGATATTCCAATCCTTGGCTTGAATCAATCCCAACCGAGTCCATTCCTGATGGAAGTCCAGCACGTGTAGTACATTCATTGAGCTAACAGTTGAGCTTACATAAAAATCCACGTGTGGCACTTCTGCCATCATACGTTCGCGGTTTTCTACTGTTTGACGCCAGTCTGCACCTTTGCGTATAAGTTCTGCTTGAGGACCCATACCATCTAGACTAGCACCTACTGAAACATTCTTAAAGTGTTTCCAATATTCAAACACGTGCTTGTCTTTGTAACGCATTTCACTGAAGTTTGTATTGTATTGAATACGTACATCAGTTTTGCCGGCATCAATTAGCTTTTCTAATAAAGCATAATGCTCTTTCATAATTAACGGCTCGCCGCCAGCAAAGTAAACCTGTTCTAGATACGGAACGTGCTCAAGCATTTGCTCTTGCATTGCATCCTCGTCTCCTGCAGCGTACTCCACTCGTGACATATCACGACCAAGCACATCTGGAACGCGGTTATATAACTTAACGTGATCGTTGTACCAGTTGCTACTGAAAATAGGACCGCAGGAACGACAGCGGAAATTGCAGAGATTACTAAAACGCACATCCCAATACCTAATCTTGAATTCAGGATGTGTGCCATCATCTTGTGTCGCATTTGTTTCCTTAATTAAATGTCCGTAGTTACGATTACTATCGTTACGCATACTAAACGCACCGTGCCGCTCTTGCTCGTAGCACTTGGTACATTCTTTACTGGGTTGATCTGCAAGCATATTGACACGCAACTGCCGGTACCGGTCTTGGTTCCACACTTCTCGCATTGTGTGTTGACGTAAGTCGCCCACTGGATGCCAATAGTCAGCCAAACAGCAAGGATACACACGACCGTCTGGGAAGGCGTGCATATGAGTCCAAGGCAACATACAGAATGTTTCGCTCTGAGTCAAGCGATGCCACTCTTGTTCTGTCAATTCTGTGCGTTCAATGAAATAAGGCGCACGAGCATTGTAGTCGTAACCCTTGTTGTAAAAATCTTGTTTGCTCATAACGTGTTGTACCAGCCTGCCAAGGCAGGAAATGTTGCTGTGAAGTTTTTACCGCGACGCTGGTCATACTGTGTATAAAACTTCTTAAAGTCTTGTTGTAGTACTGATTGTTCTGCAGCATCTGCGTGTGGTGTTTTGACCACATCCAAATAGTCAATCAAGCGTTGCAGTTGATTGCGTTCATACTCGTGCAAGAATTCGTCATTGCTGTTTGTGTCTAACCAATCTTGCAAGCGAATTTTGTAGTGTGTTCGTAATACATCTGGAAGAACCAGTGGACTTTGAAAACTTGGAAATCTTAAAATATTTAGCGAGAAACTAGGGAAGTTCTTTCCGTACTCACGTTTCCAATTCATACAGCACTCTAAGAAACTGTCTAGTGTGTCTAAACACAAGGCATTGATAGTACACATCACGTGGAAGCCACGTAGTTTACCTGAGTCCATAATCTTTTCACAGTTGTTGGCCCAGTCGTCCCAGACAAGTCCATCGCGTATGTATTCGGCTTGTAGACCGATGCTTTCATTACTGGTATATAAGTCAACAGTGACTCCATCAATGGCTGCTAGCAAACGATTTACGTCTACATCAGTACCTAGGTTACTGTTAATAGCAAGACGTGTAGAACTCTTGCCTTTGTTAGTTTTAAACCATTCAATTAGTTTCCAGGTCTCTGGCGACATAAGTGGCTCACCGCCAGTGATACGTAATTCTTTTAATGTTCTGTGTAGATCTGTTTCCCACCATTTGTGAAATGCTTCTACATACGGGTTAACTTCGCCGAAGCGATAAAGTTGACTGCTATCGTGAGGGTGAGTAAAGTGGTTGCGGCCGTCGCTAACCAATTGGGTGTATGGCCCGTGTTGCTTAAGGTCACGTACCCAGCTACTACTAAAAGCAGGGTTGCAGTAGCTACAAGCAAATTGACAGGTACGGTCAAACGCGATTTCAAGTGTTTGTAAATCCACATCTTCTTCTGCAGGAGTGTTGTAAGCAAGATCCAAATCCTTATCATCATATATAACAGTTTTGTACACACGGTCACTGATGTTGTCGCGACCAATGTCTTCAATCTTCCAACAGTATTCGCAACCGACAGGACGTTCGCCCCGTTGCATTTGAGCACGTTCTGATTTCTTTTTAGCGGTATTATGTAATGCCTTGGGATTGGCACGTACTTCGTCAACACTAACCTGATGTGGCAACGGGTGATGGCAACTAGTAGTTTGCCCTGACCCTAACCATATAGTAGCATTGTACCATTTGGCTCCGCAGAAGCTTTCCGACTTGATGTCGATCACCCGGCGTTTGTATTCTAAATCGGTTTCATTGTTAATTCTGGGCATAGTATCGGCATTCGTTCCAAAATTCCCGCATCTCTGGGAAAGTTTCTAAAAAGTCGGTGTTGCGTCGTTGATCGTGTTCGTGGAAAAATCTATAAAAATCTGCACGTTGTAGTTTAACATATCCTGGATCCAAATTGCGACCTTCCTTCATCCAATCAATATCGCGGCGCATACGTTGTACTTCGTAGTCCTTGAATCCGTGAAATGGATCTTCGGCAGTTTCCAAATTCAGTTCCATCCAGTCAGCCACACGTTCCAATACCCCCACGTAAACTTCAGGCAAGATTTGTAAACTTTGCCAACGCGGTTGACGTAGTAACGGAGTATCAAACCAAACACGTTGATATGTGGTACTGTGCGTTCTGCGTAGACTCAAAATATAATCTAGCTGTCGTTGTAAACCCAATACGCTTAGGTTATTCATTGTGATAATAAATGTAAGACTGTTGCGATAAGGAACTTCTGTCAGGTAACGTTCAACATAGCTGACCAGACGATTCATATTCAAACCGTTGCGTATGTATTCTGCGTGAGCTGGTATACCTGAGTCTAAACTCACGTACTGCATAAAGTGTTCAATTTGAGTTGAACACAAGCGTTTTACATAATCTAGATAGCGTTCAAACAATGCTGGTTCTACGCTGAAGTTTGATGTCACATTCAGGTGCAATTCAGGATTAGGCAAGGCCAACACATAGTCAAATACCTTGAATGTGTTACGATCCATCAGGGGTTCGCCACCGGTCATACGGAAATGTTTCAGTTGCGGATAAAGTGTAGGCCACCAGGCCCAAAATGCATCAACATAAGGATTATCTTGGGAATGAGGAATAGGCCTGTTGCGACCAACAAAATGGCTAGCATCGTTATGAACAGTACTGGTTGGGTATCCGCCAAACCTATCAACTTCTTGCTGCCAGCTACTACTAAACTGGGGACTACAATAACTGCATTTGAGATTACACGCATGATTAAAGTTAACTTCGACGTACGACGGAACAACGTCGTCTTCATTTCCGGCACTGGATCTAATAGGTTCATAATCTTCTGCTGCCCAAGGCTCTCCTGATCTATAATGTCTATCGCTTAGGTTACCCAAGTCTTCTTGTGTCCAGCAATAGCTACATTCTTGTGGACGTTCGTCTTTGAGCATAATAACACGTTGCTTTTTCTTATGCTCGGTATTGTGTAATGCACCCGGATTGTCTTTTAATACTGCGGGATCAATTTGATGCAAGGGCGGATGATAGCAACTGTTGTTGAGTCCTGTAGGCAAGTGTAGACTCACCTGTTTCCATTTGGCCAAACAGAGTGCTGGTCCTAATTTTTCTTTCATCTGCTCAGCGGCAGACATAAAGTCGCTTTTACTCAAACCAAGTTTCTCTCTTTAAGGTTAGCAATAAGGTATTTGACAAATTCTGTATGCGCTTCAGGACCGGGATGGGTTGGATCGGCCCAGCTGTCAATTTCGCCAGCAATCTTGTGCGGAGTTTGTAACACTAGGTTTTGTTTGTCGATCATATCATACAAGTGTGAATTGACTCGCAGATCTTTTAACTCTCTCACAGAACAAAACAGGTATGGCTGATTCATTGATTTTAATACACCTTGCAGTCCTATAATTTTGGTAAGACTTCTATGATAATGGCTTTCATAATCGGTATGATTGTAAAATTCGTCAAACAGTTGTTTGACGCTTTCACCTTCGTTATTGATGTAACCGCAACCAAATACCCAATCCTTTTCCACATAGTCTTGATCGTTTTCAGGCCAAATAACTTTGCTGGGCCAATCATTCTGTCGGCTTTGATATAGGCTGGTGTAAGTAGTATCAGCAAATTTGGTGATGTCTCTGACTTTGATATCAAACCGTCTAAAGTCGCACCACATGACCATTACTAGATCGTATTTTCTTTGTGCTAACTCGGATATGGTAGTGGCATAGATATATTCGTTACCTGCTCCGGCCTGTGCAAGATTGATAATATCGCACTCGATATTTTGTTCCAGTTGCTCTTGTAGTATATAAGGCCACGATCCAGCACCTCTAGCAACACTGGGTCCATTGACTAAAATTTTCATTTAAAATCTCCTGGGTAATTGTGGGCCGGCCCATACACGGCCAAGTGGTTGTTTGGTCATTATCATTTCATTCACTGTATTGGTCCACTCTACTGTATTGCTGTTAATTTCTATTTCAGGTGCTACCGTATTCAAGTACAACAAGTATTCGGCTGGCATTGGATGTGTGTTGGTTCTAAATAACAAACGCTTGCTGAATTGATGTTTTTCGTTGATCTCTACCTTGACACGATTGTCGACTCCACTAAAGTCCTGCTGAACAAATTGTTCCCACGTTGGCCAATTGGCGCCACGTAAAACTGTGTATTCTTGTTCAAGTCCTTTTATGTCTACATACCCCTTGCGACTGTACCAATCAAAATTGAATATTGCTTCGTATACGCTGGGTTTAACTGCAGCTAGTTCGTTGGCGTATAGTGTGGTTATTTCGTTGTCTATACTAAAAATTTTAAAAATATTATCATCAGGTACATTAAACGGCACTATACTAAAAAACTTGTACTCACAGCCAATTGAATCCAGTACAGCTTTAGCCGCAGACAAGTGTGCCATATCTCGAATTAGGTAGCCGGTGGGGTCGGCAAATTTTGCAACAAAATCTTCGCTGTAGGTTGTTTGATTATAGATACTACCCGGAGTAATCCATTGTTCACTTGCAACCCAACGGTCCTCGCGGCCTATGCTGCTCCACATAATCATCACAACATCATCCCGGGTGATACGGTTACGTTTGTGGCATTCCATTAGGCTATAAAAAATAAAACTATTGCCTGCACCATCTTGTCCCCAATTGGAATACGATTTGTACTGACGTCCCACTATGTCGGCCCAGGTTGGATAGTATATGCTGTTAGTAAAGCTACAGCCAAATGCAAAGAATCTTTGATCTTGTTTCATTTTGTAATTACGTTATTGTAATGTAAAACTATGCTTTCGTCATCCTTGGCTGTGGGGCACATAGTACATACACGATGTGGTCGACCATAATTGTTGAGGAATGCTGCAATTGCCTCATCTGGGCTATCGGGTGTAATGTACTGCCCGCGATATGGTTTCCACGCCGGATCTGTTATGCCAAAACGATCTAGTGTTTGTTCTAACCCGCCCAACGTACTACACTTGTACAACTTGCCCTGAAACATCAGCGGACATTTTTGTTGCATACAAATTTCAAACGATTCTGCTGGATTACTATTAAACGGCATCATATTTGGATAGTCGTTCTTATAGTACTTGATAAATGTCAGTGGGCGATTGACTTGAAATCGCAGGCCGTTTGTGGTCTTGTAACGATAGATGCCAAACTCGTACACAGGTTCCCATTTGTACATTGAAAATATTTTGCGTATCACTGCTTCTACACGCTCACTGTGTTGATGTGCAGTAATCTTAAAAACAAAGTTACCCACTTCGTGTGCTGTTTCTAATACATCCAAGTGTCGGTCCAGCAGTTCACCGTTGGTACTAAAGCGTATGGGACTTGTAGGCAACAGTTCTCTTAGTCCACGTATCCATTGCTTGAGCTCGGGATTGATCAAGGGTTCGCCGCCCATGATGCCAAAGTCTTCGATATCCATACGTGGCAACCAAGATTCAATTTCTCTGCGACCGTCCTCCCATTTGACATAACCTGTGTGCTTTAGGTCAGCGTAATTGCTGCACCCAAGACAACTTAGATTACAGAATTGTGTAACCATCATTTCTACAAACGGCAAGTGGTGTTTAGTTGTCATTTACAAAGATCTTTTCTACAGTGGTAGTAGTCAACGACAAAAGTGTTTGATAGTTGTGCTCAAATATTTCTTGCATATCTGCAAGTGCTCGGGCCATTTCAGCCGGAGTCCAACGACTTATTGTTTCTAATAATTTACTAACTTCGTGAATACGATTGGCTAATCCGTACTCGTCGTATCCTTCATCCCAATACTTGTTAAAAGTACAAAATCCTAAACGACGAAGATTGGCCAAATGATTGCGAGGAGTAACTGAAACAAAAGGTCTACGTGCAATCATTGGTCGCCAGGTCTTTTCAGTACAAAAGAAAACACCATCGGCCATATAAGTTTCGTGTGCCACATCAACAAAAATTGAATTGTAATAATTCAGTATGTTTAAATTGTTAGGCATCTGTATAGGATAACAATCTTGACTTTGGTTGATGTAGTTGCCTTTGCCAGAGATAAACTCCACGTCCTCGGCAATGGTTCTAGGGCAGTCTTGTAAAAACGCAACCACCTCAGGCAATATGTCACAACCAAACTCAACCAAATCTTCTAGTCCCACGTAATCAACAAGGTCCTCGGATTTTCTCAGATAATGTGTGCCTATTCCGCAATTATAAGTTTGCAAAGTTTTGTCTGCGTAACGACTGTGTAACAATGCAGCTGTCCATAATCGGTTCCAGTTACTTTTGCCAACAAAATGACCAAAATGATATGTTGGAGCAAATTCTGGTGTGACAGGATTTTGTCTTATCCATCCACGTATGCGAGTCAGTTCATACCAGGCTGTGGCCACACGTTGTATCTGATACGATTCATGATTCTCCAGCATATTGCCAGTGCGTATGGTAACACGCTGTTTGGCATAACCGGTATGATCGCAAAATCTATCTAGTACATTGTATAGACCATTGGCTCTAAATGATGCTGCTTCGGGAGTGATGTCAATCACAATGTTTTGATCGTTTTTTAAACAATCGTACATATAGTGTACCAGGGCATCTTTTAACCAAGTCTTGTAGTCGCTGCCGGCGGCCACACGATATGATCCAGTTGTTTCATTCAACATAATTTATGGTTTTTGAAAACTTTTTTTCGATTAGTAAATTGTAATTGTGATCTAGTATTGGTTGCATATCAGCGTACATTTGTGCCAGCTGATCTGTTGATCGAGACGATAGCGTATCAATAAGATCGAGAATCTTAGTATATTTATGTTTAATTCCGTAGCCATCATAGTCTTCATTCCAGAAGCTGCCAAATGTTCTAAAGCCCATTTGTCTTAGATGTATCAGGTGGCATTTTGGTCCCATTGTTATAAACGGTTTTTTTAACAGCATTGGGCGAATGGTTTTTTCTGTGGGAAAAAAATTACGTCCATTCACAAAAGTTTCAGCCACTATGTCTATTAGAAAGTCTTGATAAAAATTGGCCAATTGTTCTGTGTGCTGTTGAGTTGACACCCCAATGGTGTAACCATCTTGATTTTCAATTTGTACAGGGAAATGATCGGCGGCCAATAAAAAGTTCCGGGCCGATGGCAAATCAATTTCAAACAATCGTTGCATTTCAAATAACCGGCGGTCAACATCGTCGTGTGGATTAGAACGAAAATTAATTACAGATTTGTCTGCGTGGTTAATTTGCAAATGCCCAGCAATGCCCATACGATTCCACGTGGCTCGATTATACAATGCACCAAATATTTTTCGACGATTCCAAACCTGATACGGTGTATAGTCTGTGTTGCCAGTGGTATAAAAGAATCTAAAAGCCGAATCGTGTACACGTATTTGATAAACCGGGTGATACTCAACCACGTTACCAGTCACAATAGTTACCGATTTGAATCTAAAACAATCCAGCAGTTCGTATATGCCCAGGGATTCCAAACACCCACCTTCGTAGTTGGTATTTAGAATAATATTTTGATCTTGATTGCGAGCCAAAAAGGCAATCAGCTCCAGCCGATTGAATATATGGTTATCGTTGATGTTTAAAAATAGCGTCATTCCCTTGCCATTGGTCCTTTATTTTTAAAATTACTACGATAGTGATATTTAAAAAAACGACTTTCCTCTGCATCCATATCCACAATAGGCAGACTCAAACGCATACGCAATTTGTCTCCGATGTCTCGGCACTCGTCGGCGCCGTGGTCTTTGTATTGCAGCCATAGCTCTGCCAAGGCATCAAAATTTTGTACTTGGCGATAATCCCAGTCTCCCAGCATTGTCATATATGTGCCAAGACGTGCACCATATATGGCCCAAAAGCCATTGTTGGCATCTGCACCCACTGTTTGCCACACACACAAATGATCGTAGTTGCGATTGTTAACCTTGCTTTCAAACTCCAGTAGGCTTGGCTTGGCTCCACGATCTAAACACATTTTAACACCTTCTCTAAATCCGGCACGCCAGGCTTGAAAAGGAGTGCCGTTGGGATAGGTGGTTGAATAGCAGTCGGCCATGGCCCAGTAGTTGGGATAAAAACAAAACTCCACATCGTTTTCTGCTGTGCCATCTGAGTTTTCGTGAGTACGCATTGCATAAACAAATTCTTTGGTCCAGCAACTCATACCACCGTTGCCGTACATCAATCCATTAACAGCGTTGCGAGCCCGCCAACGAAAAACGCAAGAGTCATTAGTATCATTGAGGGCCAATTGGAGATTGAAGAATTCAGGATCAGGAATGTTATCCCCATCGATAAGAACAAAACGGTCTGTGTCGCTAGCGTCTGCAGCCGCTTTGTGAGCGGCGTCACTGCCTTTAACTCCGTCCACTCTTTTGGCCCACGGAACCATGTTTGAGATTTGTATCCAGAATTCTTCTTTTCTTGGTTCGTCATAGGTTAAAAATATGCAGTCTAAATCTGCAATGTCAATTATTTTTGTACTCATAATATTCAGTTTCTTGTGCCGTTTCGTTTTCTTCCAATATTAGTCCTGCGTGATTTTTTACCACACAATGGCCTTTTGTGCCACGTTTCAATAGCACTCGGTACTTGTTGTCGGGGTCTTTTTTTACCAGTTTGCCATCAACTACAGTATATAAAAAATATGTATTGTAGATAGATTTATCAACCACTATGTAATTGCCAGACTCGGGGTGGTTTTGCATCGAGCAACCGACAATGTCTCCAAGCTCGTCATAATAAAATCTATGTTCAATCACCGGCACTGGTATTTCCTGTGCGGCCATTACTGCGTTAACTTCTTCCCAAAATTTAATTTCTTCTGGACTCATAGTATTCTATCAATTCTTTGGTTGCGTATTTTTTGTCATAGTAGTGAACTGGATGGTATTGATTTTGATTGTTAATACGTATCATATCACCATCACGTTCGGCTACCACTGTTTCTAACCAGCTACGTGCATCACTCCAATTTTGTATGCCTGACTTCATATGTACAAAATTGATAAAATCCATTGAAGGAATAGTACATAGCTCTTCGCCAATCAACAACGCTGTTACTGCATAAAGCACATCGGTGCTGGGAGTTTCCTCTCGACAATTTTTAAATAAGTCTCGAACTTCTGCCCAGTTACGGTATACTGTTTCTGCCAAGGCAAAAAAGTTAAACGCTTCTTGACTGTATCTAAAATACATCAAACCATTGTACACATCCGGCAATTCGTTATCGTCAAAAAATTGTCGATATTTTCTTACATCACTGGGTTTTCCCTGGTAGTTTTTACATCCTGTGCTGAGCACTATATTGCGTAGTCTAAAAGCTGGCCACCAGTGATCTATACTGCCAGTAAACAACAAATCACTTTCTAGTTTGACAGTTTCTTTAAATGGCGATAGACGTAGTGCTTGATATTCATTAGCCAGTTTCCAATTGCTGGAAGGGTCATTATTATCGGTGGGCAAATCAATAATATAATCAAAAGTATTACGATGAAGGTCATTTACTTTCTCCCGTGTGGCCGCATCAACAATTACCGCATACCGGTTATTTTTCTGCGTTGCCTTGATGTTAAGAGCTTGCAGGTAAGCCAGCTCCAAATAATCTACTGATGCTGTGTTCTGTGCAAACGTAACAAATCCTTGAGGTTCTCTACTCACACATGGTCTCCACAAATTGTTTAAACGAGTCAGTCAGCAGGTAATCTTTATCTAATATATGCAGGCCTTGACGTGGCAGAATTGATGTTGTTGGATAAGTTCCATCTGACGACAAGGTATGGTTAATTTTTAACAGACTACCGACAGGTTCTATAGATTCAATTTCGTGATAGATACTGAGCATTGTCCAAGGAATACTTTCTGATTCGTTTAGGCAGTAGCCGTTTAATATATTGTTTGCTATGGCAAACGCATAATCATTTCTAAATCGATCGGTGGTTATATTATACAGAGCTCGATAATATCTGTAATTTCTTTGTATGCGTCCCACTAGATCAAACAGCATACGACTGCGTTCACGTTTTCTAAACAACACCACTGTGGCCCATACAAAAGGTAAACTGGTATTGCCCATGACATCGTTATCATTGCCGGATGTTGATTGATTATGATGCATCAATTGATAATCAAATTCTGTTTCAAACAAGGTATTGATACTGCGGTCCAACACAAGATAATCGGTATCCAACAATACAGTTTCATCGTACGGGCTTAATTCATAAGCCAAGTATCGACCAAAATTGCGCCAGGCTATGGTTTGATTGTTGATAGCACCACGATAATTTACCTGTCCAGCATCGGGAGTCAGTCGAATGATGTGATCGTATGCAAAGGTAGGATTGCTGTCCAAATCTGTCACAATGGTCACAGGTAATCCTAGATTGTGTTGTATTAATCGACTGGACTGATCGGCTATGGCAACATAATCTACTTTTTCGGTATTAAAGGCAAATACCAGTACGCCTCTAGACACGTCGGATACGTCGGAGTTCTGCATATTGTTGATGCCAGGTATTCATTACCTGCTGATAGTGTTCGGTGGCCATTTCAAGAAATGCCTGCTGATTGATTTTTATTGGATTACCGTAGGTATCTTCCAAAAATAAACTGTCCGGATCTCCGCGCCAGGTTGATACAAAAGCATACAATTCGGGTGTAATTTTAAACAGTCCGCCGTTGCAGGCCATATGTAAATCGGCCTGTATTTTTTCCCGTAAGATTTTTTTATTGGCCTGGTAGTTGGTAGCACGACGTACTTCGGTTGTAAGTTTTTCGATTTCGTTCATGATAGAATAAAAGGTGTAGATAGTTATTATACTATGCTACACCCTTAAGGTCAACCTGGTTGGGTTTAAGAAACGCTGACTGATCCCCAGCTAGCGCCTAAGAAATTGGATTCTGGGTATACCACGTCGATGCGATGATTCCAACTGACGTTAAAGTCTTTGTTACCAAAGTCGGATACTAATGCACCCATATGCACATACATTTTGAAATAAATTACACTTCCGGCGTCGCCGTGACTGCCTTGTGTACCGTTTGAATACACATTGACTGCTGCCCAGTCGCCGCTGTATGGATAGTTGCTGCTGGTTATGTACACAATTGATTGCTCAGTGGTGCCAGTGTTGTAGTATCCAATACTGGTGTTGTTGACAGTTTGGCTATAACCTGAACCGGTTCTACCGCCGTTGCTGTGAGCACCGTAGTTGTTGATACTGCCAATGCAATTGATCAATGTGGTCAAGTCGCCGGCACGGCCATGGCCGCCATTGTTGGTAACGCTGGTAGTTACAAAGTTTAATTTGCCGCCGGCATTGAAGAAATAACGTGCAGCATCAGCGCCGCCGCTGAATGTCACTGTGCGAACAGCATAATAATCTAAAGCAGCCGAAGTTGAACCAGAATTTGGGTTGAATGTGTACCCAGAACTTTGTGATGTGCTACCCTGGCTGGCGTAATTTAAACGATTGTCGTACAAGGTGCCCAATGCAGTTTGCAAAGCTGACATATAGGAAATTGTGTTACCTTGCACTACTGGAGTAATTAGTGCAGGATTTGGACTGCTAGTACCACTTTGGTGTTTGGACATATTGTTGACTGTGGTCATCAATGTTCCCCACTGTGTAGCTGTTACGTTGGTACCAGTGCTAGCTGACTGTGTAAAAGATTGTCCGTATCCAGCATCGCCATATCCAATTCCCCAAACTGCGTTCAATTGACCGCGGGTGGTTGATGGATTAGCGCCGACTAACGTGTTATTAAAGTCGCCTTGTGTAATTAGTCCGCCTTGCTGATATGCCATTTTATTTCCCTTTGTACTTACGAATTTATTTTAACTATTGCTTCAATTATACCTTCACCCTCGTATGTTTTGTCAACCAAACTGCGTCCAATAACATTCCAAGGTGTTAATTCATGTGCTTGTCCGGCACGGGCTAACCCATTTCCGGCACTGACTAAACGACTGCCCTTGGCAATTAAACCAACGGCTCTTACAGGAACACGTCCGCTCATTGCAATCGGTGGATGAGTAGCATCTGTGCCAGCAGTTGAATTCATTAAGTAAGCTGCATTAGTACTTATGACGCCAAACACTTTATCGCTTAAATCAGCTACCACTTTAGTAATTTCTGCCGGGCCACCCATCTCTACCACAGTACCTGGCTCATATTCTGCGTCGGCTTCAAATCGTTCGGCTATGTCAGCGTACTGTGCTTGAACTGATCTACCATACACAATATTAAATTGGTTGTTTTGAGTACCCAAATTGTAAAGTAGTGTGCTGGTTGGCACAATATTGCCTGTAACTGCGGTTGTTCCGTTCAACGTAGCATTGGTAAATGCCGCTGTGCCTGTTGCTGTCAACGCACCGCCAACAGATAAACCGCCGCCGATGATTGCAGAATTGACCTGAGCCACGTTGCCATATATGGTTCCCCAATAAGCGTTGGTAGCACCCAAATTGATAACTAAATTGGATGCTGGGGTCAAACTGTTGGTAATGGTCACTGTGGTAAATTTGGCCACGTTTGGCGTTATCAAACCAATTGGGGTATTTTGAATACCGCCGCCACTGACTGTTAAACTGCCACCCGATGTTGTGGCAATTTCTGAACCGTTGTATGTGGCATAACCAGTTAAATTTATAGTGCCGCTGGCGTTTAGATTGACAACATTACCCAAATTGGTAATATTTGGCTGGCTAGCCGTTAAAAGTGTACCGGTAAATCCTTGACTTGCACTGACCGAGCTGGCTGTTACTCCAGTGGCTGTTACACTGGTAGCAACCACGTTACCTGTCAGTGTGCCGTTGAGATTTGGACTGTTGACTGCTGTTGCTGTTACTGTGCCAGCTGATAATGTGGTACCAGTGATATCTGCAGCAACCAAACCGCCTGTGGTTGTTCTTTGTACCAATGTACTTGCTGTGGCGGCGGTGTCTTGAGTGTTTAATCCCAGTGCTGGTACATTTGTTGTGCTGAAATTTAAACCAGGTTTAACATTACCAAACCCGGTTACTGCTGTTTGAAAAGGAACATCGTGTGATAAAATAGCGTAAATTGTACCGTTGATTTTGAACTGTACAACCACGTGTGTGCCCGACGATGTGTCAGTCATTGTGGCCGGGAAAGCACCTGTATCTGCTACACCCACTAGGGTTTGTGGACCAACTGTGATCCAGCTGGTACCGGAATATACTTTTAGCTGACTGTGTGTGGTATCAAACCATAAGTCGCCGCCCAGGGCACTTAGATCGCCCGGAGGACTGCTGAATGGGCTGGCAGTAGCACCAGTTGAAATCTTCCAACTAGTACCGGAATATACTTTAAGAATGTTGTTTGTTGTGTCCCACCATAATTGTCCCTTGAGTGGGTTGGCTGGGCTGGTATTGTTGGAGAAATTTTCCAACAATCTTACAAAATTGTCATTCAAAAACGCACCGTAGCCAGCGTAATTTTTGCCAATTAAAACTAAGCTGGTACTGGTATTATCTACTGTACCGTCGCTGACAATAATTGATTCGCCGTCTGATTTGTTAATTGTATATGACATCTTCTATCCTTTGATAATATTTATGCTAATATTATTCATTTTTGCGTCTTAAATTACTTTCTGTATGTAATACAGAGCGTAATAACTTGGTGTAATATCTACGGCTGTTGCGCCGCCAGCGTTTGCTGTACTGCCCGACAAAGTTATGCTGTGTGTATGTACATCAACCGGTGTTAATGTAGTGGTTGTGGCCACTGTGATTCCTGTTGTTGCTGTTTGAGTCTGGCTATTTCCAGAATCTGCGTTTAATCCGCCGGCACCTGTGTTGCCGCCACCTGCGTGTAGTGTTTGCGGTGTAGCGTAGGTGTGTGCGTGTCCAGCATCTGATACCACTGATGTGGATGTGGCAGTATGATTATGAGCTCCCGCTCCACTAGTAGTAGCTGTGATAGCATTGATACTGTGCGAGTGAGTTGGCATTTGTGTAGCTGTCAGTGTCACTGATGTGTTTCCACCAGTTGAGCCGGGGGTATAAGCGCCGCCAGCTGCAACAACAAACCGATCAACTAAATTTACTGTACCACCTTGGCCATTACAAATATGCCAGCCAAACGGAATAGTGTTGCCACTGTACATAATGATAGCACCAGTTGGCAACAAACTGTGTACAAACTGTGTGCTGGCAATTGAATCATTTTTTGTTGCTACGTTTACGGTGGTTGCTAACGAATTTACTAAATTGGTGTTGGTAAACACATTGTTTGTACCAGCTACACCAGACACATTACCACCAGTGGCCTGTATGTTAGCAGTGGTCAATTGGCCAACTGTTCCGTTGGTTGCTGTTACTGTTGCCAAATTGGTAGCACTACCGCCGGTGATTTGTGCATTGGCAGTTGAGAAATTTGTGGCTGTTTCATTTACCACTGTGCTGTTTGTGATATTTACACTACCACCAGTGATTGCAACATTGCCAGATGCAAAATTGGCAATTTGTGCTGTGTTAGAATTTAAATTTGTCAGTGTGGACTGTGTGGCTGATAATGCAGTTAGTCCTGTTGCAGAGCCACCAGTTACAGTAACATTACTTGAGTTTAGATTTGTAACCAAAGCTGTGGCAACTGTTAAATTGGTTAGATTGGCTGTGCCACCAGTGATTGCAACATTGCCAGATGCAAAATTGGCAACCTGTGCTGTGGTAGCAGATAACGTTGCTAGTCCGGATACGGCGCCACCTGTAATTTGTGCGTTGACTGTGCTGACTGTGGTAGCTTGGACATTGGTCGATACCACGTTGCCAGTATGTGTGCCAAAACTGTTGCCGGTGACATTGCCAATGACATTTCCTGTCAATGTTCCGCTAATGGTTGATGCTATCACATTTCCTATAACTGTAGCAGCTTGAACTGTGGTTCCTGCTACATTGCCTGTTAAATTACCAACCACGTTGGTGTTTATTGTTGCGCCAGCAATGGTATTGTTAATGGTAATTCCCGGATTGATTCGCGGAAATCCTGTGGCGAATCCCGAAGGAGTAAAAGATGTGTCGGTGCTAAATGTTGCAATAACAACGTTACCGTATTGCAATTTTAATATGTTGTGCGATAGCCCTGATGTACCTGCATCATCTACACTGACCGGAATAGCACCACTTACACCTTGTGCTTTTGTGTAGATCGGACCAACAGGTTTAAACTGCCCCTGGTCCCAAATACTCATTTGGTTGGTTGTAGTATTGAACCAAATGTCGCCATCTTTTGATATAGCGGGTTGAATACCCGAATTGGTAACACCTGATACTGGAACGTAACCCTGTGTTGTATAAACTTTTAAAATTTGATTGGTTTTATCAAAATACAGCTGACCTTGCAAAGAAATACCACTTGGAGATGTTGGGCCAGCAAAATTTTCCAGTAAGTGTACTAGATTTTCGTTAAGAAGAGATCCATATCCTACAAAATTAGGACCAGGCAATGTCAACGCAGTGGTGGTATCTACTGTACCATCTTGTATGGTAATTAAATTAGTACCGTCTGCTTTAGTAACTGTGTATGGCATATATATTTTATCTTTGTTATTACTTATTTATCGTATTTTTACGCTGTTAATGTCCAGTTGCCCGGGGTACTCCACCGGTGCGTTACCCATCCATCATTGACTGTGATGCTGTCGCCGCCGGTAAAAAATGCCGATAGTGCTTGATATTGCACTATCACTGTGCCTGATCCCCCGGTACCACCATTGGTATAAGAGCTGTGCATACTACCACCCCCGCCGCCACCAGTGCCATCCTGTCCATTTCCGCCATTTCCCACACCGCCTCCGCAGTTGGCATTTCCGCCAGGTCCTGTACCACCGGGTCCTTGATTTCCGTAGCCACCACCACCGCCTCCGGCCAATTGAAAAGTCAGACCGCCCTGGGTTATGGTTAAACCAGTACCGCCATCACCGCCGGTATCGCCGTTGCTTTGATTTCCCGGGCTGTTGTAGCCACCGCCGCCGCCACCACCAGCTTGTCCATAGCCTTGCCAAATACCAGTTCCGCCGCTATTTCCTTGTCCGCTTACACCCGAGCCGCCACCGTGCGTATTTACATATCCGCAACCACCGCCGCCTGAGCCGCCATCGCCCACTGTTTGGTTTGGAGTTCCCCAGCCACCGTTGCCGCCACCAATGGCCAACAACGGGTTTCCAGTAATTACTGGAGCTGTCATTCTGGTATGCCATACCACATTTCCGTAGCGATCGTAAAGGGCTGCAGCAAATAGTGCTGGTCCGCCATCATTGAGTGCCTGTACAGTAATTGTTTGCACCCCAGCATTGACAAAAAACGAACCTGATCCATTGGTACTGCCCCAATCGTCGTTGCCAACCACATAGTTACCATCCACGTACACTCTGATATGATTGTCAGCCGATGCTGTGATAGTATAGTAGCCGCTGGTAGCAACATTTACGATGTAGTCCACTGTGACCCACGAGCCCACTGGGCTTACAAAATCTTGACTGGTCCAAACTCCATATGTGTTTAGAAATCCGTTGTATACTGGGTATGTGCCAGCGTAAACTGGTCGATCGACTCCGCCAATTACACTTGGTTGTGGTGTTATTCCAAAATAACTATTTTGTCCACTGGCGTTTGCGCCACCGCCTGCACCCACTGTGACATAGTGCGGTTGACTGACAGAAAGCTCAACATTGTTTTGCATCACTACGCCGCCGGCTCCGCCACCGCCTCCGCCTTCCCAACCGTAGCCAACACCTCCGCCACCGCCACCGGCAACTACAATTACATTGGCAAACACATTGGGTGGCCAAAATTGTTGCCACTGTCCATTCTTTTTATTCCAACCAGCACGTATGCTCGATGCGTGTCCAGCCGACGTATTCACATAAGGCGCAGCAACTGATTGCCACACGCCATTGTTGTTGACAAATATTCCGCGGCCGGCCATTGATTAACCTACCTGAAACCAGAAGTCGCCGTTGTTTCCGCCACTGGGTGGATTAGGTGATACTGTATAATTAAATTTTTGTGCTGCAATAGCGCCAGTTACAAATGCTGTAGTAGCCAACTGTGTGCTGTTGGTGCCAGCAGGAGCAGTAGGTGCTGTGGGTGTTCCAGTAAATGCTGGACTACCAATGTTGGCCTTGAGTGCCAAGTCAGCATTGAGTGTGTTGATCAATGATGCTTCAAACGCTGAAATTTGTGTAGACAATGCAGCATTTAATGCAGAACTGGTTGTATCAACATAAGCTGTACTGGCTATAACTGTGTTGTTGGAATTCAAAGTCGCTGTTGGAACAGTAGGTGTTCCTGTCAATGCTGCACTATTCAATGGCGCCAATGTTGGAATAGTGTTGTTGATGCTGACCACATTGCCTTGTAAAGTGGCAATTTGACCGGAAAAAGTAGCTACATTGGAATTTAATGCTGTGGATACTGCGTTGACGTTGGCGTTGATATTGTTTGTAGCTGTGTTTAAATTGGTTGCTGTATCTGACCGCAAAGTGTTGATGTTTGCTGTCAATGCGGCCACTGCAGAATTCAAATTGGTAGTGGTTGTTTGTGCCAACAATCCAATATTGGCGTTGAGAACCACAACGTTTTGATCAACGTAACTTTTATTTGTTACCGAATTTGGGTTACTGGCACTGGTCAACGGTATAGGCATTTGAGGAACGCCGTCGATGCCAGAAATTGACAACGAGTGTGTGGTTCCGTTGATGGTATTGACATATACTTCAATGTTGCCAGAAAAATTGCGATTTTGTATAGTTAATGATTTGTTACCAAACGATAAACTGGCATCACCAAGTCGTAAGTTTCCGTTGACGCTGATATCTTGTGCAAATGTGCTGGCAATGTCTGTTCTGGCATAGTTGGCTGCTATTGCTCCGCCTAAAGCTAGGGCGTTTAAAGTTGTACCGTTTACAGTTACGAGATTGCTTAGATTGATACCAGGCTGTATGTCGCCAAAATGTGCAATGGCAGTTTGAGGAGTAAATTCAGGGTCAAAGCTGGCAATGGAAATTCTATTGCCATTGGTATATGTGCTTACCACTGTGTGCCCGTTGCCGGCACTATCAAGTATGGTTTCAACTATGTCGCCGCTTAGACCTTGTGTGGCCGAATAAGGAGGCCCTACAACTACCCACTCAGCACCGTCCCAAGAAAATAATTGTTTGTCGTTGATAGAATACCATTGGTCGCCCAATTTGTTTTGAGTAGGAGCAGTTTGACTAACAGTACGTTCACTTACTGGTATCCAATTGGTACCATTGTACACACGTATTCTAAGATTGGCAGTATCATACCATAGTGTTCCTTTTAAAGGAGTGTATGCGCCATTTTTGTTGGGATCTTGTTCGCTGGCAAAATTTTCCAACAGTCTAACAAAGTTTTCGTTTTGAAATTCACCGTAGTTGGTATAATTACGACCAATCAAGGTCACGCCTAGATCGCTGTTGGTTGTACCGTCCAATAGGTCAAATAATTTAGTACTGTCGGTTGTGGTAATAGGGTAACTCATAGTATTATCCGATCGAGCTTAAATTGGTCAGGGTTTGAATTCGCACAGTATAATCAATTTGAATTAATCTATTAAGAGCTTTTTGCACTGGGTGGAATACCACGTGAGTCAATAACAATCCAGTGGAAGTTAGTCCGCTAGTGCCATTAATGCTGCGACCGCGCAGACCTAATTCGTCAAATACAAATTCGTTGTTTAGACTTTGGCTAACGTCAAAGTAATCTTGCCCGTTGGGCTCACCGTAGTCTAACAAACAGCTGACCAGAATATCAGTATAAATTGTGCCAGGAATATGGCTCACTGTCATTTTGTTGTTGCTGGGATCTTTGTTGGCCACCGCAGTATCGTCAATCACTTTGGTATAAGTTGGATTGTATAAATTGCTGTTTTGTCCTGTGGTGTTGGTTGGCAAATAGGTAATAATGCCAGTGGTGTCTACGCTGGTACCACCATTGCCAAAATTCATTTCGTAAATAAAGTTCTCGCCTTTGTTGGCAACAGAACTGGCCAATGCTCGACTAAAATTTTCATAGTGGATTGCATTGGGTTTATCAATGTAGACCTGCCCTGACTCGGGGTCAAAAATTTTGATATGACCACGTACATAAATACCAGACTGTTCATCTGGGCGTTTTTGTGTATTTTCCACTTGTTTTTCCTCTAAATTTTGTTTGTTATCAGTATTTATCACGGTGTTTTACCCCCGGCTGCAGTAACACTTGGACTGTTTTTCAAGAAAGCAACCTGCGCTGTTGTACTGTTGTACAAGCCTGTGCCATCTGTTGCTGTGCCGTATGGGCCTGGGCTGTACCAAATTTGTGATTTTGAAACTGTTGAACCGGCTGGTACTGTGATTTTTCCATCTACGGTTACATTGCCCAAGATATAAGAACTCACAATGTAGCTGTCAGCTTCAACTCTGTTGATTTGCAGTTTGCTGGTTGAATTGCTAAATGAATCTTCGTCAAATCCGTCTGCAGTGTCAAAAAACTCAGGACGTCCTTGAGTGCCAATAATTGATCCGCTAGTAATAATGGCACCAAAAGAACGCTGATTTGATACTGTTTCAAGTGCTCTTAGTGTAACACTCACCGCAGTATTACCTTCAAATGCATAGGTTACGTTGCCAGCTGCCAGTACATTTGCAAACTTGGATGTAGCTATGTTTGCCGACGATATTGGTGTGATATTTGATGTTGGGAATGTGGCAGAATACACATTACCTGTGGTAATATAAGTGTTGCCACCGCTGTCAAAAATATATGTGTGCAAAGGAAACGCTGTGTTGGCTGTCCAAGTTTTAGTGCCAGGGCCATAGACATTTCCGGTAACAGTATAACTGTTTCCGTTGTAGTAGGTTAGAACTCCAGGTTTTATTGTGGTACCAGGTTGCCATAAATCCACAGTGGTCAAACTGGTGATGATATCACCAACATTGACGCTTATGTTTGCTGTAGTTGTAATTCCATATGCAACCACATCAGTTGCTTGGTAAGTTGTTGCCTGACTCAATGTTGTTGAGGTAACTGCGGTATTGGGAATCTGTTGTGTTGCACTAGAATCTACCACTCGACTGCCGGCTGGATGTATGTTAGCTGTTGCGGTTCCGTCAACTCCGCGTCTAATTTGTGCCAAGGTATTGATACTGACTTGTTCAATTTGTGTTGGTGCTACATTTGCAAAATCTATGGCATAAACGTTACCAGTGGCCACATAAACATTGCCAACGTAACTGATCAAACTTCCAGCAGGTACTGTAATGTTTGGTTGCCAAGGAATAGGAGTTTCCAATGCATAGTTTCTCCAGTAAGCAATTTTTTCTCCGTTGATGAAAACAATGCCCGGTGTGCTGGATATCTGATTGGGGGCCGGCAAACGTGTAGCATCAACTACACTGATAGTTGTGTCGGTCATTGCTAAATCTTGGGCTAATGCTGTGGTTGATGCCGCGGCAATTCGATAATAAGATCTCTCGCTTTGCATATTATCAAAATATCTCCAAGCAATATTGTCAGTTTGATAAACACTCAAATTAAAACTGTCAAACATACGACCCGGTATTAATTCTTCGGGTGCGTGACTGACATAGCTGTTTACATAGCTGCCACCATCCACATACACATTGGCCATATCAATGCCCAGGTTGTCGGAATATTGACTTTGTATAATAGTATCTACTGTGGTACCCAGGTATGTGTTGCCTTCAATGATCACCCCAGGATAATTTATTCCGTCGCTGATCAAACTCAAATCAACATTGCCGTTGTAGGCCACAATGCGATCATTGGCATTGTCAAAGTCTGCGGCAGAAATTTTGACAATTTGGGAAGGAAAGTTGACTGTGTTTGTTACAGTATTTCCAGTGATCACGTAGTTGTTGCTCAATCTAAATAGATGTGTATCCAACACTATGACTGAGTTGGCTGCAATAGTTTGTCCCAAACTTGCACTAACATTGCTTGATATATTGCTCCAAAACACAAAAGTGTTTGGGTTGGTATATGTGGTACGGTCAAATTTGATATTGGTTTTGATGCTTCTGACCACGTTGTGTCCCGAATTGTTTCCGGTATATTCGTTTCTCAGTATTGGGTTAACTATTGCACCCGCGCCTGTGCCGTTGACAACTATGGTCGGAGTCGATGTATAACCAGATCCAGGGCTGATCACACGAATTTGATTGATCTGGCCGTATGAGTTAATGGATGCAGACAAATTGGCTCCGGTACCACCACCACCGGTAACAATAAGTTGCGGAGGCAAGGTGTAACCCGATCCAGGGTTCTCTATGCTTACATCAACAATTTTGTAGGTGTAGTTGTTGGACCAATTTTGGTAGGTACTACTAGATAGCAAGGCAACGTCAGTACTTTGTGTTCCGTCTGGTGCTCTGTAAGTTTTTAAATTGGCGTCCCAGTATGCCGGCAGGTCAAAGTCTGTTATGTCTCCGGCATACGGATCATTGCGTTTGTAATTGATAACAAATTCGCGCAGTATGGTTCTGTATGGTTTAACTTCGTTGATGTACTCTAGATAATAATCTTGGTTGTCTTTGATGTAGGCCGGGAAAGTTTCTAATTTTCTAATATCTTGTGTGGCCGATACAAAGCTGGTTTTAAATACCCAATCTAGATTTTTCTGTTCACTAAGCACATACTTGACCATTGAGAAGAAAATTTGATTGTAAGTCAACGCCAAGTCTTCAATGAAAATTTCTTTTTGCATTGCAGAAATAATTTGTCTCAATTCTTTGCTTGGAATAGCGCCAGTGGTGATTTGTAAGGTGCCGTTTTGTATTCCCACCAATGTTTTGGTAAGGTCGCTGTTGATCTGATAAACTAAAAATTGTCCGTTACCACCATCCAACACTTTGACAAACTGACCAGCTGTCAGTGACAATTTGCCCAGCTCAATGTCATTTTTAACAGTATAGTTGGGAGTGGTAGTTGGATTGTAAGCAGAATCATACCAATCAGCATAGGTCCAATACAAATCGGTTTTGTAAGTTTGTACTGTTGATACCGTAAATATGCCCACCGTGCCATTACAGCCCGACAGAGTGTATACTGCCCATTTGCCCAAATTGGTGCTGTCTGATTTTACCAATACACGACTTTGACCCACAGTTAATGCCGTTGTATCAATGTAATTTAATTCATCAACAGTATCAACTGTTAAATCATATGCACCTGAATTGGCAGTAGGTACTGGTTCCTGGCTGAGCAAGGTTGTTAGTACTTTACGTTGTGTTACTGGATAGGTTAATAATTGTGTGTTGACCAAAGTAACATAGTTAATCAGGGCCAACGGCTGATCCACAAACATTGTTTGTCTTGGACGAATATTGATACCGTAGGCCTGTGCCGGAGTTAACGCAGGATCAGGAACAACATTGCCAAATTTGTCAACCCCAGCAAGACTGTCAATAAACTTGGCCAATATTGCTGCAGGAATAACGCTGTCGGCATTGCCTTCTTGTACCAACGCATACTCGTTGTGTATTAAATCTGCATCAGGACTAAAACTGCCCAAATGCAATACAGTATTTTTTGCTACCAAGTATTGATTTACATTGTACAAGGCCACGGTGTCATTGCGTAAAAATGCCGCATATGGAATTCCTTGACTCAAAGGATTTTCAATGGCAGAAACAATACTGGAAACGCTGTTGTATTTGCCGGCCGCTGTGTTGGCCACATCTCTGCCCGACACCCAGAAATAATACTTCAACTGTACTGATCCTGATTGATCAATGTATCCATATGTGCTGTAGGCGCTGTCATTGCTGTATAAAGGTGTACCCACGTCAGAATACTGACTTGGCGGTACGGTGCTTTCTACCCATTCGTAAACATCAATTGAGCTGCCAGGGAATCGATTGCCCCATTGGTTTAATCTATAGATCAATTCATCTTGTTCGTAGTCTACGTAACGTACAGTATCCAAATTCCACCAAATTTTACCTACCTGAGCAGGCCCCCAGTGGTAATCGTTGTGTATGGTCAGACCAGGATTTAATGTAACATTACCGGCATTGTAAAGTGCTGGATCTTGTGTGCGTTGATAATCAATGTCTCTGGCAACAAAATTTAACACTTTTCCTTTGTTGGGATCAACATAGTCTATTGCAGCTAAAATATTGTTGTTGACTTTGTTGTACAAAAATGTTCGGTTGATGCTGTTGATATCAACTTGGGGTTCTTGATTTCTGATCACTGTCCAAGAATTATCTACAGCGTCATATTGGTATACTCCCCACTCACCTGTGTTGTAATTATCAACCCAAACTTTATCGCCAGTGATCCATCCGCCGGGTGGTGTAACTGATGCAATACCAGAAGGTGTTGCCACTCTAACCGATGCAAATTTATATACTGCACCATTGCCCTGTACCGGAGCCGGAATCAGTGCAACTAAGTTGGCCACGTTGGTAATGGCTATAACAACAGAATTGTTGTTGTTGATTTGAATTACTTTGTACATTCCATCAAACACTGATGTGTTGTAGGTGGGCGACGAGGGATTCAAGTCAATATTGAAATTGTTTAACAGTATGTAATCACCAACCACAAATGAATGTGTAGAATTGAATGTCAGCTGTGCGTAGTTGTCTAAATTGTAAGTGAGTGTGGTTGCTGTCAATCCGGTGTTGTTGATTCTAAACACATTCCATTGTTGATTGTTATCTTTGGCTACCCATACATAATTGCCCACTGTTACTGCTGGTGTAACGGTGTTGGTTATATCAAAAATAGTTGCGTCAACATCGTTGACATTGACATATCCAGCAGTTGGTAAATCTTGAGGATATGCTGTACCTGTTCTATTGTTGTACAGTGATGTGCTTACGCTGGACAAATTGCTGGCATTGTAAACGTTAGACAATTTTAAATTGGCATCCAACTTCAAGTCCACAATGATATTGCCAGTGGAATAAGAATCAGTTGTTAATGTAAATGCCACAGGATTTGTTTTGAACACACTTTGATCTAGAATAAATTCTGTGTATTGATTTCTAGCTAGGTCACCGTACTGTCCAACGCGGAACGCCCATTCTTCGTAGGTGGTGATACTGCCGCCCACGTTGTTAAAGTTGGCTTTGGTCAATGCGCTGACAGAATTGATTGTGCCTTTTTGTTTGATATAACCCTGGTATAATTTTGTTTGATTTTGCACAGATATACCTAGATCAGTCAAGTAAGGACGCTGTCTAAATCCTATTAGGCCAGCACTGAATGCCTGAAAATCTTCGCTGACAGGCGGACGATCGATATCGTATATTCTTTCAAACTCTTGAGCATTTTGACCAAAGCTGGGCAGTAATCCAGTTTGAATATCAGATTTGCTGATACTGGTCCACTGCTGTGGATTAAATGTTTCGCTGGCATCTAAATCAGTTTTGGTAACATAAATTTGATTGCTGTAGGTAACTATGTCGCCAGACTTGTAGTCTGTTCCTGGTTCCCACGTAACTACTGTAAAGTCACTGTAGACAAATCCTGGAGCATCAAGTGCGCCAGTCCAAGCGCCAGTTTTAGATCCGGTCAATCGTAAACGATATTGACGACTGCCCAAACTTGGTACATAGATAATGTCGCCAAAGTCACTGACATTGTCCAAGATCAACACGTGCTCGTACTGTATCAAATTGAATTTGCCATAACACATTGGCGTACCGTTGACTGTACTCACAACTGTTTGATTGCCATTGACAAAGTTTTCTTTTCTCAACACATTGAAATCATTGCTCTTGATGGTTTTATAATTTTGATCTAACAATTTACTGCTGTTTGGCAAATTGGTAATTTCGTCTACAACCATTTGAGTAGAATTGATAGTCACCGATGTGGCTGCTGGATTTAGTAAGATAATTGTGCCAATGTCCCAACCCTGTTGTGCCCAGTATAAAAATTCTTTGACACTCAATTTCCAATCACGCACCTCACTGAGATCGTAATCAAAGTCAGTAAACACAAAACCTTGACTGGTCAAGTATCTTTGATAGCTGAATAAAAAGTCTGCCAACTGTTGTTCGTTTACAAATACTGTACCATATGGTATGGTCATTGTTTCGTTGGCGCTGTCTTGGTACAGGTTCACTGTTAGTCCATTGACAGTTACCACGTCAACTGATCTGCTTACCGCACTTGGAATAATGGTAAAATACGGATTGGTTGTATCGTATCCGGTTACGCTATAGCCTGCCTGAACATTTTCCACGATCACTGCGCTGTATGAAATGGATTTAACCGGAACCGATTTGTTTAGATACAAATTGTAGTTTGCATCTGGAATAATTACGCTGGCATTTGTTGAACCCGGACTTGTTTGTTCCGCACTCACCGTCAAAATCTTTTTATCAGTGAACCCACCAACTTTGTAAGACAGTTGCATATTCAAATGCATAAAATACTGATTGAACTTTGCTACTGGATCAATGCCAAGATTTTTAACGCTGTCAAAAATCCAATTGATATAGCCGCTGGTACGTAACACAGTACCCGATGTGCTGTCGCCATTGACAGCCAACAATGTTGGAGTCAATTTTTGATTGTCGCTGTTGCTGAATTGTCCAGTTACTGAATTTCTATAGAAACGACTGGTGTCAATTTGTGTGCTGAAATATTTTGCTGGTCTAGTCAATGCCATAGCCAATTGCAATGCATAAGCATAGTCACTGCTTCTGCGCCAAGCTGTTTCTACTGGGCCTTGCTGACCCACGCTGAAACTGCCAGATATAGTTCTTTGATTGAGCCCTGCCATCAACGGAATCTCTGATGGTGATTTTAGATCGCCAATTTCGTTCACTGGAATAATTGATGTCAAGCCAGGTCTAGCAAATCTTGTATCGTAGTAGGGATTGCCTGCGTTCCAAATGTAGCCAGCTTCAAGATCTTGCCACAGAGTCAAGTTGTTTCCGGTGTACGGTGCTGGACCATAACGATCTGTCCACCAATTTGGTTGGCGACTGAAGCCCAACATTTCCCACGGATGCAGGTGCGGACTATCTGTGTCAAACCAGTAGTTGTAAATTGCTCGCCAAGTTCCTTGTAAAGGAAGTCCTGTCAGGCTGTCAGCCAGACCGCCATAGTTCCAGGTCCAGCTGTTGTTGGCGTCATACCAAGTGTTTGATGTGTAGTCAATTTTGTAATTGCCGACCCACTGTAAAAAGTTTTGGTTTAGAATTTGATTGAATTCTTCTTTGCTGTAGTCAGTATTTCTGAAATATCCGGGAATTGTATCGTAAAGGTTAATTTCATTGGTTGCGTAACTGGCTTTGATATTGTTAAAAATTCTTCGCTCAAGTTCTAGCAAAAAGTCGTCGCGGAAATCACCAAACGCCGGAGTTAAACTTCCGTCGTGTCCTCTAATAACACGCACAGGAGTTTGATATGTGCTGTCAAGATAAATCTCTGGTTCAAACTTTGGGTGCAGTCCCAATTTGGTTGGTGTTTCCGGCACATAACAACCATCGGTATTAAAATAGTCTCTGATGGTCAGTGTGTCACCAAATGTCAATGAAACCATGATTTCAACTGCTGGACTCACTGTGCTGAATTGGTAGTCGCGTCCCATTACCAATTGTTTATTGTTTAAATAGACCAATACTGCACGATTGCTCAATTTGGTTGTGTCAAAGAAACTGCTGATTTCGTAACTGGTTTGACGTGCATTTAAAATAGAGTACACCGTGGTGTTGTAATTGCCACCTTGTGGTACCATATCACTGAAGTACCAAGGGAATGTGTTGTTTTTGACCAAATTGATACTTTGTAATATGGCATCAACACCGGTCACGGGATTTTTATAATCAATACCATTCAACGTGGTGCACAGGCCCAAAAATTTATTTTTAAAGCGTGTGTATTCTTTTCTTGCTGCCGTAATGCTGTCAACAAAATTGGCCGACGGATCGTTTAAAAAACTCATTGCATAAGTCAATGGCGCACTATGTTGTACCAGTGTGCCACCTTGCGCTTTTAAATATCTGTCTTGCGAAGGTGTTGATTCAGTTGCCCCAGTAACAGTATTTTCAATCAGTTTGTTATAGTGTGCTCGTAATTGGCCAAGCGTGATTGTTGTGAAATTTTCATTCAGTGGGTTTAGGTCCAAGTTCTGAGGAACTTCGTAGTAGCCTATACTGCTTGGTTCGTTGCTAAACACAGCAACGTCAATTTTATCTCCAATGGCTGGCATCGATAAAAGATTAACAACATTGTATACACCATAGGTAGTTACCACATAGTCAACATCTCTGCGTAGCAATGTGTTGTTTAAAAAAACTTTGATGTATGGTACTGTGGCTTCGTTGTCGGGCGTCACATCAATTTGTACAAATGCTCTTTCTATACCTTGATCATCTGTTATCACGTATCCTTCAAAGAATTTGGTAAACAGTTGATATTGTTGTGTTGGTTCAACACCTTTCACCCAGTTGTTTAATTTTGTTTGTGTGTCCAGTCCAGAATTTTTGACCATATAGCCGCTGTTGCAGTTGTGTGTGGTCACGGTAGAATTTACTGTTGTGGTAAAAGTGTCTGTGTCGTAATAGTTTGAAAAAACAATATCGCCAATGTTGTTGAAGTTTTGATATTGCAAGGCAAAACCCAATACTGCATCGGGTGTTCCTGTGCCGTGTTCGTAGCCAAACAACTGTGTACCAGCAAAGGTTGACGCAGGATAAACGGTGGTATCTGCAAAGCTGTAGCCATCAGCATCTACCAGTTCAAACATTGGTGGCTGATTAAAATTGGTCTTGGCCTGACACAAATGCCATTGTGCGCCATCAAATCTATAGGTATTGCCGGTGTGTGTTCCTTGCGTGATCAACACGTTTTCGTATGCCAACACCGGGTCGTCGTTGGTTGGTATCAGTCTGATAAAGTTGGTGTGATTGATGGTTTCAAATAACACTTCCCAAATTTGGCCTTTGACTGTGTTATCATAGTCGTTGGCAAAAATAATACGCATACCAGGGTATACTGTGATTCCGTCCACTTGTGCAGTGATCTGGCCTTCAACTTGATTGAAAGCATCACTCTGTGCTTCGTTTGGATTTACACCAATGATTACGTCTACTGTTTGTTTGTGTTGGCGTCCGTAGTTGAACAACTGTAGGTTAGGTTCAAATTCAATAATAGGACGGCGGCCAAAAATATTTGGGCCGTAGTTGATATCTGTTTGATTGTAACTGGCCGATGTGGCCAGTACATCTTTGTGGAACCAACGGTTACTGCGGCTCCAGGGATTGGCATCCTGGCTGGCACGATTGATTGTAAAGTAATCGGGTGTAGTTGCTATATCTGCGCCAAATGCTTCGGGCACTATGCATTGCGACACTGGCACCAACACAATACCAGTTCCAACTCCTTCTACATAATATTCACGGTTGGCATAATCAACCGGCACTACCATTGAATCAAAACGTATTTTTAATCCGTTGGTAAATGCAACGCCATTGGGACTGGTATATCCAACTCGTCCCAAGATATCATTTGCAATATCTATAGGAGTTCCGGCAGTATCAACCAATTTGATTTCGCCAATAAAGTCGGGATTGCTACTGTCTTGATAGTATAGATAATCCAAGTCGGCTGTAATCAATGGTACTCGATTGTACAAGTAGTTGTTGTCAACCCAGTAATAAAATGATGCGTAGGTTTTTCCTGACACAATAAAAACTTTTTGTTGTTTATCTACAGTGGTCAAAGAAGAAATCTGTATTACTGAATCGGCACCGTTGTCAATGGGGGTCAGGCTAATTTGCCAAACACCAGTACGCAGAGCAGGATCTACTATGGCTCCTGGTACAGAATATCCAGTGGCTTGTGCAGTATAGTCTGGCGGCAATAAGGGTGCAGTCCAGTTTTGATCGTCGATCTTGTTGTTAATAAACACCAGTGTTTTGCCGGCTTCAATTTTGACTCCGTCAATGCCTTCGGGGTATGTTCTTAAGAATTCGCTCAAGCGACGATTTTGTATTTCAGTGTAATCAAATACCGCAGCTGCATCAACTTGAGAAGCTGTTCTCATCTGCAGGAAAAAATCCTGTGCTGTTTTTCGTGGCACGTTGAATTTGACTGTGCCGGTATCGCTACCGTTGTTGACTACACCAAACACTTCTCTAGTGCTGATAGTTGGTACTGCTCGGTCGACACCGGTTAATCCGGGTTCGCTTTGTATCCAAAATTTAATGCCAGGTTGATTCAATTGAAATTCGTATGAACCACCGCGTGCCAAAATCAACTGCGGATTTTGATAAGTGCCAGCACCGCTAAATGTGTAACCGCCTACACCGGTATTTCTAGTCACAGCAAAGTTGCCGGCTAGCGGAACTTGATTGGAATAAATGTCCACAGCCGCAGGGCCATCAGGCAACCAATAATAATTTCCGTAATTTACAAATTTATCGTAATCAAATTTTCCGTCATAGTTGTAAATTTCTTCTGAGAACAAACGCTGATGGTTGTTTGCAAAACCGTTGTTGGTACTTACTGTGTTTAATAAGTCTATGTAGTCGGCAGTAAATAAAATATTTTTGTTGTTGTCATCTACTACAACTGTTGATTCCAGTTGATACTGCTTGCGTAATGCACTTGTTTCAGGAACATAGTTGTCACCCAGCTTGTAAGTGGGTGCAAAGGTTCTACCAATGTATCCGTTGAGTGGTCCAATAACGCTGTCTTGTACCAACTGGTCCAGTGTTGCACCGGTAAAACGTTGGTTGGTTGTAGTTCTAAATACCTGAGGTAAAAAGTTTTGGGTATTGATCAATGCCATTATGCACCACCGCCTACTATCGAGTTAGAAAGATTTAAACTTGCTGCTGTAACAGCCGTGATAATATCAATTGTATCCACTGTGGCTGCGCTGGTAATAATTTCCCAAGGCTCTGCGTTGATTTGGAAATAGTTACCAAATACCAAATTGTTGTCGGCTGGCACAATCAATACGCTACTGATATTGGGCGCCAAGGTTGAATGCAGGTATGCAGCCAATTCTGAGAAATAAAATGTGTCACCAAAGTCCCAGTTTGCAATGTCAAAGTATGTGTTGATGGCCGCAACCACTTGACTCTTGATTTCGTTGTCGGTCACGTTGACCGATGGATTTTTTACAATTTGAAATCTGGCTTGCAAGCTAGGATCTGCTTTGGCACCAAACAAGGGTTTGAATTTGGCAGGATTGTAAACAATGCTGTCGCTCATTGCTTTGAATGAATCTAGGTTGTTGTAAGCCAATTCTAAACTGGTACTTGTTGGCAATTCTGGTTCAGAAACCACACCGGTCAAATCTCGCAACCAATTGATGTAACTCTTGGAATAGTCTGCTGTCAAGATATAAAGATCAATGATGTTGATTGGGGTTGGATCAATTCTACTGCGACTTGGTGCGTTGTGCGTGTATTGGAAATACAGGCTGTCTCTAGTAGTGGCTGTGTTTGCCACTGTTTGGAACAGCTCAGGATTGCTGGGAACGTTTTCCATTTGTGTTTCAGGAATTTTTACATTGACCACAGAGTCGTTGACGTATCCGTCAACTTCAACCACAGAATCATAAATCTGCCAGATGTGATCTCGTTCTAGCATACGATCAGAGTTGGGTTTAGTATTAATTTTCAATATTTTAATAGTGTCGTTGATGTTGGTACCAGTGGCACTACTGTAAACTTTTGACAAGGGATCGTAATAAAACTTGGTATGACCGGCGCTGGAGAACGAGTAAGTCAGTGTTTTATAACTCACGTTGTACAAGCCGTTTTGATATTCAAACTTTAACAGCCAATCTGAACTGTTGCCAATGTCGGCTGGTAAAATATTTTCCCAGGCCTGTGTCAATTGATTAAAACGTAAACCAAAGTTCACGTGTGCCTGAACCTGTGTAACCAATGTGGATACTAAACTGTTAGTAAAATCGTTTTTGTAAGCTGGAATTATTCCACCTTTGTCCAAGACTGCACCGGTTGGTACCACTGTGGCCAACTTGATCAAATTGGGGGTGTTTAAATCTGTACTGGCTACTACTGAGGAGACAGCAGCATACAAGTGTGTTGAATCAGTGGGCAATGCCACATTTCCGGGTTGTAGTGTTTGAGCTGCGTCGAAGTGGTAATTGGATGGAGCGACAAATCGCAACAGCGCACCAGAATTCACATATTGCAAATTGCCTGTGGCTGATCCGCCCACAGCCTGCACGGTATTTGCCAATGTCAATGTACCTGAGCTGATTGCAGTACTGTTTGATGTTTGATGGAATGTCAATCCCGACACCGATGTGATTGCCACGTTGGATACATTGGCCCAGGTATCGGCAAACACGTTGGCTGTAACTTGATAATTTTGTCCGTTGTATGACACCACAGTATTGCTGGTAAACACAGTATTGGCTGTCCACTGCTGGCTGTCTACAGCGTCAATACGTGGGAAATTTTTGTAATAGTAATTACGCATTTCCGTACTGTTGATCATGGGAATCACATCATTGTAAATGGTTGTGTAAATGTCGTTGCTGGTCAGGAAATCAAAGGTGTTTGATTGTGTTTTGGTGTTTGAAGAAATGATACCGTCATCACCAAAAATATTTGTGGTTGAATAACTGCCAGTTGGATCAATGGCATCCAAGTACAGGCTCACACCCGAACTGGTACGGTTAACTGCTTTGACTTTTTGTATGCCAGTAAAAGTGGTCAACGGAAATATGTTGTAATCCTCGCCAGTGATCATACGATTTTGTGTGTAATACTGTTGAGGTGCCAAGGCTTTGATGCTGGCCAGACTTTGTGCCGCTGTGGCATTGGTCACTGTGTATTTCAAGCTGGCTGTGAATGTGATAGTTTCAATTGAGTTCTTGGCACTGATGTAAGGAAATGCCACTGTCACTAGAGCCATATCGTCCGGAGTTATACTGTAGGTGGAACCGTTGCACACGCGATAGAAAAATTTAAATAGGCCCTGCGGAATATTTGAGAAACTGCCGTCACCAAATACCAAGTTGACCTGATCGTTGTTGAGCGTGTTGATTTGATAAAGATTCTTGTCAACTTGTTGATTGTAAATCACGTTTACTCCGCCCAAAGCTGGAACTTGATCCCACAATTGGTTAGGCGATTGATCGGTATTTAGGCTATATAGCCAAGCATCGGTGTTGTTGACGTTGGTGCCAGGAATACTCACATAGTTGTTGGGTATGCTGTTCTTGATATCAAATGTTGTGGCATTCAGTGTGCCCTGTTTGAAATACAAGAAAAATCCAGTGTTGACGCTGCCGTTGCCGTTGTTGTCGTTACGATACAGGATATTGAACTTGCCTACTGTGGTAGGGTCCGCTTCGTACACATAAGTTTTGCCCACTGTGGTTGCACTGACAGCTTCAAAGCTCAAAGTGTTGCCACGAACTGTGGTACTGAACTGTGCCACTGGCAAAGTATTTGTGTTGATGCCAATGGAATATTCTTGTGTTTCAATACCGTTGATTGTTTGTGTGTTGCCAGGTTTGCCAATCACTTGATTGGAAATCAATGCAGAATTCAGTACTGTGGTAAATTGTTCCAACCAGTTGTCGTTTGTGGTGTCGTTCCATAATATGGTGGCATTGGACAAGTCTTGTCCTGAGCTGTCGGTAATAGATTCTGTTGTGCTGACGCTTTCAATTTTTAACAGGCCATTTGAGCTGTTGGCACGTTTGGGATTGTAACTGAGCATACGAGCCAACTTCATGATGCTGTCTCGACGCTGTGCTGTGTCTATAAAATTTTCACGGGCATTTAGGTCAGTACGGAAAGCTAAACTTTGACCCAAAAACGCAATCATATCTATCAATGCTAGATATTCTGAACTTTCTAGGAAATCGTTGAATGACTCGGGATAATAAACTTTGAGGTAGTTTATCATTGAGCTACGTAAGGTTTCAAAATCGTAGCTGGTAAAGTCTGCGTTGGTAAAAGTCTGATAAATCTTGGTCCAGTCTTGCTGAACTAATAGATTTGTTTGACGTGTTGTTTGTGCCATATTGTATCTTTGCCCTGTATTCAATATTTATCAGGGCAAATAATATGGTCAGTTAATTAGTGGTCAGGGTGTTTGAAGCGCGGTTAAAATTCAGGTTAATTACGTCGGTTTGATCTGTGGGTATATAGGCCAAGGTCAATTGTACCAAAAATCCATTTTCTTGCTGTGTCACAGCCACTTGCCCAATGGTCAATCTAGGATCGTACGTTACAATACGTTTGATATCGTCGGTGATCATCTGTTGTGTATCTTCAGTCAAGGGTTCAAACAGCATATCCCAAATAATAGTGCCAAAATTTGGTTGCATTAGTTTTTCGCCCTTGCGTATGTTGAAATAGTTCAAGAGGTCTTGTTTGGCCAACTCGTAGTCGGTCAACGTGTATTTTTTGGGGCTATTTCTTGTGCTGAATCCGCGATATGTAATCATAATAGTATTTATTGACCTAAAACAGTAACAGCATAGCGGCCAGCATTGTAATAGATTTGCCCGGCTCCTATGTTGTGATATCTCCAGGCATAGGCACCGGTTCCGATCGGCAAAGTTGAGTGTGCGCTGGATCCTGCCCCTAACCCCCAGGCCACATATATCATTCCGGCTACAACATCAGCAGTATCTTGATCAGTTATGGCGTTGATCAAGCCCAATTGATAGTTCAAATCCAGCAAACGTTGATAAGCCAAGTGCTCTTGTGCAGCTGGGCTAGTTAAAAATCCGTTCAAATTGGTAATGTTGTACAGATATGTTGCATAGGAATTGGTGGCATTTTTAACAGCAGTCTGACGCCAGCAGTTGCGGTAGTTTACACAACCTGACCCGTATGCTGTGTTGGATCCTGGTGCCAACAATCCGTACTGTTCCAGTATGGTTGTTTCAAATTGATATCGGCCCAACTCGTTGTCGTCACCAATCAAGGCGTAATTCCAAGCACTTTGATCGTACGCAATCTGTGCCAACAAATTGCGTATTTGTGCAGATGTCAATGCATTATTGCCGGTGGCCCAAGCCGGTGGGGCAATAGGTGCGTCGGCACGACCCAACCACGAATTTGGTAATGGGTTGGCTACTGCTACGCGACTGGCAGCTAAGATTCCAGCATCCATGTTATTTTGATCTCTTCCAAGGTTCGTGTGACGGTGCCACTGTACAGATAGAATCAAACGTGTCACCTTCGGTCCATACGCCGTTGGTCAATGCCACATCTGGGTGCGGGGTTGTTGTAGGCGGTGTAGCCGGTGATGGAGAACCACCGCCACCATTGTTTAAGTTTACCTTGCTGCCATTCAGTGATATTTCTCCATCAGAGCTGGCGCTGAATCCATTGGCTGCCGCAAACGATCCTGTGCTCATTGAATGCAAGGTCATTGGCCCAATGGATTTAAATGATGCGCTGTCCATTGCATTTAGATTTATCTTGCCGTCGGTGTCTAAAGTAATACCTTTGCCACTGGCACTGATATGTACTGTGTCTCCCTGTATGTTTACTGCTTTGTCACTGTGTAGATTCAGTGTGCCTTTGCTGCGTACATTAAATCCACGATCTGCGTAAATGTTGATTTGTCCGTTGGGACTGAACTCCACCCACTGATGCCCAGATGCGCTGGCAATGTAAAGCACTTGTTCAGTATCGTTCATCAAAATTTGGTGTCCACCTGAACTACGCAATCTAATCAGTTGATCTGTGCCTTCGGGGTTGACTGGATCTCCGGCGGCTCCGTCATCCATTACAAAGCTGTGCCCGCCTTTGCGATATATAACTTCTTGGGTTTTACCAGGCACTTGATTGGTTGCAGTGGCCTTGCGACCCGGAGTGCTGATTCCGTATACATTGCTGGGCGATTCACGTAAACTACTAGAACTAATAGCGCCGCGTATTTTATCTCGATCAAGTCCTTGATTGAGCAGTATAGAAGTCTGTACATCGTGTGGGTAACGTGGAGTACTGGTCAGTGCATCTTTGGTAAAGGCCTTGGGATCGCTGGTGCTGTATTCTATCACCGGGACCACAGTATTGCTGGATATTTTACTAGCCAAGGCATCTGTGCTAGGAGCAGTTTTGTTACCAACAGCTCGACCCATCCCAGGAACCATATGGTGACTTGGTGTATCGTACACACAAGCAAACCAGTAACCGCGTCCTAAGTCGCCGGCCACAAAAGTGACCAATACTTTGCAACCAATGTCGGGTGGTACCATCCACATACCGTAACTTTGACCGGCTGTGGCTGCAGTATTGGGTAAATTTTGTCTATCAGTTCCGTAAGTGGTTCCGTAAAATGGACTGGCATAGCTGACAGGAGTGTATTTGCCGTTGGGGTCGAATGTGCCGTCACGCTCGGGTATGTACACTTCCAGTTGTCCCATACGCGATCCTTCCACGTGTCTGACCACTATGGCTTCGTATGGACCCGGGTCCACTGTCATTCCAGAATTTTTGCCATCGGCTTTGGTACTTTGATCTGCACCGGTTCGGCGTATTAGATTTGATCCCATTATGTGCCCTCACCCCATCCATCGTTTGGTATTTTTTCAGATCTTGCGGCTGTGCCATCGTCGGGGAAATCTTCAACTTCGGCAGCTCTGTACAACGATCCGTCTTTGTATGTATTGCCCAGGCTGTCGGTAGTATAAGTATCCAATTCAGTATCATATCCGTTTTCGGCAATCTTTTGTTGATACGTGGCTGCATCACCGGCTGCACTGGACCCGTTGGTAGGCAGTAAACTTTTGAGATTGTCTTGTAATGTGCCGACTGCACCGCCAACTGCGCCAACAACTGCACCGCCAATGGTACTGCCCACTCGACCAAATGCTGAGCCTGCGCCCGATCCAGTACTGCCTGCACCAAATGCTTTGGCTGCATCGCTGTTGTTGTAACGAACCAAGTCCAACTCCTGTGTGAACACCCCATGACTGAATTTGTTTTTTATTGTTAAAATTTTGTACTGTCCACTAAAAAAACTGGTACGCATACCAGGCTTTGGATATACCAGACCTTGGTTGGTGATATCTATATCAATGTCTACCGGAGTGTTTACAGTAAGCGAGCAAACCACTTCTCCACTGTCCATTTTGATATGACCATACTGTGCAGCGAATCGATCTTGTCCCAATGAAAGATAGTTGCCGGCACCTTTTATTCCCAATCCGCCCAGCAATCGATTCACAGTACCATTGATCAAACTGTTTACTGCACCAGTCACAATGTTTGTGGCTGCTGTTGCCAAACTGTTTTCCAACTGCCCCAACAAACTGTTATCTGTTGACACTTGTACCGAATCAGCAGAAACAGCACCAGATCCGGTTTTGCTTGAGGGCGTTGGGGTATATAACCAATCGTCTTGTTTGATCAAGGTAGGATCGCCCACGATAGTCAAATGCACGTTGACCATGTCGCCGGCTGCATTACTGTATACTGATTTCAATATGTCGGCACTTTGTTGTGCCGCTGGTCTGTTGATAATGTTTAAACCAACTGTGTTGCTTTGGTCGCCCACCACGCTGTGATATCTAACTGGTGTTGCTGACGGTATCTGTGCCAGCTGTGGAATAAATTGAGAAAGAAAACTCAAGCTCGGCATAAAACTTGGCAATTTGCTGGTTACTTCTTCGCTGTTGGTGTTTTTTGTAACCTGTGTGGCTGCATTTGTTTTGGTATATTTGTTAACAGCCGTGTAAAAAGTAGTATCAAACTGCAATTTAAAATCAATGATATCGGTATTTTTTCCTGTGTATATGTAGTTGTAAATCTTGGCTGTGTATGGTGTGCTGTCCGACAACTGTGGCAAGTCAGGATGATCTGTTTTCCAAGTTGGATACTGTAGTATTTTATAAGTCAGCTGTTTGCCATAGGTATTGCGTGTTTTATCGTAGGCCAGGAATGTGGATTTAGTCACTACCTTGAATGCGTTAAACACAGAAGTTTCTGTGCTTTCTTTTTTTTCAGGCTTTTCCAATCCCAGTTGTTTGTTGATTAGCCAATCGCTTTGTGCCAACACTTTGTTAATAATGTCAACGTAGGTAGTACCTTTTGGTATGTTAAAAGTGTTTTTGCTGAGATCAATGCCAGGAGCAACTGCGCCAGTTTTTTTAAAGCCATCGGGGTTGCCTTGGCTCAATGGGGTCAGCTGGTCTGACACTATACTGCTTTTGGCTATTTCTGGATCAAATTCCCATTTAAAAACATCAGCTACTGTGCGTTTGCCATCAGTGACTTCGGCCTGATAAAAATCTGCCAATTCGCCAGCCACTCCTTTGGTAGGCGGTTTGGCATTGGGGTCTCCGTTGAAAAACTCATCAACTGTTCGAGCTGTAATAGACATATTGCGTGGAGTAGTGCGCAGTTCGTCGCTGTGTGCATCACCGGATCCGGTAGGAACAAATCCCAGTTTGTATTCGGTGCCCTTGGTACCAACACTGATTTTGCACTCAATGATTTTTATTGGAAAACGTTTTCTAAATATGTTGGCATACTGTCGACCGATTGGATTGCCGTTGTCATCGTAGCCGGTAAAATTTAATTCTAACATATAGGGCTGTTGCAGGTAATTTTGAAATCCCGACGATGTTTGACTGGCCATCAGCAGGCTGTCAATCAAGGTAACTCCGTAGGGTTCAATGATGGTAAACGTACCTTCAATCATGTTGGTACTTTTGCTTTTTTTATTAAGTCCAATTACTGTTGTAAATTCAACATCTTGAATATAATAATTTAGGCCGGCTGTGCTGGGCAGTCGGCGATCTGGATATAGACCGGAATCTTCGGCGACCACGTAGCTGTTTGGCCCCAACTGATAAGTGACAGCACTTTCAACTTGACTGGCAGTCAATGCATTGTAGTCTGCAACATCCAACCACCATAGGCTCCAAGTGTAGGTATAGCTGGCGTAATTGTGCAGGGGATTGGGTACTACACTAGTGGGAATTGGAGCTTGAACGGCCATGGTTTATAAACCCAATGCTTTTTTGATTGTGGTAGCAGTGGGCACGTAAATGATGTTGGGTGCAAGAAAATTAAAAACAGGATCTTTAAGTACATCTGGATTACGCACCGCAAACACCCACCACAAGTTGCTGTCGCCATACAATTTGTGTGCCAGCAGATCGGGACGTAGGTTAAAAGGTGGGTCAATTTCGTATCTGGCATCGGTGCTGGCAGCAGGAATTGTTTTTCCAACCCATATGTCTAAAAATGGCCCCCACGTGCCGGTACCATTGTAAGGGCTAGTGTTTGAATATTTGGCCATTAAATAAATCCACCATTTTTATTGTTGCTGGCATACTGAGAACCGTGACTTGCACCAAACGCACTGGCTGGGTTGCCAGCACCAGGCGGATTGATCAATGAACCATTGGAGAAATCTTCGAGACTGAAGTTTTGACTCTGTGCGGTACGACTGTAAACAGGTTGCAGAGACACTGAAATAGAACTGGTAGTTGGCAAGCGTGTGCTGTTTAATCTTGCACCGGTCAACTGTGGGTTGAAATTGGGCAAGCCTGGTTCAGGAATGTCCATATAGTCAACTTCAGCCGGCATAGTGTGACTGAAACTGGTGACCACACACGGCACATTGGGCAAATAGTATTGACCATATCCGTTCAAATAAACTATGGGCGGTGGGTTACCTACTAGGTCTGCTGGATCAGATCCAAAAAACATTTTAGTAACGCTGCGGAAGAAATAGATACAGGCCAACAGGTATTGACCTTCGTTGATGTTTTGCACAGTAAAATCGCCCGAGATTGAAATGGCCGACACTTCACTGCTTTCGTAATAGTATTGTGCGTAATTGTTGTGAGTTAATTTTTGCGAAGAATAGTTTGCAGTATGAGTTATCTGCACTTGTGGAGTATACGGAAAAACTACACCAACTCGTTGCGATCCGCCAAATAGCGCATTGGCTATGCCGGTCAAGGCAAAATCGCCACCGCCACCCGATCCATTGACTTCAGTACGCAACGGACTCAGTAAACTGTTGTTGGGATCGTTGTAAAAATAGTTTGCGCCAGCCGGTAAACTGATACGCACTCGCCAGTCCTGATTGGCATTAGGATAGGTAAATCTAGGTGCAGGTGCAGTTGTTTTGGTGCTGTACTTGAACATATCAGCCACGTTTACTGCATTGGATCTTGAACTCAATCCAACAGAACCCAACAGGCTTGAGCTTATGGCCTGCCCGATCTGTTGCCCAAATGAGCCGTCTAAGCTGTTACCGGGTAGTGGTGCGTTAGGTAAAACTGGCATAAGTGTTCCTGTGTTATACAGTATTTATTGATATCAATATGTGGGCATATAAAGATTTTTTTAAAAAAGGTTGACCTTGCGAAGATAATTATGTTAGTATGTGCTAACTTTAAAGGAACTAGAGGTGCGCCATAACTATCTTAACAACAAAGACATTCTAAAAGAAATTCACAAAAGCAAAAATACCTATTGCTACTATACTGCTCCTGCCTACGCAGACTACGATATGATTTTGCCAGCAGTATCAAAAATAAACAAAAAGAACATCTTGCAAGCACGTAAAGATCGTGCTGTGCGTTTGCAAAAGCTGGCGCACGAAGCAGCTACAGCCGACGGCACCAAGCGCAAGATGGACGAATTTGAAATCAAGCTCAAGGACGTGCCTGACACCGATGTGGTATTCCGTGTCATGACATGGGATCATATTCCAGTGGACGATGTCAAAAGCCGCAAAGCCGCTATCAAAGCCTACGAAGAAGAAGAGGGTGCTGTTACTCATTCCGAGTACGACGATGACACCTTGGACATTGCCGGCAATACCAAATATGTCAAAGTTAATTTTCCGCCGTTTGAACACTACACAGTTACCGAAGAGGGCGAACCTGTATTGGTGGGACGTAGTCACTGGCAAGGTGATTTTGTCAAGGGCAACTTCAGCAAAGATCACGGCAAAATGACTCCAAAATTGGCTCATATGTTTATCAAGCTGTGCGAACGCTATGCCACTCGTAGCAACTGGCGTGGTTACACCTACAACGACGAAATGCGTAGTCAAGCATTGTTACAGTTATCACAAATTGGACTACAGTTTGATGAATCTAAAAGTCAAAATCCATTTGCCTATTACACAGCGGCCATTACCAACAGTTTTACACGTGTTCTAAATATTGAAAAACGTAATCAAAACTTACGTGATGACATTTTAGAAATGAACAACTTAACACCAAGCTACACACGTCAAGGTATGAAAATCAGTACCGGCAGCAGTGATGGTGGCTACGACGATTGAACAAATTAGTATTGCATTTACCAAAACAATCAGTTATACTGTGTAACTATGACAAACCTTTTTAAGAAGGCCGCAGTCTTCACAGACATACATTTCGGCTTAAAATCCAATAGTACCTTGCACAACGAAGACTGTTTGGCCTTTGTCAAATGGGCCACAGCCAAAGCCAAAGAGGAAGGATGTGAAACCTGCATCTTTACCGGTGACTGGCACAACAATCGTGCGTCAATCAATATTTTAACTCTGGGCTACAGTCTCAGAGCTTTGGAACATTTGAATGACAATTTTGACTCTGTGTATTTTATTCCCGGCAACCACGATTTATACTATAGAGACAAGCGAGATGTGCAAAGCGTGGAGTGGGCCAAACACCTACCCAACATCAAGATTGTGAATGATTGGTTTACTCAAGGTGATGTTACTATTGCTCCGTGGCTCATTGGTGATGACCACAAGCGTTTAAAAAAATTAACTGGTAAATATATGTTTGGGCACTTTGAATTACCAGGTTATTTGATGAATGCCATGGTTGCCATGCCCGATCACGGTGATGTAGATCCCAAAAACGACCTCAAAGGTTTTGAACACGTTTATTCAGGTCATTTCCACAAGCGTCAAACCAAAGGCAATATTACCTATCTGGGCAACTGTTTTCCACACAACTATGCCGATGCCGGTGATGATGACCGCGGCCTAATGATTCTAGAATGGGACAAGCCACCAGTTTATCACGCCTGGCCTGATCAACCTATGTATCGTGTGTTCCAGTTGAGTGATGTGCTCAAGCACACCGAAGTTATGCTTAGGCCCAATATGCACGTAAGGGTAAATTTAGATATCGATATCAGCTACGAAGAAGCCACATTTATCAAAGAAACTTTTATTGACACTTACAACCTGCGTGAAATTACCTTGATACCGGCCAAAACCACAGATCTAAGCGAATACGAAATACAAGGCAACATAGCATTTGAATCGGTGGATCAGATTGTGTTCGGACAACTGAATTCCATTGAAAGCGAGCAGTACAACAAAAATTTACTGTTGGACATTTACAGAAATCTCTGAGTAATGTATGCATTTGAGGATATCCGCAGACTAGAAATTGAGCCTACAAATCAGTGTCAGGCTCGTTGTCCTCAATGCTTACGCACCCCACCCGATGGTACAGTTAATAAATTCTTACGTGACGAACTATCACTAGATGTAATTCGCAATCAAATTCCCGTCGGCTTCTGGGCGCAATTAACCAATATTAATTTTCAAGGCAGTACCGGCGACTGTATGGCACACAGAGACATTGTGAATATTGTGCGCTATATGAAACTGCATAGTCCGGCCCAAATAACAGTACACACCAATGGCGGACTTGGTTCCGCCGATACCTGGGCAGATTTAGCTAGAGTATTAGACCCCCACAACAAGGTTGTATTTGGCATTGATGGTTTAGCTGATACTAGTCCTTTATATCGCATAGGTGTTGACTTTGATCTTGCTATACGAAATGCCCAAACATTTATTTCTGCGGGTGGACAGGCTGAATGGCAATATATTGTGTTCCAACACAATCAACATCAAATTGAACAGGCAAAGCAATTGAGTCGCGACTTAGGATTTCAAAAATTTTGGCTACGTAGCTCAGGTCGCTTTGAAGGCAAAGGTTATCAAGATGTTTATGATAAAGGTACGGTAACACACAGACTAGAGCCTGCCACAATCAAAGTCAATTCCTACGTAGAAGGCGAATACAAACAGAATATTCAGACCACAGCAATTGACTGTGAAGCTATCGATACCAAATGGATTGGTATATATGCTGATGGTACTGTGTGGCCTTGCTGTCATTTAATGGGATGGCATCGTATTCCCAATTATGGTCTGAGTAATTTAATAAACAAAAAGAAAATCATTGAAGTAGTCGGCGATTACAGCCAAATTGATTTGCACACGCATACCTTAGACACTATTATTCGCAGTGACGTATTTCAAAAGAACTATGAGAAAAGTTTTACAAGCAGTCAACCAATACCAGTGTGTGTAAGCACCTGCAGACGACGATGAACACGCAAGAACTACGAGCCAACTTGGAAAAAGACTATAAGTTATTGGTATTTGCTGACTTTGCAGAAGTTAGCCACTCACCAACGGCTGCTTACAAGTTATTAGAAAGTGTACGCAAGGATGAGTTTGCCGACCGCGAGCGTATTGTATTCTATGGTAATTACCCAGACCCGGAGTTGGTTAATCACGTGGCCAGGGCCAGAGAACTGTTGGACATTGGCGAGTTCTTTTGTATTTGGCAAAATGATATTTCTGATGCCGGCATACCAGGAACAGGATACCAGGTCAACAGTGACACGTTTTGTCCATTGCTGTGGGGTCATTTAGAAGTTAGACACAACGGCGATGTATATCCTTGCTGTGTAAGCAAAGAGTTTATTGGTAACGGCAACGATAATACCTTAACAGAGTTATATCACAGTGATCAAATGAATCGTATACGTACAGAACTATTGTCTGGTGTGCAATCCAAGGGCTGTGAAAAATGTTGGCGTCACGAAGCTGAAGGCTTACAATCAAATCGCCAATGGCACATAGGCAAGAACAGCCGTGATTTTTACAGTACCTGGCACGATGACCTAAAAGTACGCAGCTTGGACTTGAAGCCCGGTAATGTATGCAATTTTAAATGCCGTGTTTGTAACCCAACTAGTAGTAGTTTGGTGGCCGAGGAAGTGAGACAAAGTCAACGACAACGTGGTATTAGTATTCCGGTGGTGGGCGATCGTTGGGCTGGCTACAATGAGTTTATGTGGGGCGAGCTAGATCGACTCATACCCGACGTAGAAAATTTAGATTTCTACGGCGGTGAACCGTTTTTGTTAAAAGAGTTAAAGACATTTTTACATTCGGCTGTGGCCAATGGTCACGCTGATCATATACGTTTGCACTTCAACACCAATGGTAGCGTATATCCCGAGGACTTGATTGATACTCTGCGACAATTTCGCGAAGTTGATGTTTGTTTGAGTATTGACAATGTGGGCATTCAATTTGAATTAGAGCGCGGTGGCACGTGGACAGCAGTTGAACAAAATATTTTACGATTCAAAGAGTTAACTGCCGATCCTGTGTTCAAAGTAAGCATATTCCCCACTGTCAACATACAAAACATTTATTACCTGGATCGTTTGTATGAGTGGGCCGACCAACACAACATAATGGTCACTTTAAACTACTTGGATGATCCCGATTACCTGAGCATAGACTCAATGACTTCTGCGGCACGTGACTTGGTTGTTGATAAATATCAAACTAGTTCAAACGAATCTTTGCGTAATCTAGCTCAAAGAATCAAATCAAGCGCCGGCAGCAACGGACAAAAATTTATAAAAACTGTGGCGTACTATGACCGTATACGCTCACAAGACTTTACCAAGACTCACACAGAAATAGCTCAAGCGATGGGCTACACAGGACTCAACAATGATAACTAGACATTCAATCAATTCCGCAATGGTATTTCAATACCACGACAAAATGGCACACATTAAAACCTACAGTTACGACGACCTGTGTGATCGCATTGATCGTTGGAAAATGTTTTACATTGAACAATACTGTGTACAACCAGGTCAAACCATATTGATTGATTTTAGCGTAATGACCATTGACTATTTTGCCAGCGTGTTTGCTGCTGCCGAATTGGGGTTGGTCTTGATCAATGGAGTGCCTGCAACCTGGCGCATACGAAATAGCAAGGAGAACAACCCTATTCCCACCGGATTAGAGCCAATTGATTACATACTGGATTTTGGTACCAAGTCGGACTGGGATCACCAACTGTATACAGCATTGAGCAAAGATGTTGTGGTCAATGCATATTGGCAAGACTATCAGGTCAAAGATACTGCACAATTGGCCTCAGTAAAAAATGACATACGTTGCACTGACGAATTGGTGCTGACAAAAGACTTGGTCACCGGTGCCGCTGCCACACACAAAAAAATCACAGCCGTGAGTCAACGCATGGCCACAATACTGGGGTACAGCAACACCGACAGTATTTTGCACACTAGAAATTTACACTTGCTGGACTATAATTTCTGTTGGAATTTTTTGCCGGGATTTATGCTGTGTCGTGAACATTTTGTATTCAACGATGTTGACGTGCCTGGCGGTAACGATTACTTGAGTATGTTGAGCGAATTTATCACAGACAATCGAATAAATTTTATTCCTATTGATCACGTGGTACCGGGTTCGTTAACAGGTTTACTCAAAAATATCAGTGCTGTTGATTTTGATCTGACTGTCAATACCACTGCTGCCATCAATAGAGAAGCGGTAAAACTGATGCGTGAAAAAAATATTCGTGCTATTAATCGACTGTTTTGTACCAATCCACGCAATGCCGGTATGTTGATAAAAACTGTTGACAAGGACACACCCGATAGTCGATTACAAATGAATAATTTTGGCGCACCGCGCGATAACTTTTTTCAATTTAAATTAGACAATCACGTGTTGTACTACTCGTGCCCAGACTTGGGGGAGGATTGGCAAACCGACGGCAATCAATTTATTTTCAGCAACAGCGAGTATCATTTTGCTGGATAACAATCTGTTCAATTTGATTTACATACACCATTTATCAATCTATAATGTAGACTAATGTTTAAAATAAAAACTCTAACGGTTCGAAACTTCATGAGTGTGGGCAATACCACACAAGCAGTTGATTTTGATCGACAAGATCTCACTTTGGTCTTGGGCGAAAATTTAGATTTGGGCGGTGATGATTCGGGTGCTCGTAACGGCACAGGCAAAACCACCATTATCAATGCACTCAGTTATGCCTTGTACGGCAATGCTCTTACCAACATCAAAAAAGACAACTTGATCAACAAAACCAATAGTAAAGGAATGATGGTCACTATTGATTTTGAAAAAGACGGCGAAGCATATCGCATCGAGCGCGGACGTAAGCCTGGTGTTATGAAATTCTGGGTAGGTGATCAAGAAAAAGAAATTACCGATGATGCGCAGGGTGATAGTAGAGAAACACAGGCCGAAATAGAACGTATGTTGGGCATGAGTCACGAAATGTTCAAACACATTGTGGCGCTCAACACCTACACCGAACCATTCCTTAGTTTAAAAGCCAATGACCAGCGCACCATCATTGAACAATTATTGGGCATTACACTATTGAGTGAAAAAGCCGACAATCTCAAAGAAGCAAACAAAGCAACCAAGGATGCTATCACACAAGAGGAATTCCGTATCAAAGCCGTGGGCGATGCCAACAAGCGTATTGAAGAACAAATTGAAGCATTGAAGCGCAGACAGACTTTGTGGAATAACAAACACGATGAAGAGATCGATAAGATTCAAACGGCGATCGAAGAACTACAGAGGATCGACATTCAGGCCGAAATTCAGGCACACCAAGCGTTTAAGACGTGGGATCAAACTAGAAAGGATCTCAATGAACTATCGACGGCGATTGGTCGGACAAAGCTGGACCTGGCCCGCGAGGAAAAAACCATTGCCAAGGTATCTGCAGAACTTGTTTCGCTGGAAAATCACACGTGTCATACCTGTGGTCAAGAGTTCCACGACGAAAAGCACCAACAGGTGTTGGGATCGAAGCAGAGAGATTTGGCGACAGCAGAGGAAAATCAGAGAACCTATGCTGCCACTTTGGACGAACTACAGCAGGCTCACACCGGGCTGGGCACTCTGGGTCCACGGCCTGTGACATTTTACGACACCGAAAGCGAAGCTATACAACATCAGGCCACTGTGGACAATTTGATCAAACAGTTGACTGCCAAGGCAGCTGAAAATGATCCGTATACCGAACAAATTGCAGAAATGCAAGCAACTGCTGTGGAAGAAATCAATTTTGATACCATCAACGAGTTGACCAATCTACGAGATCATCAAGAGTTCCTGCTTAAACTGTTGACCAACAAAGATTCATTTATTCGCAAACGTATTATTGATCAGAACCTAAGTTATTTAAATGCCCGCTTGGGACAATACTTGGACCGTATTGGCTTACCACACACAGTCAAGTTCAACAACGATTTGACTGTGAGTATTACAGAGTTGGGACGAGACCTAGACTTTGACAACTTGAGTCGCGGTGAACGCAATCGTTTGATCTTGAGCTTGAGTTGGGCGTTCCGTGACGTTTGGGAAAGTCTATATCAACCTATTAACCTACTGTTCATTGATGAGTTAGTGGATTCGGGTATGGATAGTTCGGGTGTTGAAAATGCGCTGGCCGTCTTAAAAAAGATGAGTCGCGAAGCACACAAGAGTATATGGCTAGTAAGCCACAAAGACGAATTGTCTGGACGTGTAAACAATACGTTACACGTGGTCAAAGAAAATGGATACACAAGTTACAACACCGACATTGACATTGCTTGATCATCATCGTATACATATCGAAGTCAGTAGCAAATGTACTTTGAAATGTCCACGCTGTCCTCGCACGGAGTTACGGCCCGAAGCACTCAACAGAGAAATTAGCCTGCTTGAGTTTCAACGTGCTTTTACTGCGGACCTGTTGAGTGAAATAGATGAAATAACATTCTGTGGTGACATTGGCGATCCCATCTATGCCAAAGACTTTTTAGAAATTGTTAGATATATTAAAACTAGTCGGTTTGATACTCGTTTGGTCATTGTTACCAACGGTAGTTATAAAGATACCAGCTGGTGGATTGAACTAGGCGAACTGTTAAACAATGATGATACTGTAACATTCAGTGTTGACGGGTGGGATCAAGAATCAAACGAGCAATATAGAGTTAACAGCAACTTCGAAAGTATCATACGTGGTGCTAAAGCCTTACGTGCCAATAGTAATTGTATTATGAATTGGTCGGCTATCTACTTTAACTTTAATGAAAAAGAAATGGGCCATATACAAAATCTAGCACAAGAGCTAGGATTTGATACGTTTGACGCTGTACACAGTACTAAATTTGATGGTGCGTACTTAATTAATGGCACTGATCCACTTAAGCCAAGTCCAATGTATATCGCTGCATCAGGTAAGTATCGTGTTTCTAGATTGCCCATTAGTGATCGTGGCGGTAATCGCACACTACTGCGCCGACATCCTACTCGGGCTGCACACCCGTGGGCTCGCTGTATTAACGGTGACAAAGAAATGTTTATCAATGTAGACGGACTGGTATTTCCTTGCCCTTGGTTCAACTCGGGCTATATGTACAACGACTTTGTAGAAAAATATAGAGATCAAATCAACATCAAGACTCGTACTCTTAAAGAAATACTACAGGACCCGCTGTGGGAAGAGCTGTATACCAGATTTGAAGTAGCACCATTAGATATTTGCAAACACAAGTGTAGAGATGCCCAATAAAAATATATTCTGTAACATACCTTGGTATGAGATCCATATCAATCACGACGGCAGTTATGACCTCTGTGGTTGTATGACTGAATTGATTACCGAAACAGATCAAGCCAAGGTTTGGAACATACGCAACTATAGTGTGGACGAATACTGGAACAGCCGCCGACTGCGAGATGAACGCTTGCAAAAAATGTCAGACACACCTAATCCAGCCTGTGCTATCTGCCAACACCAAGACTCAATTGGCAGTCACAGCAAGCGTATCAAGGAAAACCTAAAGAGTGTGCTGTTTAACGATCTCAACTTCAACAAGAGTTTCGATCAAAGTCCGCACAGAACCATATTTGAACACAGCCTGCACAACGACGGTGAGACCACTACACGGCCGGTCAGTTATCATTTGAGTTTGGGCAACGAATGTGACCTAGCCTGCATTATGTGTAGTCCATACAGCAGTTTTAAACTGGCACAAGACTACCGAGCCTTGGGTTGGATACAGGATGCTCGTAGATTAAATTGGACCGATGATCCTGCGATTTGGGATCAGATGTGTGCAACATTGTTGGCCACAGACTTGGTTAATCTGCACATTATCGGCGGTGAACCCACCATTAACAAGCGTTTTCATCAACTGATTGACACCTTGGTTGCTGCAGGGCACACCAACTACAGTTTTAGCTTTACCACCAATGGTATGCACGATTTAACAGAGTTATGGCCCAAGTTGGCGCAATTTAAACGTGCCGAAGTCAGTTTCAGTATCGAAACCATGAGTAAAACCAACGACTACATTCGTTATGGCAGTACGTTTGAAACCTTGATCGACAACATTGCACAGGCACGCAGAGATGCGCCCACAAACGTGGATTTTGTTATACGTACTGTGCCTACATTTTTGACTATCACAGAATATGTGGATGTCATTGAATGGTGTGCGGCACAAGGGCTAGTAGTTGACAGTTATTTTGCCACAGATCCAGTCTGGCAACAGATCAAAATCTTGCCCAAATCGATCAAACAAATGTTGCAAAAAGATTTTGAGCAGTTGCTGACAAAACTGAATCGACTAAAACAGGACAGGCCAGCTGGCATGACCAATTGGCGTAATCCAGCTTATGCACTAGAAAACTGTATCAAAGAAACAGAAAGCAGTATTGCTAGCTTGCAACACACAGAAGATTATGTGGACCTGAGACGCGAAGCGGCACGTAGATTGCGCGAATTAGACACCCGACGTGGCACTGACGTGACTGCTCAATTTCCCATACTAAAAGATTTTTTAATAGAATATGGCTACTAATTTAAAGTTTAGCATAACTGTAGATCCTGTGGGCTATGCGGACCGCTGGCCAGAGTTTTATATCAAAATTGATGACCACCTTCAGGATCGGGGTGTGTTGCGAGACACAGCCACTTACAACTTTGACGTCTCGCTCCAAGACGGTAACCACACTATTGCAGTTGGGTTTACCAACAAGCTGGATGATGATACTCGGGTTGAGAACAATCAAATTGTGGCCGACAAAGCAGTCGTAGTCAAAACTGTCAACATTGAAGGGTACGAGTTGGCTGATTTCATCTATCGTGGACGTTATTTCCTTATAGGTAGAGAAACAATGTCCAGCAATTACCTCAGTTGGAATGGTGAATGGCGTTTGGATATTACCACTCCAATTTTTACTTGGATACACGAAACACAGCAGTTGGGCTGGATTTACGGGAAAAAATTATGACATTCTTGTTACGATGATAACTAAGCATGAATGACCTGGCTTTTCGAGAACTCCCTTGTAGAAACTCTACCCGAAGACTGTGTTGGTTTTGTTTATTTGATTACAAATAAGCTGACCGGCAGGATGTATGTTGGAAAAAAATTGGCCAAGTTTAGCAAGACCACTTACCGAATGGTCAAACTAAAAAATGGCAAAAAGAAACGTAAAAAAATCAAGGGAAAAATAGATTCAGACTGGCAAACATATTATGGCTCGAATACGGAATTAAACAAGGATGTGGCTGAACTGGGCGAAGAAAATTTTACAAGAGAAATACTGTATTATTGTCGAAGCAAAGCTGAATGCAGCTACATCGAAGCAAGGGAACAATTTTCACGCAAAGTGTTAGAAACAACAAATTATTATAACGGACACATACAGGTTCGTGTACACGGCTCACACATTATCAACAAGATATAATCTTCAGACAACAAGTCTAAATGCATTAAAACCCAATATTATACAGTAATGGCTCGCACAGGCTAAACACGTGTGCCTACGACAACTCGATGACAAGAGGGACGGAAATCTTGCCGCTGTAGCAAGTGCTCAATCACTATCCTTAACAGGACGAAGATCGCTAATTGCCGCGGTTTGATTGTTTGAAGATTATATAAGGCTAAAAAGACGTGCTAGTGATAGCACACGTTGGTATTGAATGTTAGCGTATTTGATATTGACCGCCGTTGTAAAAGACGCATCTCGAGGTACCGGACAACCGCCTCTGTAATGGTGTAACGCTAAGTGACTGTGCTACTCGGATAATGCTACAGATCTATACTTTGCCCTGAGCGGGCAAAGTGTGACCAATTAATCTGGATAATACTGAAAAACATCAAAGAAGAAAAACATTTCTGAACGAAGTGAAAGAAATAGATTAGCGTAGCTAATCTTAAAAGAATGGTAACCCCGATTCTTTAGTAACTTTCATATTTTCTTTGACTATTTGAGCAATGATTTCTCGTTCTTCAGGACTCAACGCCATGGCATCTTCATATGTGAGCCCACCTCTCATATGCCAACTCAATCTCAGTGCTTCTTCTTTTATGGCTCTTGTATCTTTTTCGTAACGATCAATTAGATCAACCACTTCCTGGTGCGATAAAGTCAAGAGCCTTACGCGAAAAAAGTTGAGTAGTCAAACTCTAGAGGTGTTTCGTATTCGTTTTTACAGCCGGTGCAACTCAATTTGGTTAAGGGCAATGCACCTTCTTTGGCCATTTCTGACAAACGAGTTTCTAACAATTTGGTAACACGTCCGTCGGCATTGGCATAAAATTCTTTGATATGCTCGCGGTCGCTCACTCGTGTACCGTCGCTGAGTTCGATATAGTCGGTGCTGTTGACCAATAACTCATTGGCTAATGCTAGCAGTTTTTTCATACTGGCTGCCAATTTGGCATTACGCACATCTTCGTCTTCGTTGGTACTGTTGATGGTTTGTAGAATACGCTGTTCTTCGTACTGTACCAAATTACTGGCAGTAACACTGAAGTAAATCTGTGGTTTGGTGTAAATTTTAAGATCTTCAAATTCAACCGGTTGACTATAATCGGGGCTTTTGACTTTTGAGATCAGGCCTGACAGATCAACGTTGTATTCGTGATTTTCGCCGCAACTGGGGCATTTGGTTGAAATGGTCATGGCATTGCCGTAGCTGGCCATACGGATAGCTATTAACACAGTATCAACGTCAATACTGGGCATTTTCCAAGCATCAACAATGCTGGGGCAACAGCTCTGGATCACACTGACAACGCCGGCGCCGTTTAGTAGTGCATCTGGTGTCTTAAGGGTGATTTCGTCGCCGGCAGTCATTGGGTACACTGGTATTTCTCCAGTAACTGGTAAATCTAAACTGTTTTCTGCCCAGAATTTACCGTCGCTTGGCAATCTGATGTGCATAACAGGTTTTCTAAAGTGCTTTGACAACGGATTGTTAGGTTTTGTATCCATATTTTAATTCCCATAAATAATTGATATAACTATATTTATAGGTAAAAATACCCTGGTGTTTAAAAGATGAATGATAATATTGATTACGACCGGCTAGCAGCAGCTATTAGCAAAGCCTTGTCTGGCGGTGGCAGTGGTACCGGTGGTGCAACTGCTTCAACCGCTGCAATGAACCCAGCTGACTTACAAAAGTTTTTTAAACAACTCAAAGACAATACCAATACCTGGGGCAGCGTAACCAAGTCTCTGGTTACCGGTCAAAAGAAATTTCAAGATTTAAGCTACCAAATTGAGTCGCTTGATAAAAAGATTGAAGAAATTGAGGATTCTTTTGACGATCTAGATGATGCAGCCAAAGATCAGGCACACGCATTAAAAGAACAACTAACACAACAACGTGAAGCCACAGCCACAGTACAGCGCGAAAATGTCGCACGTACAGCCACCGTTGAAGGTTTGACCAATTTTACCAAGTCTGTAGTAAGTGCGGCTGCCAGAACAGCTGGCAATTTTGCCAAAGGTTTACAAGACGGATCTAGTGCATTTAGTCTAGCTGGTGGTTTGATGGAAGGCGCCATTGATGGTGCCAAAGGCGGAATTGATGCTCTAGGCAACACAGTGGGTGCTGTTGGCACAGCATTTTCTGCAGTTCCTGGCCCAGTTGGTATGGTTGCCAAAGTGGCTGCCGTTGCAGGTCCTGCTATTGCCGGGTTGGGCGATGCGGCTGCTGCAGTATCCAAATTCTATGTAAACTACATGGTCAAAGAAGCCGAACAAACAGTTGCGGCTTTCAACAAAATATCTGCGTCTGGTGGTTTGTTTGCTGATGGTATGACCGGTATGCGACAGTCGGCTGGACAAGCTGGACTAACAGTCAAACAGTTTAGCGAGGTCATGTCGCAAAATGCTGAAAAGTTGGCAGCCAGTGGACTGGGTGTAACCGAAGGCGCTAAACAAATGGGTCGTGTTGGCAAGGTCATGAAAGACACTGGCATCACAGATCAACTGTTAAAACTGGGTTACGGGTTTGAAGAACAGGCCAGCCTGACAGCAGATGTAATTGCACAGATGCGCCAGAGTGCTGGTGGCAAAGTCGGTGACAAGGCAGTCGCAGAAGAAACTCAAAAATACGCAGAAAATTTAAGAATAATTGCTGCCATTACTGGCGAAGACGCCAAAAAGAAAGTGGCTCAAGTACAACAGGAAAATGCAGTACTGGCTTTCCAAATTGAAATGGCCAAGAAAACTCCTGAGCAACGTGCTGCTATCAATGCCGCAATGGCAACAGCCACAGAGCAAGAACGCAAGAATCTTAGAGATCGTGTGGCGTTTGGCGAAGTTATCAACAAAGAAGGTGCCATATACGAAGCCACAGTAGCCGGCGCAAAAGAAAAAGGCGAAGAACAAAAACGATTGTTGGACAACAACAATCTAACAACAAAAACCAATGCTGACTTGAATGCAAAATACGGCGATCAAATCAAGAAAAGTGTGTTGGCACAGAAAGATTTTGCTGTGGCTGGTATGGCCGCAGGCGGCACAATCGCCAATGTAAACAAAGCTCAACTTGACGTATTAAATCAATCAAATACCTATACCAAAGACGCTGTTGAAACTGGCAAAGACCTAGTAAATCAACAGCAGGCGTCCACTGACGACTTGACTACAAGCACCATTGATGCCTCCAAAGCAGCTCAGCAATTGGCGTTGGATATACAAGAAATGGTGCTGCCTCAATTGAGCAAGTTCAGCGAAGTTACTGCTCAGATTTTAAAAACCATGAGCAAGTATGTTAAAGAATTCAATGACGTGACCAACAAGCAAGATGAAGCCAACTGGAAAGTAATGGACTTTTGGGAAAAAATGGAATCGGGACTTGCACGAGTAGTTGAATGGGTGGGCACTATACTTGACAAATTGACCATGGGTGCATTTGGCAGTATCTTGAAGGGAATTTTTGGACAAGATATTGAAGACATCAAAGAAGAGCGTGTCAAAAAAGAAACAGAATATCTCAAAGAGCACGGCAGAGAAACAGGTCCAGCCGCTGAAGAAAAAACAAAAGCTGCTCAAACACCTTTCGTTGGCAAGAGCAACGAGTACTATGCCAAGATGCAAGCTTCTATCACCGAAGCCGCCAAAAAGGCCGGTGTAGCCAACCCCGAAGTGATAGGCAAACTGGGAGCGTCTCAAACCAGCTTGGAAACTGGCTACGGCAAACACATGGCCGGCAACAATGCGTTTGGTATCAAAGCCGATGCCAGCTGGACTGGTCCTGTAGCTGAAGTAATGACCAAGGAGTTTGTCAAAGGTGTAGGCATGGTCAATGTTATGCAAAAATTCCGTGCATACGACAAAGTAGAAGATTCAGCCAAAGACTATGTGGAGTTCCTGCAAAAAAATGGTCGTTACAAAGGAGTGTTGGCAGCCACAAACATCGACGATGCTATCAAAGCACAAGCCGCCACTGGTTATGCTACAGATCCCGACTACGGTTCAAAATTGTCTAGCATTACTAATACCTATGCTAACCAAGGTAATCACGGTGGTGCTGCTACCGGTGCATTTGTCAAAGCCACCCCGGGTGGAACCAGTATGAAATTGGCCGAAGGCGGACGTGATGAATTGGTTACTCCGTTGATCAATGGTCGTTTGCCGGGAATGGATGAATTGATTGACGCTGTAAATCGTTTGGTACGAGTTTCGGAAGCACAGCACTCAACTTCGGAAAAGATCTTGTACGCAACAGCATAACGTACGGTAAATATAGCATAAACAGAGAATACACATATGGCCGGTTGGAAAAAATACTTTAAAACCAGTAACTTACCCAGTAATATCAGTCCTTTAGGTGGTGGTCGTCTGCCAGATGCTGGCTATCGCAACTATCAAAGTCAATTGCCGGAAGTTTACACCGGGCAACCAAATCGTGTTGAACGTTACAATCAGTACGAACAAATGGATATGGATTCCGAAGTCAATGCAGCTTTGGACATTCTAGCTGAATTCTGTACTCAAAAGAATTTAGAAAATAACACAGCATTTACAATCAAATACAAAGAACAACCCAGCGACAACGAAGTCAACATCATCAAAGAGCAACTGCAACAATGGGTAGCACTTAACGAGTTCAACAGACGCATATTCAAAATTGTTCGCAACGTGTTCAAGTACGGCGATCAAGTGTTTATTCGAGACCCAGAAAACTTTAAACTGTACTGGACCGAAATGTCCAAAGTTACTAAAGTTATTGTCAACGAAGGCGAAGGCAAAAAGCCCGAGCAGTACTTGATCAAAGATATCAACCCTAACTTTCAAAACCTAACAGTTACCGCAGTGGCCACAACAGATACCTATACGAATCACCCACAGGTGGGTGGCCCATCAGGCGCTTATGTACAACCACAAAGCCCATTTGGTGGTGGCTCACGTTTTAGTCACGCTAAAAACGAAGCTGCTATCAATGCTGAACACGTGATGCACATCAGCTTGACTGAAGGCCTGGATGTGTATTGGCCATTTGGTAACTCGGTGTTGGAAAACATTTTTAAAGTGTTTAAGCAGAAAGAACTCTTAGAAGACAGTATCATTATCTATCGTGTGCAACGTGCTCCAGAGCGTCGTGTGTTCAAAATTGACGTGGGTAATATGCCAAGTCATATGGCCATGGCATTTGTTGAACGTATCAAAAACGAAATTCACCAACGCCGTATTCCCACACAAACTGGTAACGGTGGAGCCACAATGATGGATGCCACTTACAATCCCTTGAGTACAAACGAAGATTATTTTTTCCCACAAACAGCCGATAGCCGTGGATCCAGCGTGGACGTATTGCCGGGCGGTAGCAACCTGGGCGAAATCACCGACTTGCGATTCTTTACTAATAAATTATTCCGCGGTTTGCGTATTCCAAGCAGCTACTTACCAACCACTGCCGAGGATGGTAGTCAAGCATACACAGATGGTCGCGTGGGTACAGCACTCATTCAGGAATGGCGATTTAACCAATATTGCCAACGCTTGCAAGCCATGGTTGCCGACAAGTTGGATTCGGAATTCAAACTGTTTATGCGTTGGAGAGGTTTCAACATTGATGGATCGTTGTTTGATTTGTCGTTCAACGAACCACAAAACTTTGCACAGTATCGTCAAGCCGACATTGACTCAGCTCGTATTGCTACATTTACACAGCTGGAACCATTGCCTTATTTTAGCAAACGTTGGTTAATGAAACGTTATCTAGGTATGACCGAACAAGAAATCAGTGAAAATGAACAGGCCTGGGCCGAAGAACGTGGCGACACAGATTTGGCACAGCCAGATGCACCTGGATTGCGTAGTGTAGGCATTAGCCCCGGTGGTGTAAGTGCTGATTTAGAAGGTCTAGGTCCTGACACAGCAGGTGGCCCAACACCAGCTGGAGCCGGTCCTACAGGCGGAGCAATACCAGCTGCCGGCGGCGCACCTGGTGGTCCAGCCGGTTCAGCTAGCCCAATTTAATCAAAAAGGGTTAAATACTCATATGAATATTATGGAATTGTTTGACCCAGCACCAGAGGGCTATTACGACGAAAAGAGCGATCAAAGTACTCTTAAAATGTCAGATAGCCGTAAAACCCGACTGACATTGGCACACCTAAATCGGCTGAGAAAAAGTCACGACGTTCGTAAATTGGAACACGAAAAGAAGTTGGAAGCAGTAGCCAAACAATATCAACCTGCACCCGAAGCCGGTGCTCTTGCTGGATTATAAGCAGTTTTCTGTAATAAATCTGTAAAACACCTCAAAATATACCCATTTAACCCCAGAAATATACGTACTTTAGTAAATAACTAACAAAGCTATATTTTTAAGGGGTTTCTTATGAACAAGTTTGAAAAGTTAATTGAATACATCATTAATGATGAAGATCAAAAAGCACGTGAATTATTTCACGACATCGTAGTAGAAAAATCACGCGACATATATGAATCTATCATGGACGAAGAGTCTATGGAAGAAAACTTTGACCACCCAGCAGTTGCAGGTGATCAGGTTGAAGATATGGTCAAAGAAGTTGGAACCGAAGAAGCAATGGGTGAAGACGACGAAGAAGGCGCTGAGTTAGAGTTAGGCGGCGACGAAGAAGAATTCGGCGACGAAGAAGATCACGACGAAATCGAAGGCAATCCAGCTGAAGAAGAAATCGAAGACAAAGTAATGAACATTGATGCCAAGTTAGACGAGCTATTAGCCAAGTTTGACGAAATCATGGGCGACGAAGGTCACGGCGAAGAGCCAGCTATGCACAACGAACCAGAAATGGGCGCTGAGCACGGTGAAGAACCAGAAATGGCTGAAGAAATGTACGAAGAAGAAGTTGAAGAAGAGGAAGAAAAAGAAGAAGAGTCTAAAGAAGCAAAAAAGACTGAAGAATCTAAATCTAACCGTATCAAATCAACTTCTGAACTAATGCGTGAATATGTTGACCAAATTGGCGATATCTACGGCGGTCAAGGCGACGCAGCCGAAGGTACAGCAGTTGGCGCAGCTGGCAAAAAAACTTCAATCAATACCAAAGATCCAGTAGGTCCAGGTGCTGATTTTGGTGGTACACCAGTTAGAACAAAAGGCGCAGACAGCAATCAAGACGGTACTAGCCCAACAAAGGCAAGTAACGAATATACCAAAGGCGAAGGTACTATCAAGTCTGGTAACGTAAACGTTCCAGGTGGCAAAGCAGCTCAGAAACCAACAGGTAAAGAGTACAGCAAGTCACACGACGCTGAAGGTAAAACAGTAGGTAACAACGGTTCCGTTCCAATTAACAAGAAGAGCGAAATCGGTGGAAAAGTACGTTAATCGTATTAGATAGGAAACAAAATGGCTTTGTATCTTAAAGAGAATTTGACTTTTGACCGTGCAGGGATCGTTGTTGAACACAGCGAATCCGCTGACGGCAAGAGTAAGGATCTCTATATGAAAGGGATATTCATCGAAGGTGGCGTTAAGAATGCCAACGAACGTGTATATCCTGTTCACGAAATTCAAAAAGCCGTGTCAACTATTAATGAACAAATCAAAGGTGGTTATAGTGTACTCGGCGAAGTAGACCACCCAGATGATCTAAAGATTAACTTGGACCGTGTTAGCCATATGATCACAGAAATGTGGATGGATGGCCCTGCAGGTTACGGAAAATTAAAAGTGTTGCCAACTCCGATGGGTAAACTGGTAGAAGCCATGATCACATCAGGCGTAAAACTAGGTGTATCATCACGTGGATCTGGTAATGTTAACGAAGGAAGTGGACACGTTAGTGATTTTGAAATCATTACCGTTGACATCGTAGCACAGCCTAGCGCACCTCACGCTTATCCAAAAGTCATTTATGAAGGCTTGATGAATATGCGAGGTGGTATGCAGGTATTTGAAACGGCACGTGAAGCCGCTCAAGATCAAAAAGTACAGAAGTACCTGAAGCAAGGCATTGAAGCCTTAATCAAAGATTTAAAACTATAGGAGAAATATCCAATGTTAGATGCTATCAAACCATTGTTGGATAACGGAATTATTAACGAGGAAACTCGTACTGCAATTTCCGAAGCTTGGGAAGCTCGTATTACCGAAGCCAAAGAACAAGTACGTGCTGAACTACGTGAAGAATTCGCACAACGTTATTCACATGATAAAGCTGTAATGGTTGAAGCTCTAGACAAAATGGTTACAGAGTCTCTCACTGCAGAACTACAAGAATTTGCAGACGAAAAAAAACAATTAGCAGAAGACCGTGTTGCATTTAAACGCACAATGGTTGAAAGCGCCAGCAAGTTTGATAATTTCATGGTAGCAAAACTATCAGAAGAAATTAAAGAACTACGTGCAGATCGTAAGACATACGAAGCAGCTATTGCCAAGTTAGAAAACTTTACAATCCGTGCGCTAGCAGAAGAAATCAAAGAGTTTGAAGCAGACAAGCGTGCCGTGGTGGAAACCAAGGTTCGTTTAGTTGCTGAAGGTAAAGCTAAACTAGCTGAACTACAAGCTAAATTTGTAAAACAATCTGCCGAGGCTGTTAAAGAGGCTGTTACCAGTTCGTTAGAGTCAGAATTGACTCAACTAAAAGAAGATATCCAAATTGCTCGTGAGAATATGTTTGGTCGTCGTCTATTTGAAGCATTCGCCAGCGAGTTTGCCGGTACTCATTTAAATGAGAACAAGCAGATCCGTGAGTTACAAGGTACTGTAAGTACTTTGGCTCAGAAATTGTCTGAAGCAGTATCAGCAATTGAAGACAAGAAAGCTCTAGTTGAATCAAAAGAAACAGAAATCAAGATTATCAAAGAGTCAGCAGAACGCAAAGAAAAACTTGCAGAAATGTTGAAGCCTTTGAACAAAGAGAAGTCAGCAATCATGCGTGACTTGCTCGAGAGTGTACAGACTGATCGTCTTCAGACTGCATACGAAAAGTATCTACCAGCTGTATTGAACAATTCCGCTGTTAAAGTTGTTGCTGAAAAGCAATCAGTTTTGACAGAGAGTCGTGCAGTAGTAACTGGTGATAAAACTGCTAAAACTGCCGTTGAAGGCCGAACAACAGAAGTGCAAACCAATGTTGTTGAACTAAAACGTTTAGCAGGGCTTAATTAAACCCTAAAAGGAAAGAGGAATTAAAATGACACAACAATTATTAGAAAGCCGTTGGGGCGAAACCAAAGAAGCCCTGTTAGAAGGCCTACAAGGTTCACGTCGTACAACAATGGGTGTGATCTTAGAAAACACTCGTAAAATGTTAGCTGAGAACGCAACAGCTGGCTCAACACAAGCAGGTAACGTAGCTACACTAAACCGTGTAATTCTACCAGTTATCCGTCGTGTAATGCCAACAGTTATCGCTAACGAAATCGTTGGTGTACAACCAATGACAGGTCCAGTTGCTCAAATCCACACATTGCGTGTTCGTTATGCTGATAGCGTTAGTGCTACAACATCAACAGACGGCGCAAACGCTGGCGATGAGGCATTGAGCCCATTCAAGATTGCAACAGCATACTCTGGTAACTCTGCAACTTCACAAGCTACTTCTACAGCAGCTCTTGAAGGCGTAGCAGGTAACCGTATCAACGTTCAAATCTTGAAACAAGTTGTAGAAGCTAAAACACGTAAGTTATCAGCTCGTTGGACATTCGAAGCTGCGCAAGATGCACAATCTATGCACGGTTTGGATGTTGAAGCTGAAATCATGGCTGCTTTGGCACAAGAGATCACAGTTGAGATCGACCAAGAAATTTTGGCTTCTTTACGTGCTCTAGCTGCAACTGATTACACATTTGACCAAGCTGCAGTATCTGGTACAGCTACATTCGTTGGTGATGAACACGCTGCTTTAGCTGTTCTAGTCAATCGTACAGCTAACTTGATCGCTCAGCGTACACGTCGTGGTGCTGGTAACTGGGCAGTTGTTTCCCCAGCTGCGTTAACAGTACTACAAAGTGCTACAACATCTGCATTCGCTCGTACAACAGAAGGCACATTCGAAGCTCCTACAAACACCAAGTTTGTTGGTACATTGAACGGCGCAATGAAGATTTATGTTGACGGTTATGCAAACGACAGCCAAGCTGTATTAGTTGGTTATAAGGGTTCAAGCGAGGCTGATGCAGCTGCGTTCTATTGCCCATATATCCCATTGATGAGCTCTGGTGTTGTACTAGATCCAAGTACATTCGAACCAGTAGTTAGCTTCATGACACGTTATGGTTATGTTGAGTTAACAAACACAGCGTCATCTCTAGGTAACGCTGGTGACTACGTTGGTGAGATTGCAGTTGCGAACTTATCATTCCAGTAATCCAAAAATTACTACCCAGGGATGGGAAGGAAACAAAAAGCCCCGCAAGGGGCTTTTTTGTTGACCGCATAAATAATAGTGTTCACTCACAAGAGTAACTTTCGGAGCACCACTTCGGATAGCCTAGAACGCTAACGCCCTTGGGGCAAAGGAGAAATAAAATGGCAAACAAACTAAAAATCGCAAAAACTCATTCGGTTACCAGTCAGCTGGTTGACTCATACACCAGTCCAACTTTAATCAGCGGTAATCACGTTGGTTCTGTTGGTGGTATTCGCAGTCAAATTGGACCACAGATTGCACCGCAAGTTAAAATTAACGGTTCTGCAACAACCGGTAGCATTTTGCGTCAAAAAGGTGCACACAAGTTTTTAGCTACAGATGGTACAGATACTGCTATCTGCAAGCTGGTAAATTTGGCAACACCAACAGTGGCAAACACAATGAGCATTGGTATTATTCTAGCCAACACTACACAGTTACAAGCTAGCCGTATTACCAACCGTTGGGTATATGACTTTGCTGGTAACAAGTATCGTTATTGGACCAAAGCTGCTACAACAAACAATCCATATGCTGTTGATGCAGCCGCCGGCACAGTGGGTTTTGTTCAAGTATTAGACGCTAACTAATTTTATTTGTTAGACTCAACAAAAACGGGCTTCGGCCCGTTTTTTTATTAAAAGTTATATTTTATGATTGCATAAATACTACTAAATTAAGGTTTCTAGGATGGCAACAGTTAAAAAAATTCTTGGCGATTATACCATACAAAGTGTTGGTACACAAAGCAACGTCAATATTAACACAAACACACTAACAGTCAACGGAAATATGATTGTTAATGGTACAACAACGACCATTGAAAGTACCAATACTGTTATCTATGACAACCAAATAGAACTAAATGCCAATCTGAGTCCCACTGCGCCACCGTTGCCAATTCAATCTGGCATAATAGTAAATCGCGGAACCGGCGCTCTAGCACAACTGATATGGGACGAAACAACTAAATCTTGGTTGATCAATACACCAGGCAACCCATCATCTTCATTGAGTGCCGTTGCCATTACCAGCAGCAGTGGTGGATTACAAATCACCGGCAATCTAGATTTAAAACAATACACACTATATACCAGCACACAATCACAGTTGACAATAGATTCAAACGTGTCAATAAAAAATTCCAATGTGGCTCCTGGCGCTACAGCTGGTTACAACACAATTTACACAACTACACCACCTGCTAGCAGTCCTAGAGACTCGGGTGTATTTGTCACAAACACAACAAAACAAGGTGCTCAGCTGTCAACTAAAAATCAAGCACTTCTTTATTCGTTGATTTTCTTCTAAGGATTTATAAATGGCTATCACAAATACAAAATTACCAAATGGACCATTTGCAAATGTTGCCTATGCTCCTGCAAGTCAGACTCGAGTGGTCACAACAATGTATCTTTGCAACAATAGCAATGTCACTGTTGCGGCAAATGTTTACTTGGTACCTGCACAGGCCAACGTGGCTGACCCGCTTGGTAGTTTGGTTTATACCAACATTCAACTTACACCATACGAAACTTATGTGATTGATGGCGAACGCATTGTGTTAGAAAATGGTGATAGTATTTTTGCAAACATAAGCACAGGAACTTCTGGTGCAGTTATAATGACAGTTAGCTCTGTTGGAGCCTAATAGATGGGACGATATCTTAAAAATACTCAGCTGAAAGGCGGGAGTCATTCTATTCAACTACCGATGGGTACCAACAGTATTGGTCCCGACAGTCCGGTCAACGGCCAAATCAGATTCAATCAAACAACCAATAAAATTGAATTTTACTACAACAATCAATGGAATCAAGTGGCCAAAATTGGCACAGTACAAGTGGTAGTTGATCAACTGGTCACAGCCGATGGCGTAAATCAATATCCAATGTCACAGAGTTATATAGCTGGACAAGAAAGCAGCGTATTGGTATTTGTTGGCGGAGTCCAACAGATCCCCAATGTGAACTACACTTTTTCTGCCAACGTAGCATCAAATCAATTGTATCTCCAACCCAGCACATCTGGAGATGCCAATCAACCTATTATTGTAATACACAACCTTAATAGCACCAAAACGATCGGGGATTAACCAATGGCAATTGGTAAAGTATCGGGGGTAATGCTACAAAACAACTTGGCTCGCCAAGGTAGCAATCTTGCGTTCGACGGAAACCTAATATACCTTGATGTTACCAATCGAAGAATTGGTGTTAACACAGTAAACCCAACCAAAGATTTTCAAGTTGCTGGTGCAACACAGTTAGGCAACGTTATCATCAACGGCGACTCAATCGCTCACATCAACCCTTCCAGTCAAGTGTTGTTGGGCAACGTCAGTCAAATTCATATTGCCGGCGGCAGCGCCAACAATTTGTTATACACAGATGGTGCTGGTAACTTGGCATTTACCAGTTTACAGACTCTACTGTCACTTAACAATGTAACAACAAACAATATTCCATATCGACCTGTGCCGGTTACCGCCAACATTGGTCAAAACTCTGTCACTTACAGCACCAATGCATTGACCACAGGTCAAAGTACCAGCCAAGCCATCAGCATCTTGGACAGCATACTGGGCAACATCACCAACATCAGCGGCAATGTTATTACCACTGGCAATTTGTTTCTAACAGGTGGAGCACAAAATTATGTATTGTCCACTGACGGAGCCGGCAACACCTTTTGGTCAGACATTTCAAATGTGGTCAACACTGGTGGATTCAGTGGTACCGGCTTGGTGTTGGGTGCAAACACCACAGGCAGTTTTTCTTCGGCCATTACGCTAACTTCCACTACCAGTATAACCAACAGCATAGCGTTGTTGAATCAATTGCTAGGCAACATTACCAACAGTACTGGATCGGCTATTCACACGTCTGGTAACGTGAATGCCAGCGGAGTAGTTGCCAATAATTTTTATGGCAATCTTGTTGGATCTGTTTTAACTGCCAATCAACCGTATATCACTGGCCTGGGCAATCTGGGCAATCTTACAGTTAATAATTCCATAACATCTACCACAGTAACAGCTCAAAACTATTACGGCAACCTAACTGGTAACAGTACCGGCACACTGACTGGCAATGTGATTGGTAACATAACTGGCACCAATGGTACATTCTCCAGCAATGTAACAGCTGGAAATGTTTATACCACCAATGGCACATTCAGTGGCAACGTGTACGGTAACATCGGCACAGCATCGCAACCTTATATTACCGCGGTTGGTACATTGTCTAATTTGGCAGTGACCGGTGGGGTACAGGCCAGCTCAGTTACTGCCGGCGCAGCCTATATTAACGGACCACTAACAGCCAACTCAGCCAGCATTGCTGGTAATTTGTCAATTGGTAACAATCTTACCATTGGCGGAACAACTACTTTGGCAACCTTGTTGGTTAACACAGTTGAACTGGATCAAGGTAACCTGACAGCGGCCGCCACTTTCAGTACATTCTACGGCAACACATACGGTACCGTGGCCAGCTATACCGGTAACGTAACTACTGGTAACTTGATAACCGGCAACATTGCCAGCAATACTGTGCGCGGCAACGTGATAGGACGTTTAACCGGTAACGTTACTGGTAACGTGAGTGGCACTTACGGCGTATTTTCAAACAGCATATCAACTGGAGATGGCACATTCTCGGGCAACATTTACGGCAACATCAACACTCCTGCTCAACCTTACATTACCAGCTTGGGTACACTGACCAATCTTGCTGTAATTGGCAATATTACGGCCAACAACATTGCGGCCAACTCAACATTATACGGAAATTTTGCCGGCACGTTATTGACACCAAGTCAGCCCAATATTACTACGGTGGGTAATCTTGGCAATTTGACAGTCAACACCAGCATAACAGCCACCACTGTAACAGCTCAAACCTATTATGGCAACATTGTTGGCAACGCAACAGGTACATTATTGACACCAAGTCAGCCCAACATTACCACGGTGGGCAATCTTGGTAACCTAACTGTTAATACTACAATCACCGCCGGTGGTAACATTACCACAGCGGCCAATGTCAATGCTACTACATTCTTTGGAAACATTTACACAGACCGCATCAATTCTCTTTACACAACAGTAACAGAGTTTGATTCGGTTGGTGCATTGGGCCTGCCAAACGGCAACAGCGTACAGCGTCCTTCCTTAACCAAGGGCGGGTATTTGCGTTACAACACAGATATACCGTCAATTGAATACTACGATGGCGCGGCCTGGGTAGCAGTTACCAACTCAGTTAGAAGTCAAATTATAACTCCTGACGGCGTCAGTCAACAATTTGGCCTAAATCAAGTGACCACATCAGCCGGTTGTATTGTCAGTATCAACGGTACTGTGCAACAGCCTGGTATTGCATATAATGTAAACGAAAATCAAATTACCTTTACAGAAGTTCCGCAAGTGACTGATATTGTTGACGTTCGTTTCTTGGGCGCAACGGTAAACATCAATACCAGTCTTGCAGATAACTTGAACATTGCTGGCAACCTAACAGTGGTTGGAACAACATCTGCTCATACTGTGTCAACTGGAGCCTTCAGCATCACAGAAAACAACAATCAAGTTGTGGTCAGTTGCAATGGTGTTAAGGTATTTGCCATTGACAGCACAGGCAATGTAATGATTGCCGGCAATATCACCTACGGTCCAATTGTTTAAAAACCAAGCGTATCTAGAATATTTTTTTACAACCAGGTAAATACTAAAGTAATACAGCAGTTCGTTTCTCTACCACCTTCTCTTATATTCCCCGGCTAGCCTAAAATCCAAAAACCCATTTTTAAAAGGGTGTAGCCCGGAATTCCTACGGCCGCGATAAATAACATTATAACCTATAAATTATAAAGGATTTAACTATGAGCGCCGGTAATATTACAAGAATTAAAAATAATCAGATCACTGATTCTACCATCACAGCACAGAAAATTGCATCTGGCACACTGACAGGTGCATTGTTTAGCCCCTCATTAACACTTTCTTCTGATGTTACTATCACTGGTAATTTGAGTGTTAGCGGCAACTCAAGTACAATTAACTCAGTTAATACATTTATCAATGACCCTACTGTTGTTTTCAACAACGGATACACTGGCAGCTTGGCCGGTTATGACATTGGTATGTTTATCAATCGTAACTTGTCATCCTTGGCTGGTTACGGTGCGGTTAATACTGCATTCGTTTGGGACGAAAACGCTGGTGCGTTTATTGCAGTAGCAACAACAACCAGCACAGGCGGTGGTAGCAGCAAAGTTACCAGCGTTACTAACTCAGGTTTTGCCAACGTCAAAGTCGGTAATGCCACAATGGTCAGTGCAAGTATTACCAACAATTTATCGGCTGGTGGTATTACTGCAACTCCAATTTCAGGTAGCACAGGTTCCTTTACAACATTAGCTGCTTCAACTGGTTTTTCTACAGCTAATGCTGTAATTACAGGCGGTAGCTTGAATTCAACACCAATTGGTGCTACAACAGCTTCAACTGGTGCATTTACAACATTATCTGCAACCAGTATTTCTACTGCCAACGCAGTTATCACTGGTGGTAGTTTAACCAACATTTCCATTGAAGGTGTTACAACATTAACTGCTACAAACTTCTCAACTGCCAACGCAGTGGTTACAGGCGGCAGCTTAGATTCAACACCAATTGGTGCTACAACAGCTTCAACTGGTAAATTCACAACATTGTCAGCAAGTGGTACACTAGGTGTAACTGGTGCTGCTACATTATCAAGCACATTGGCTGTAACTGGCGCAACTACATTGTCAACAGCTACAGCTGGCGCAATCCAAGCCACTGCAATTGGTAACGTAACACCAGGCACTGGTGCTTTCACAACATTAAGCTCAAGTGGTGCAGCTACGCTAAACAGCGCCGCAGTAACAAACAATGCTACTGTAGGTGGCACACTGGGCGTAACTGGCGCAACTACTTTGGCTGGTTTAACAGCTGGTGCAACCAGTGTAACAACATTGGCAGCAAGTGGCACAAGTACATTGGCGGCTGTAAGTGCAACCAACGTAACAGCAAGCGGTACACTAGGTGTAACTGGTGCAACCACTTTAACTACAGCTACAGCAAGTAGTTTACAAGCCACTGCAATTGGTAATGTGACACCAGGTACTGGTGCTTTCACAACATTAACATCAAGTGGTGCAAGCACACTAAACAGCTTGGCTGTAACTGTTAACGCAACTGTTGGCGGCACATTAACTGTAACTGGCGCAACAACTGCGGCCAACATTGGTGCAACCAACATCACAGCAAGTGGTACACTAGGTGTAACTGGTGCTACAACACTAAACACATTGAGCACAAGTGGTGCCGCTACTTTAAACAGCGCAAGCATAACAAACAACGCAACAGTTGGCGGTACATTAACTGTAACTGGTACATTGAGTGCTGCTTCAGCTTCGTTCTCAAGCATCAACAATACTCCAGTTGGTAATGCAACTCCAAGTACTGGTGCTTTCACAACGTTAAATTCAAGTGGTGCTACAACACTAGGTGCTGTAACAGCAACCAGCTTGAATTCAACACCAATTGGTGCTACAACAGCTTCAACCGGTGCATTTACAACACTAAGCGCAACTGGAGCAAGTACATTGGCTGCAGTAAGCGCAACCAACATTACAGCAAGTGGCACATTGAGTGTAACTGGCAACACAACTGTTGGTCAATTGAGTGTTGCTAACGAAACAGACACAGGTAACTTGACTGTTGGTGGTACACTAGGCGTTACTGGCGCAACTACTTTGGCTGGTGTGACAACTGGTGCCGCTACATTATTGAGCGCAAGCGTAACAAACAACGCTACTGTGGGTGGTACACTAGGCGTTACTGGCGCAACTACTTTGGCTGGTTTAACAGCTGGCGCAGTAACAGCTACTAGCTTGAACAACACACCAATTGGTGCTACAACAGCATCAACTGGTGCATTTACAACTGTAAGCACAAGTGGTGCAGCTACTCTAAACAGCGCAAGTATTACCAACAATGCAAGCGTTGGTGGTACATTGGGTGTAACTGGCGCCACAACGCTAGGTTCATTGAGTGTTGCCAACGAAACTGACACAGGTAATTTGACTGTAAGCGGTGGTTTACAAGCTACAGCAATTGGTAACGTAACACCTGGCACAGCAGCCTTTACAACACTAAGCACAAGTGGTGCAGCTACTCTAAACAGCGTAACTGTAACAAACAATGCAACAGTAAACGGCACATTGACAGCCGCTTCGATCAGTATTGCATCGTTAAACAATACACCAATTGGTAACGCAACTCCAAGTACTGGCGCATTTACAACATTAAGTTCAAGTGGCGCAGCCACATTGGCCAGTGCAAGCATAACAGGTAACGAAACTGTTGGCGGTACTTTGGCAGTAACTGGTGCAACTACTTTGGCTGGTTTAACAGCTGGCGCAGTAACAGCAACTAGTTTGAATAACACACCGGTTGGTAACGCAACACCTTCAACAGGTTCGTTTACAACATTGATCAACTCTGGTGTACACATCAGCAACGGTAACATTGTTGCCGCAAGTGGTACAGCAAGTACAAGTACAACAACTGGCGCATTGGTAGTTGCTGGTGGTGTTGGTATTAGCGGTGCTGTGTTTATTGGTGGCAACTTGAGTGTTGCTGGTACATTGACATACCTAAACACAACACAAGTACAAATTACTGGTACAGAGGTTGTTGCTGGTACATTAACAGCAAACTCAACCAACACATCAACAAGCACAACATCGGGTGCCTTACAAGTGGCAGGCGGTGCGGGCATTGTTGGTAACATTTATGCTGGTAGTATCCAAGCTACTCCAATTGGTTCATACACACCAAGTACTGGTGCATTTACCACATTGAACGCAACAGGCGCTGCAGCACTAAGCACAGTAACAGCATACGGCATACAAGCAACTGCAATTGGTAACGTAACACCAGGCACTGGTGCTTTCACAACATTAAGCTCAAGTGGTGCAGCTACATTAAACAGCTTGGTTACAACTACCAGCGCCAACGTTGGCGGTAACTTGATTGTTGGTGCTGGATCAACATTCAGCGGCGACCTAATCCCAAGTGCAAACGTAACATACAATTTAGGTAGCTCAACTAACCAGTGGAAAACATTATGGATTAGTGGTAGCACAATCCAAATTGGTGGTGTAGCAGTTACAGCAGCTCCTGCAACTGGTGTTGTAATGCCAGCTATTAACAGTACACCAATTGGTAACGCAACTCCAAGTACTGGTGCATTTACAACATTAAGTTCAAGTGGCGCAAGCACACTAAACAGTTTGGGCGTAACAAACAACGCAACAGTTGGTGGTACATTGGGCGTAACTGGTGCTACAACACTAGGCACATTGAGTGTAACCAACGAAACAGACACAGGTAACTTGACTGTAAGTGGTGGCTTGCAAGCAACTGCAATTGGCAACGTAACTCCAGGTACTGCGGCATTCACAACACTAAGTACAAGCGGTGCAGCCACATTGGCTAGCGCAAGCATCACTGGCAACGCAACTGTTGGTGGCAACGCAACTGTTACTGGCAATTTAGTAGCAGCCAACTTTACAACATCTGGTTCAAACGGTAACATCAGTGGTGTTAACAACATTACAGCCACAAGCAGCAACTTTACTAGTGCAACAGTTTCTGGTACATTAACTACAGGCTCATTGAGTGTTGCAAGTATCAACAGCACACCAATTGGCAATGCAACTCCAAGTACTGCGGCATTCACAACATTAAGCTCAAGTGGCGCAGCCACATTGGCTAGCGCAAGCATCACTGGTAACGAAACAGTTGGTGGTACATTGGCAGTTACCGGTGCTACAACATTGGCTGGTTTAACAGCTGGTGCAGTAACAGCAACAAGTATTAACTCAACACCAATTGGTGCTACAACAGCATCAACCGGTGCTTTCACAACATTGACATCAAGTGGCGCAGCTACTTTAAACAGCGCAAGCGTAACAAACAATGCTACTGTAGGCGGTACATTGGGTGTAACTGGCGCTACAACATTGGCTGGTGTAACAACTGGTGCTGCTACATTGTTAAGTGCCGCAGTAACAAACAATGCTACTGTAGGTGGTACACTAGGTGTAACTGGTGCAACCACTTTAACTACAGCTACAGCAAGCGGTTTACAAGCTACAGCAATTGGTAACGTGACACCAGGTACTGGTGCATTTACTAACTTGACAGCAAGTGGCACACTAGGTGTAACTGGTGCTACAACATTGGCTAACGTTAGTGCAACTAACGTGACAGCAAGTGGCTCAGCAACAATAACAGGTAACGTAATTGGTGGTAACATTGTTGCTCTTGGTGGCGTATACGGTACAATTTATGGTAGCTTGGCCGGTGCATCAACAAGTTCTAACGTTGCATTGTACATCACTACAACAACAACCAGCACAAACGGTACATATTACCCAGCGTTCTTGAGTGCAACAACTGGTAACTTGGCACCTATTACAAACAGCTCGTTAACATACAATCCGGGTACTGGTTTATTGACCACAACTGGTGTAACAGCTACAAACGGTACATTCACTTACGTTACTCCAACCAACTTGAGTACTGGTAATGCAGTATTGAGTGGTGGTACTATCAACAACGTGGTAATTGGCGGAACAACGCCGGCAGCTGGTACATTTACAACAGCTACAGCTACAAACGTAACTGGTACAAACGTAACAGGTACATACGTAACTGCCACAAACTTCAGTACAGCAAATGCTCAGATTACTGGCGGTACATTGACTGGTATTACACTAGAAAACGTAACAAACTTGAACGTAACAAACTTGTCAACAGCCAACGCAGTGGTTACAGGCGGTAGTGTAAACTCAACACCAATTGGTGCTACAACAGCATCAACCGGTGCATTTACAACATTGAGCACAAGTGGCGCAGCTACATTGGCTAGTGCAAACGTGTCCGGTGCATTGATTGTAACTGGCACTTCAACACATACTGCTAATGCAACGTTTGGTAACGCAGTTACAATTAACAGTAGCCAAACAGCTGGTAGCGACTTTATTGCCAAAGGTAAAAACGATGGTACATTGATTTGGGCACACTCAGCTAGTGCATACGATCAAGTTGTAATTGGTAATACAGCTACAACAGGTAACCTAGTAACTGGCGCCAAGTTGATCATCAACTCCACAGACGCTATCTTGTTACCAGTTGGTTCAAACGCACAACGTCCAAGTAGTTCGGGTGGTACAGACGTAGCAGGTATGATACGTTTCAACAACTACTCAAACAGCGTTGAATATTATACAGGTTCAGGTTGGCAAGGTTCGGGTTCAACATTTACATTGATTACAGATCAACAGATTACTGCTGACGGATCAGCATCAAGTTGGACATTGACACAAAGCACAACAACAGCTGGCGTTATTGTTAGCATCAACGGTGTGGTACAGATCCCAACATTGGCTTACTCTGTAACTAGTGGAACAACATTGACATTCACTGAAATCCCAGCATCTGGCGATATCATTGATGTACGTATCCTAACTACAACACAATCTGTTTCAAGCATTGCAAGTGCCAATGGTTATATGGGTATATCAGCCGACAACAACGGCGTATACATTTCAACTGGCACAAGCACACCAACCAATACAACATATTGGAGCACAACAGGTGCACAAGTTAGTGCAATTGGTAACGTATCAGTTGGTGCAAGTGCTACTACAATTGACACAGTTGACAATACCAAGTTCCGTAGTGCCAAGTACGTTGTACAAATTACTAACGGTTCAAGCTACCAAGTTATGGAAGCATTGTTAATCAGTGATGGTACAACTGCAACAGTAACAACTTACGGTGTAGTATCAACAGGTTCTAGCTTGGGTACATTGAGTGCAACACAAAGCGGTTCAAACGCATTGTTGCAGTTCACAGGTGCTTCAGCTGGTAACCAAGTGAGAATCAAGAAAGATTATATCGCAGTTTAATTGCAAGATAGGTTAGGCGGGACAGGCTCGCCTAACTTAATAACCTTATCGGGGAATATGGAACCGGGGAAAACAAAATGGCAAACGGAAATTTCGTAGTACAAAATGGTCTAACAATTGGACCATTAACAATCGATGCTGCAACAGGTAGCATCACCACAACAGGTAACATCAACGCTGTTGTTACTTCTACATCTGAAACAATTGGTACATTAACAGCTAACACTATTGTTGCTGGTAACAACGGTACTATTATCTTAACTGGTAATATTATCCCAAGTGCTAACTTAACATACGACTTGGGTAGTTTACAAAAACAATTCCACTCAGTATACGTTGGTCCAGGCACATTGTACATTAACGGTACACCAGTATTGGGTGCGTCTACAACAGGTACACCAACAATTAACATGACAGCGTCAGCTGGTCAGAACATTAGCGTTGCCACAAACGGCGGCGGTATTTTACAACTGGACGGTGGTGCAGCAGGCGCTGGCTACATTCAAATCAAGAGCCCATTGCAAATGGCTGCCGGCTACAACATCACAAGTAGCGATGGCAACGCAATTCAATTTGCTAACCAAATTGGTGTTGACTCGATCACATCACACTCGGCCAACACAAACTTTACCATCACTGCACAAGGTACTGGTAAAGTTGCTATCAACACAGATACAATTATTACTGGTAACTTGACAGTTAACGGTGTAACAGAAACTATCAACACAACAAACTTGTTGGTAAGCGATCAATATGCTGTTTTAAACAACGGTGTAACAGGTACTCCAACTCTAGATGCTGGTATCCGTATCAACCGTGGTACAAGCAACAACGCAGTATTAAAATGGACTGAATCAGTTCAAGCCTGGCAAATCAGTAGCGACAATACCACATACGGTAACATTGCTACACAAAGTTATGTATCAAGTGCTATTTCAGCAGCTACTCCAAGTGCCAGCACATTGACTGGTACAACACTAGCAAGCACTATTGTCAACAGCAGCTTGACAAGCGTTGGTACATTGGCCAACTTGACAGTAACCAATACCATTACTGGTTCAGTAAGTGGTAACGCTGGTACAGCAACCAAATTGGCTACAGCTAGAACTATTGCGTTGACAGGCGATGCAACTGCAAGCGGTTCATTTGATGGTAGTGCAAACTACAGTCAAGCTGTAACACTTGCCACAGTTAACAGCAACGTAGGTTCATTTGGTAATGCAACAACGATTCCGGTTATCACAGTTAACGCAAAAGGTCTTGTAACCGCAGTATCAACTGCTAGCATTTCTGGAGCATTGACATTTACTGGTGATGTGACTGGTACAGGTAGTACTGGTGGTTCAACAGCATTGACAATCGCATCCGGCGCAGTGACAAATGCCAAATTACAGTACAGCACAATTACTCATAGTGCTGGTACAGGTATTAGCATTTCTGGTGGTACTACAAGTTTAGGTGGTACTGTAACAATTACCAACAGCGGTGTCACAAGTTTAAGCAGCGGTGGTCACATTACTGCAAGTGCATCAACTGGTAGTATTACGCTAGGTTCAGATGCAACAAGCAGCAACACAGCTGGCACAATCGTTGCACGTGATGGTTCGGGCAACTTCAGTGCTGGTACAGTTAGTGCTACAGCAACAACAGCACAATACGCTGACTTGGCAGAAAACTACCAAGGCGACAAAGCGTATGCTCCTGGTACAGTAGTTATGTTTGGCGGCGATCAAGAAGTTACAGTAGCCGATGCAGATACACGTGCAGTGGCAGGTGTAGTATCTACTAACCCAGCTCACTTGATGAACGGTGGCCTAAACGGTGCCAACGTAGTTCCTGTAGCATTACAAGGTCGTGTTCCTTGTATGGTTATTGGTCCTGTCAAGAAAGGCGATATGCTAGTTTCAGCAGGATACGGTTATGCCAAGTCCAGTGCTAACCCACAAATGGGTCAAGTGATTGGTAAAGCATTGTACGACTTCCCAGGTAACAGCAAGGCTGTTATCGAAGTAGTTGTTGGTCGTATCTAATACTATTATCAGTATTGTCAAAAAGGGCGCTTAGGCGCCTTTTTTGTTTGGCGATAAATATACAATAACACGGAATTTAACTGATGGCATTAACTAGACCAAAAATTTGGGATATTGATACTAATATCGAATATTTTATGGACCCAATTACGGTCCTTCACCAAGGTGCATCTAGTGCCAACGTTGATGTGGGATTTTTATTTAATCGTGCCAACGGACTAGTTTCAAATGTTTCGTTGTATTGGTCAGAAACCAATCAAAGTTTTGTCACCGCATTTACCTCAAACACCGGTTCAACAAACAGTAATATTGCACCCAGCAGTTATGCCAACCTAACAGTAGGCAACGTACTGTTGATCAACGGTACCATTGCTATCAATGGAAACCTAGGGCTAGCAGGACAGTACATTGTGTCTACCGGATCGGGTATGGCCTGGACCACGGCTGCTTTCAACGGTGGCACAATTACTAATGCGTTGACAGTTACAGCCAACGTGACAGCACCACAATACAATTTTGCCAATGGCGTAAACATTTTATCAACTGTGACCAACACGTATGGTAATACACAGGTGGCTGCCTACTTACCAACGTATAACGGTGCATTAACAGCAAATGCACTTACAGTATCACAAACTGGAACTGGTAATCAATATGCACTAACTATGAAAGGTTCCGGTTCTGGCGACCAGTGGGCTTTTACAGTAGGAAGTACAGCTGGACAAAATAATATTACTAGTCTTAATACTGCCGGTAGTAGTTATGCACCTTTTACAGTAAACGGATCAACATTCACTATTGGCACAACTGGCGCCAGCGCAACCACAAGCGTATCAATTGACAACACTGGTGCAACTCGAGCCTACGGGAATTTAACATACGGTGTAGTACCAATTCTCAACAGCTCAAGTACTACTACCAGCATAGGAACCAGCCCGGTGGCCATTGACTCATTTAGCAGCACAGCTTATCGTAGTGCCAAATATGTGATATCAGTTACTGATGTGACCAATACCGCATATCAAACGTCAGAAATATTGCTGATGCAAGACGGCACCAACTCAACTATCACCAGCTACGGATTGTTAGTTTCCAGTGGCAATGCCAAAATGTCATTTAGTTCCAACCTAGTAGCCGGCAACGTTACTTTATGGGGTACAGGAGTGAGTGCAAATAACACAGTAAAACTGGCTAGAACACTGATTCCAGTCTAAACTCCATAAATACAATATAAGAAACCCAAGGATTGTTAAAATGCAAATGCTAAAAGAAATTTATCGTGCTACATATGGTGGAGAACACATTGTTTCTCAATTGACTCTTCGCGACGGCGACTGGGAAACTGAAACTGAATATGTACCAAATAGTGTGTTTGCAACACATACTACAAATCAAGCTGTGGCCATTGGTAACGGTGAAAGTCGTTTGGCATTTGATTTAACACATTTGGCCAACCACAAAGGTGGATTGTTGGGCGAAAACAAATTGCAAACTTACGGTTGCAATGCACTATACAGAGATTTCGCTCCAGACTTTTTAGTAGCAGTTGGTCCCGACACTGGCGACGAAAACGACATCATTAAAGAAATTGCCGACAGCGGTTATGCAGACAACCATATTGTATACACCAACACTTTTGGAATCACACAATATCCTGGTAAATTTTATCTAGTACCACAAAACATACACTACGACAGTGGTGCATTGGCTGCCTATTTGGCCTGTTTTGATGGACATAAAAAAGTATTTTTGTTGGGTTATGACAACTATGTACACGATCAGAAGTCATCAAGTGTGTACGCTGGAACAAAATGTTATCCAACAGATGAAATATTCAATGGCGCATTTTTTGAATTGAGTTTACTCAATGTTATGAAAACTTATTTGTCGGTTGAATTTGTTCGCATCACACCAACTGTTCAAACTTTTTGTCCCGATAGTTGGCAAGCTCAATTGAATTTTAGACAGATCAGTTTTAGAGATTTTGTTTTTGAAGCTGATATTGGTTAATTCAATATTGATTCTAGCGTTTTAATTTTCTTTTTAACAATATTAAAACTGAAACTACGCCAGAGCCCCGGATGTAACGGGGTTGGGTGATCATCCAGATTGACCCAGCAGTAACCCCTGTGTTCGTTGTTTAATACAGGAACAAACTCCTCCTCAACAGTTACCAAGAATGTGTAGTATACAAATTTTTGATTGTCGGCAGTGAATGTTTCCAATGGAATAAATTTACGGTTGGTATAATCCTGACCTATTTCTTCGCGTATTTCTCTTACCAGTGCGTGTATAACAGTTTCGTTGGGTTCAATTTTTCCACCAGCTATACCCCAACTGCCTGCGTGACGACTTTTGTTTCTCAACAAGAACAAGTAACGATGAGTATTTTTTGCGTAGATTAACGCACCTACGCCTTCGGAGCATTCTTTCATTATGGTACCAAACTCCACATACCGGATCGGTAAAAACCTTCGTAACTTTTGACCCAAGCAGAGCCAGTCCAGCAGTATTGTATTGTGGTTTTTAAATTGGCCACATACTGCACACCAGGATTGTTTTGACTGTCAAATGCCACTTGCCAGTAGTTGCCATTCCATTCAATAATGTCATTGGCTCGAGCTATCAAGTTTGTGCCCGGAGTTCCGCGCCACGCAACGGCCGGCTCAGTGTTGGCTTCGCCGATGGGATTTAAGATCAAGTATCTAGTACCAGCGGTAGGGCTCAGCAAATGCATCTGTTCTACATTAACTGTCATTGGATCAATAATAGCATCTACCGGCGCCAGGGTATTGGCCGGCAATGTTGCTGGATCGGGTGTAAACAATAATTGTGTATCATCTGTGGGGTTGTATGCAACAGTACCAACTATTTGGTGTAGACCAGTAGGACTATCAAATGTTAATCTGAGTTGACTGATACCGTTGGTTAACCGACCGTATAAACCAGTCAAACTATTCCATTTGACAGTTTGTCCGTAAACAGTACCATCGCTTTCAGTTACTCCATACTTGTACAAAGTCAATGAATTGCCAACAAACAGCACTTCATAATTCATTGGTGTAAATTGCTGACGTGCCACTAGCCCTTGTAAGTTGGTTAACACTTCTTCGCTCAAGGTACCTTCTTCGCTGTATATGCTGGCAACAATCTGTGATACAACTCCGCCTTTTTTAACTTTGGCCGGCAAGCTGATCCAGATAGGCATTTCAAATGTCAAGGTAGCAACATCAATGGATTCATCTGCGCCAGACGGAATTGATCTATTGGTATAGTCGGTGTTGGTCAACAGCACAACACTCAAACTGGTCCAGTCAATGAAGTTATCGTTGCTTTGTATTTCTATGCCAGGATTGAACAAGGGAATAATTTGTTCAAGTATTTGATGTTTTTGTTCGGTGTTTGATGTCCATATGTCCAGCTTCATAGTCAGCTTGTATGGTGCTGGCATCATACGATCTACAGTATACAGGCCATCAGAACTGGCTTCGTACGATTCAGTGTCTTCGTTGTAAACTCTTTCATTGACACGTATGGATCCTTCGTGATAAGGATTTTGTACACGGTCGCGATCGTATTGCAATGCAGAAATATAACAGGCCATTGCCGGTACCGAATTCAAACTGTTTTCGCTGTTGCCACGCAGGATCATTGCAGCCTGTCTGCTGACATCGCCGTAGTAGACTGGAACAGTTTGTAGTGTATGATTACCGTCGGAATTTTTACCAAATTCAACTTGGAATCCAGAAACCATTCTAATAAATTGAATCACGAATCGACGTATCTGTCCGTCGTAACTGAATTGTACAGCCATTAATTATCTGCCTTGGGTTTTAGTACCTGACTCAATGCTTGTCTTTCGGTATGTGACACACCTTGAGAGTCAGTGTAGGTATTAGTGTTATTTACATAGGTCATACGCTGTGTGCTAGAATCTTCGCTCGGAGTGATATTGGTTCTAACCTTGTCTTCGATCTTGGTCCAGCTTCGGCCGTTGAAACGGAACAAACGATTTGGCAAGTAGTCTAGGCGTAGGAAATAGTCTCCTTCGTTTGGATGTGCTGGGAACGCAATGCCTGCACCAGTAGGTACACCATTGGGAGCCAGCCCATCACCGGACAAGTAACCTTCAATTTTATAATTGGGAGTAGGAGATCCCTGATCTGAGTTAACTACCGAATTGTCAGCTGTGATAACAGTACTGTCGGCTGCAATTGGAATTCCAGCTGGTGAACCGTCGTTGTTAAATGGCGTGGTATAAAGTGTACTGGTATCGTAACCAGATTTGGGAACATCGACTTCGGCCTGAGTTACAATGGCCTCGTTGATATTTAGGTATTTGTCGTAAGTGCTTAAAATTTGACCAACCGGTGTGTCTGTGCCCGGGCCAGCTTTGATTCGGTCAAGTATATCTTTGTACTCTTGACTGTCTACTAAGGGATTAAGTTTGACACGCCACAGGTGTGGCCACCAAGTTGGGCTAAAACCTTCAGCGGCAAATGATGCGTCACCTACCACATAATATCTCTTTAATGCAGCCGGCACATCTTGATCCAGTGCATCGTAATCTTTCAAATGTTGTAGCTCTAGCACGTCACCGGCAATCAATTTGCGCCCTAGCATATCAACCATATCACGCAAATGGAAAACCATAAAGATGGTACCAGTTTGCAAGAACAAGCCAAATTGACTTAGATCAAAGTCTTGGTCACCGCGTTGGTAGATACCACGCATTTTGTAAACATCCTGATCGTACTTGCGATCACGGTTTTCTAACCACAGCAAGTCTTGAATATTTTGTTCACTTTGATTTAGGTAATCGGGTTTGGTAGCATCAGTACTACCGGTTTGTTCGATTGGCCCTAGATACTTGTTTACCAAAATTCCAGTACCGCCAATGGTAAACATTTCGCTGATCCGGCGATCTATAAACTTGTAATCATTTGAATGTTGGCCGTCTTTCCAAAGACTTAAACGCGGCATAGTCAATCCCTATATTGTAGTATTTATGGGTTTGACCAACAATGGTCAAAATGCTATACTAGCACTATGGAGCACAATTCTGACTACAAACATCGTATAGATCAGGCATTTTTTGCCATAATACAGGTGCGCCCAGATCAACGCGAAGATCTAAGACGTATGTGGCGTGCCACTAGAAATTTATGGGATCAATTGGATATTGAGCTAATTAACTGCAAGCGATTGCACAAAGTAACACCAAAGTATGCAGAATTAGAAACTGAGCTAAGTCAGTGTTTACTAACATTGGAAGGCTACATTAGTTGGGGGCATCTGTGCGGTTGACTAAATATTACCAAAATGCTATACTAGGCTATACGAATAAGGAGCAGGCACAGTGAAACTCAACGGTAAAACAGTCAGAACCAAAGCCAAAGTTCAACGAAATCCCCTGATGGTGGATGAAAAATACACAGGTGAAGAACCGGTGTGGGACACTGAACGAGCCTTGACTTTTGATGATGCCACTTTTGATCATCACCTGCGTCGTGCATTTTATTACTACAATTATTTTTACAACCAAAAAGACTGTAAAAAGTATGTGGTGGAGTGGATGAAAGATCCCAAAAACGGGTTTACTGCCGCAGACGTCAAAACATTTAGCCGTAGCCCGGATCGTGCAATCGAAATGACAGCTTGCAGTCTTGTTATGGCACATCGTCAAGGAATGCCATTCAAACCTAGATCATTGGAATATCTCAAGTCAGCTATTGTCAAAGCCATCAACAGCACAGCCGACGAAGTGGAAGAAGTAGCAACAGAAGAAAAACCCAAGGCATACGTGCCCACTATCCAGGATAGACTAAATGAAAAAACAGCAGACACCATTGGCGAACTTGAAGGTCACTACGATGAGTTTATTAGTAACCCTAAGTACCAGTTTAAGCCTTATGATTTTCTTGTGGCTAACAATGTTCCCCAGAGCCAGCTGACCAAATACGAAGAAGTGTACCAAAAGCGGTTCAATGAACTCCGTGCCGCCTACGAAAAACAAGACGAGCAATTGGTCGAAGGCTACAGTCATATGAAATCTGCAGACTTCAAACGTGTGTTCACTTTCCTGGATCAAATTTTAAACGACATTATTCAGTATCGCGGAGTTAAAAAAGCAACCAAGAAAGTTCGTGCTCCAAAGTCGGTCAGCAAAGAAAAAGTAGTGTCCAAACTCAAATATGCCAAAGAAGACAAAGTGCTACGTTTGATCAGTGTCAATCCCGCAGACATTGTTGGTGCTCAAGAACTATGGGTTTACAACAGCAAAACACGCAAACTGGGCAAGTATGTAGCTGACAGTTTAAAAGGACCCTTAAATGTCAAAGGAACCACGATTATCGGCTACGATGAGCACAAAAGCACGTCAAAAACCCTCCGCAAACCTGAAGAAAAACTCAAGGAGTTTGCCAAGGCTACTAAGATACAGCTACGCAAATTCTTGGAAGATATCAAAGCAACTGAAACCAGACTCAACGGTCGCATCAATCAAGATACCCTATTACTCCGTGTACAGTAATAAATACTGTATAGACGGAGTAATCGATGGCCACACCATTTCCTAATGCAGTGACCCCAGAACCTGGGTACGATGCACAAAACAACATAACAGCAAGAAGCCTGTTCAATGCCAACACAGGGTCGCAGTCAGGGCCTCATATAGCATTTGATGGCAATCCTGATGTAACATTTCCTGGTGTAACAGACCCCAGCTGGCAGTATGGTAACACTACCGATTCAATGCGAGCCAGCATTGTTGATTATATCCGTATGCGCCTAGGCGACGGTATTGTTGACGTTGAGCTAGACAAAGAACACTATGAAATGGGCATTAACCAAGCTCTAATCAAGTATCGTCAACGAGCACAAAACTCCACAGAAGAAAGTTATGCTAGCCTACAACTTCTTCCTGAAACACAAGAGTATATTTTGCCTAAAGAAATTCAAACAGTCAAGGCCATTTATCGTCGTGGTATCGGATCAGTCACAGGAACAACTGCCAGTCAATTTGAGCCGTTTGCTTCGGGTTACTTGAACACATATATGTTGACTGCAGGTCGTGTTGGCGGCTTGACCAATTATGAATTGTTTGTAGATTATCAAAAGCTGGCTATGAAAATGTTTGGTGGCTTTATGAACTTTACGTTTAATCCAGTTACCAAGAAGCTGACTATTGTTCGCAAAATGCCTTGGCAAGGTGCTAACCCGCAGTTGGATCAACAGGAGTCGGTATTGCTACACATATTCAATACCAAACCAGATCAAATGATCTTTAACGACACTTACGCATTTCCTTGGATACAAGAATATGCCTACAGTTTCTGCAAGCGCATCTTGGGTGAAGCACGTAGCAAGTTTAGTCAAATTGCTGGCCCACAAGGCGGCGGGCAGTTAAACGGCGATGCACTCAAACAAGAAGCACAGGCCGAAATGGAAAAACTAGAAGAAGATCTCAAAACCTATGTGGATGGATCGCAACCATTAACTTGGGTAATAGGATAATTGACAAACACTTGAAAGTATGTAAAAATAGCCCTTATATATTGAGGGCTTTTTTATGATCATAGGTGTATGTGGGTTCATTGGTTCGGGTAAAGATACTATTGCTGACTACTTGGTTGGCTTTCACGGTTACCGTCGCGACAGCTTTGCTGGCACACTCAAAGATGCTGTGGCTGCAGTATTTGGGTGGGACAGAGAACTGTTGGAAGGACGTACACCCGAAGCACGTGCCTGGCGCGAACAAGTAGATCCATGGTGGGCCAACCGTTTATCAATGCCTGCACTAACTCCGCGTTGGGTCCTGCAACACTGGGGAACTGAAGTGTGCCGTCGAGCGTTTCACGATGATATTTGGATCGCAGCACTGGAGGCACGACTGAGCCGTCGTAGCGACAATACTGTGATTAGTGATGTGCGTTTCCCTAACGAAATTGCCAGTATTCGCAATGCTGGCGGTATTGTTATCAGAGTGGTACGTGGTGAAGAACCCACATGGTACGGAGTGGCACAGGCCGCAAATCAGCACCCACAGCCCAATGCCAGCAGTGAGATTCTTGGTAAACTGGGAATACACATCAGTGAAACTGCTTGGGTTGGTACCAAGTTTGATGCAGTAATTGACAACAACGGCACCATTGAAGAACTGTATAACCAAGTTAAAAATCTGGTACAATCGGACTAGGTTTCCACGGAAGATTACTGCTGAGCAATTCAATACGGCAGTTGGCACAAACTGTTTTTAAATTAAACGAGTTGCAATTTTTTAAATTGCCATCCACGTGATAAACAAATAATTGTTTAACAGGTAGCTTGGCACGAAAGTTGCAAACTTCGCATCTTTCTTTTTTCTTATAGCCAGACTTGACCCACAGTGGCCTAACGGCCTTTAGTTTACGACCTTTTCGTATGCAAGGCGCACAACTGTTGCGATAGTGAGTGACACCATCCTTGCGATAGTTAACTGCAACAAGGGTTTCGTTGCATATGGGGCACAAATTGCGTTTTAACATACAGTTATTTACGCTAAACCTTTGCAAAGGCTCCAATTAGATCCAAAATTTTCTCCTTTATTATAAATAACTATAATGCAATTTAAAGGATAAAAACCATGGCACTAGTTTCTCCAGGAATATCAATTTCCATCAACGATCAGAGTCAATATGTTAACAGCAATATTGGCTCAGTACCATTTGTATTGTTAGCTACAGCGGAAAATAAAACCTACAACGGTTCGTTGGCTACAGGTACTACAAAAGCCAATGCTGGTAAATTACAATCATTTACTAGCCAACGCGATTTAGTAACAGCAATGGGAACACCGTCATTCCAAATGAGCTCTTCGGGTTCAATGGTCAATGCCAGTGAAATCAGCGAATACGGTTTAATGGCAGCTTACAGCGCACTAGGCCTAGGTAATCAGCTATATGCTATCCGTGCCGATATTGATCTTAACGAATTAACAGGAACATCAGTTCGCCCAGTAGCTGCTCCGACCGACGGCGCAGAATGGTTAGATTTAGCCAATACCGATTGGGGTATTTACGAATTAGATCGCACAGTTAGCCCTGCAGATTTCAATGAAATCGCTCCGTTAACTTTGACAGATCCAACACAAGTTGTAAACGATACTTCTACATACAGCAACGTTACTGTTCCAACACCACGTGCATCTGTTGGTGTTACAGGTAGCTATGTATTGCCACTAGTTACACAAACTGGTACAGCTGCAGCAACTATCCGTTTATTTTACAAAGCTACAGCATTGTCAACCAAGTCTACTTGGAACGGCCAAACAAACGCAAACAGTTGGGTAATGGTTGGTAGTCCAGATTGGCAACGTGCCAGATACGCCGCTGTTTCAGCTGGCGCTATCAGCGGTACAGTTGGCGGTACTACTGGTACTGATGTACGTTTGATCATTAACAGTACCAACATTACTGCTGCTGATTTTGGCGGTATCAGCACTACATTAACAGCTAACTTGTTGGCTCAAACAATTAACAGCAAACAGATTCCAGGCGTGTATGCCCTAGCAGCTGGTAACCCAGGTTTGGTTTACTTGTTTGTTACCAATGCTTCTTCAAGCACTGGCGGCGCAGCCAACGGCGCAATGACAATCAGCGGTGCATTGGGCTCTAGCACAACATCTGGTCTACGTATCACCGGCACATACAATGCACCATACTTGTTCTACGGCAACTATGCCAGCGAGCCAACAGGTGGTTGGGGTATTTCTTCTAGCGATGCAAAACCACGTCCATCAGGCAGTATCTGGTGGAAAACCAGCTCGGTTGGTAATGGCTTTAACCCTGTGGTTAAAACATACAGCCAAGCAACTGACAAGTGGACTCCATTGACAACACCAGTGTTCCTAAACAATGCTGATGCACTTGCACAACTTGACCCTAACGGTGGCGAAGCAATTGATCCAGGTACCAGTTTCTTTATCACTACACCAACTGATGGTACATACAATTTCTTACGTTTAATTACTACACTAAGAAACGGTGTCACTTATATGACTGCTGGACAGTTTGACCCACAAAGTCAAATCCAAGGTACAGAATATTTTGCAATTGGCGCAACTGTACCAGGCTCGTCAACAGTTCCTACATACACCACAGTCACATTGGCTGGTACTGGTGTACAAGATGTAGTAACAGCTATTTTATCAGCCGGTGTCCCATACATTTCTGCAACTGTGGTCAACGGTGCTGTACAAGTATCGCACACAGCTGGTGGTGTAATTTTCTTGCAACCAGTTACAACAGGTATTCTAAGCCTAATTGGTTTTACCGCTGGTTCAGGATCTAACTTTACAGTTAGCCCAACAACTGGTGTAGTAACAGGCACAAATTTTGCTAACCAAACAGCAAACGTAATTTACAGCGCCAGCGAGCCATACAACCCACCGGCTGATGGTACCTATTGGTATTACAGCAATCCAACCGAAGTTGACATCATGATCAACACAGGTACTCAATGGAAAGGTTACTTGCGTGCCGGTACTGATATTCGTAACTTTAATTTGACCAACACTGATCCAAATGGTGTTATCGTAAGCGCCAGCAAGCCTGTGGCACAAAGCGATGGTACTCCATTGAGTGATGGTGATTTATGGTTGGATACAAGCGATTTGATCAACTATCCAAAGTTGAGTCGTTACAACACAAACACTGGCAAGTGGGCAGCAATTGACAATACCGACCACGTAAGCAGCAATGGTATTATTTTTGCTGATGCACGTTGGGACACAAACGGTCAAAGCAACGTTGCTTCTGATGCATTGCCAACAATCAAATCTTTATTGAGCAGTAACTATGTTGATTTGGATTGTCCAAATCCAACATTGTATCCACGTGGTATGTTGTTGTTCAACACACGTCGCAGTGGTTACAATGTTAAACGATTCCACAAGAATTATTTCAACAGCACAGCATTCACACCAGAGCCAAATAACAACGGCTTCCCAGTCACATTCCCAACTGTCACAGACGCTTGGGTAAGTGCTAGTGGTCTTGATGATATGGACGTAATGCACGCCGGTTCAGCTGCTCAACGTGCTATCGTTGTAGCTGCAATGAAGGGTGCTGTAGACAGCAACTTTGATGTACGTAGCGATGTGTTCTCTTTCAACCTGTTGGTTGCACCTGGTTACCCAGAGTTGATTCCAAACTTGGTTGAGCTAAACAACGATCGTGCAAACACAGCATTTGTTATTGGCGACACACCAATGACATTGGCTGCAAACGCAATTGATATCACTAATTGGAACAACAACACCAACGGCAATGGTCTAGCAACAGCTGATCCATATCTAGGTGTTTACTACCCAGCAGGCCGTACAAACGACCTAAGTGGCAACACAGTTGTTGTACCAGCAAGTCACGCAGTATTGCGTACATTTATGTACAACGACAATGTAAGCTATCCTTGGTTTGCTCCAGCTGGCGCACACCGTGGTTTGATCAGCAACCTAAGCGACATTGGTTACGTAGATGCCACAAGCGGCGAATGGGTACACAACTCAATCAATCAAGGTCTACGTGATGCATTGTACACACAGCAAATCAATCCGTTGACTCAATTGCCTGGCACAGGTTTGGTTGTTTGGGGTCAAATCACCAAGAATCCATTTACCAGTGCAAGAGACCGTGTAAACGTAGTTCGTCTAGAGAACTTCTTGCGTACAGCATTCAAGAGTGTTTCCAATGGATACCTATTTGAACCAAATGATACACAAACAAGAAAATCTATTCAGAAGCAAATTGAAAACGCCTTGCACGATGTTCTAAGCAAGCGCGGTTTATACGACTTCTTGGTAATCTGCGATACAAGTAACAATACTTCAAGCACGATTGCTAATAATCAGTTGTATGTTGATGTGGCCATTGAACCAGTACGCGACGTAGAGTTTATCTACATTCCAATCGCGATTTACAATCCTGGTCAAATTGCATCATTAGGTTAACGATAAATAAGAGTACTAGGAGAATAATATGGCCGTAGCAAATATGAGTAAATTTACAGTCCCAGCACCAGACAATGGTAGCGGACTGTTAATGCCAAAGTTACAATATCGCTTTCGTGCGATATTTACAGGCTTTGGATCAGGCGCAGGACAACTGTCTGACTTAACACGTCAGGTTGCTGATATCAAGCGTCCAAACGTAAACTTCAACCCAATCACCATTGATGTTTACAACAGCAAAGTATACCTACAAGGTAAACCAGAGTGGCAAGACGTTACTATCAACTTGCGTGACGATGCTACTGGTGCAGTAAGTAAATTGGTCAGCGCACAAGTACAGAAACAGTTTGACTTCTTGGAACAACAGAGTGCTGTGTCTGGTGCCGACTACAAGTTTACACTAGAGTATGATATGCTGGATGGCGCCAATGGCGTAGCACAAGCAAACATTCTAGAAAGCTGGCAGTTAAGTGGTTGCTTCCTAAGTCAAGTTGACTGGGGTGCAATGGATTACAAGAGCAATGAGCCTGTCATGATTGCATTGACTATTAAGTACGATAATGCTATTCAAACAGCTATCAATCAAGACTCAAGCGCAGTAACTTCACCAACTCGTGGAAATAACTCATCTACTACTATTGCGTAATAGATTGAATATTAATCAAACCCGGATTAAAACCCGGGTTTTTTTATGGACTAAATATTAGTATGAGTGCCATACAAGACCTAATTGCTGCCGCGCCAGCCAAACCTGCATCAGACTACGATACAACTCTGGGCGGTCAAGCTATTCTCAAGGATTATCAACACGCCAAGAAAATTTTCTTGGATGGCAATTATCGTCTCAGTCCCAAATACGGTTTCTTATTTTATGTAGAGTTTGATTTCAATCCTTTGATCAGTAATGTATCAAACACAGCTGCACAAGAATTAGGTATGATTGTCAAAAGTGTAGGCTTACCAAAATACACCATTGATACCAAAATACACAATGCTTACAATCGTGTGAACATTGTGCAAAACAAAATCAAATACGATCCAGTACAAATTGTATTCCACGATGACCAAGCTGACAACGTTCGTAACTTTTGGTATGACTACTACAGTTATTTTTATCGCGACAGTGACTATGCCGATGTAACTTATCAAGGCATACACAAATATCAAAGTCGTGCCAGTTTTGATTGGGGCTACAGTCCACGTCCGGCTCCTAGCTACAACAACTCGGCTGGATATCAACAGTACCAATACATACAGGCTATCCGCATATACAGTTTATATCAACGTCAGTTTAGCGAATACCAATTGGTCAATCCAACCATTACCAGCTTCAGCCACGGTTCACACGCACAAGGCGGCAGTGAATTGGTTGAGCATTCGATGAGTATTCAATTTGAAACAGTAAAATATCTAACCGGATATACAACTTCAGACACAGCCGGCGGCTTTGTTGATCTACATTACGATACCAAACAAAGTCCGCTGGCACCTGCCAATGGTGTTGACTGGGTTGATGATGGTATGGGTGGTGTTACTAGAGCCGGCGATGGCATA